GGGGCGTAAATGGCTCTAGTATGATGACAACGATAATTCCTTCTCTTACTACTGTAGTGGGTCAAGCTGGTTTTATGTTTTTAAAAAGCAGTTTTCCAGGTATTGGTTTGCAGTACGGAGACAGCATCAAATTTAATATTAGCATTCAATTTATATAGGAGCAACTATGGCTAGTTTTAACTCTAATTTTTATTTTCCTCAGGAAGGTCTTAACTACCTTTTGAACGCAATTCCAAGAGGAACACAGGCCGTTCCTTCTACACTTTATCTAGGTCTTACAGCCACTACTTGGTCAACCATTAGTGGATACGCTGCTGCAGGTGATGTTCCTCTTACCCTCAATGGTGGTACTTACCCAATTCTTGAAGCTAGTGGTCTCAGTGGTTATTCACGTCTAACTCTTTCTGGATCTGGTTGGCAAGCACCACAGACTAACACAATTACAATTGGTACAAGCACAGGAATTCCTGTACAATACTGTACTTACTCAGGAACTAACCCTCTTACATTCACAAACACTGGTGCTACATACACTACTATCAACGGTATCTTCCTTACCATCACTGGTACTGTAGGATCAAGTAGCTCAGGCGGAAGTACAGTTCTATGGTACGCACCATTCTCTGATCTTTCAACCGTAACTCTAGCTTCAGGCGACTCACTAACTGTTACTCCTACTTGGCAATCTGCTTCTTACCCATACTAATTAGTAATCAGTAACAGGTAGATAAACAATTAATAGGAGTATTATTTAATGGCCCTCCCAGATTCCAGTGTAATACGATCATACCCTGGTGGTGCTGCACCTACGTATCTTTCAGCATCGCTTAACTATGCATTCGCAAGCGGACAAACAATAACTGTAGCTAATACCACGGGATGGTATGAAGTTAGCGCAGGCGGATATAATACCACTAATCCACTAGGAACTAGTGGACCTTTTACGCTTGTTGTAGATTACGGTCTAGGCAGCGAAGAAAAGATACTGTGTGCTAGCGGTGCCATCTCACTTGGTGTTAATACCACTATTTTTGTTTATAACGTTAGTGGTACCAATGGCCGTGGCTATGACGGAACAACTGCAACTTCGCACTCAGTAGGATCTTCTAGCGATTATAATGTTTTTCCTGTTGCTACAGCTATTGAACAAGCTCAATTTAACCTTGCAACAAGCATAATTGGCAATTCAACCTTAGTAGTATCAGGCACAGCTGCTGGTGGAGACCTTGCTGGTACTTATCCTAATCCAACACTTAAAGCAATATACACTGGCGACACGTTCTCTGGTGGTGGCGGAAGCTTCTTGCCAACATTTTCATGGGATAATGCTGGTCGTATAACCAATGTTTCAGGTATTAATATATTTATTCTAACAAGTGCAGTAAGTGGATTAAATACAACTATTAGTGGTTTACAGACCCAAATTAACACTAATGGTACAAACATCAATACACAGAGTGGGCAAATTAATACACAGAGTGGGCAAATTAATACACAGAGTGGGCAAATTAATACACAGAGTGGGCAAATCAATGCATTATTTGTAACAACTAGTGGTCAATCTGTAAGTATTTCTACTCTAAATTCTACTGTTAGTGGTCAAACTACAAACATTAATTCTTTAAACACTCAAGTTAGTGGTTTAAGTACAAGAATAGATAATCTATCGACTACTACAGACTCAGGGTTCGCTAGTGTAAATACACAAATATCAGGACTCAATGTAGTAGTTAGTGGTCAAGCCAATACTCTTGCTACTGAAGCAAATAACATCGCCACACTTTCTGGTCAATACGTAACTCTTTCAGGTAACTTAGTTACAACTAACTCTAATGTTGCCAATCTTAGTGGTCAATTCGCATCACTTTCTGGCTCATACAATACTACGTCAGGTATTGTAACCAACCAAACTGGATATATTGCCACACTTAGTGGTCAAATGATCACTGCTAATAACGGTATCTCAACTAACGCTTCAAACCTCTCTACATTATCAGGAAGTGTTGCTACTATTAGTGGAAAGCAAGTAACTGACGAAGCTAATATTGCTTCACTCTCAGGATCTCTTGTTACTCTAAGTGGTCAATTTGTAACTACTTCAGGAAGAACAATCTTTTCTGGCACAACTGCTGGTGGAGATTTAACTGGGACATACCCTAACCCAACTCTTAGAACAATTAGTGGTGTTAGTGGTACTTATGGATCTGCTACACAAACTCCATTGCTTTCTATCGATTCAAATGGTCGTGTTACTAACGCACAACTTTACACAATCCAGATTGCTGAAAGTCAAGTAAATAACCTAGTAACAGATATGACTAGCATATCTGGAAACATTGCTAGTGTATCTGGCAAGCAAGCTACAGATGCTTCTAATATTGCTACACTATCAGGTCAATACGTTACAACTTCAGGGATTGTTACTAATAATACTAGTTACATAGCTACAATAAGCGGAAAACAAGTCACTGATGAAGCAAACATTGCCACGCTTTCAGGACAATACGCTACCACTTCTGGTATCGTTACCAATCAAGCAAGTTACATAGCAACAATCTCTGGAAAACAAGTTACCGATGAATCAAATATTGCTTCAATTAGTGGTAGCTTAGTTACAGTTTCTGGAGTAGCTTACGCTGCTCTTCCAAGAACAGGTGGTACTATTTCTGGTAACTTAACTGTTACTGGTACACTTTCTGTAAATTCTACTAATATTGCACTAGGAGCTAACACTCCCATATCCAGCGTCAATTCTGCTGGTGTAGCTATTGGTAACTATGCTGGTCAATCTAGTAACAATAATGGTGTAGCTATTGGTGCTTATGCTGGTTCTACTCAAAATTTTGATGGTGTAGCTATTGGTTATGAAGCCGGTTATTATTACAATGAATTTGGTGTATCAATTGGTTATCTAGCCAATATTAATAATACTGGTAGCAATTATGCTACAGCAATTGGTTACCAAACCAATGCAACTGCACCTGGATCTGTTGCTATTGGTACAGATCACACTGGTGCTGGTGCTACTTCTTCTACACAAGATCAAATTGTTTTAGGTACTGCCAACCACAATGTTAATGTTCCAGGTACTCTTACTGTAAGTGGAATAAATGTTCTTACTAGTATAAGTGGCGTAACAGCCGGTGGTGACCTCCAAGGTACTTACCCTAACCCAACAATCTCCACTGCACTTAGTGGAACTATTTCTACTAATACAACTAACATAGCAACAATCTCTGGAAAACAAGTTACCGATGAATCAAATATTGCTTCAATTAGTGGTAGCTTAAATACAACTAACTCTAATCTTGCTACTCTTAGCGGTAGCACAGTAACTCTAGGAACAACACAAACTATTAGTGGTATTAAAACTTTTACAGGCACCACAACTTTTTCTGGACTTACTTACTACCCAACATTTCCTACAGGTACTTACGAGTTAGCTAACAAGCAATATGTAGATGCTGCAGTTGCACAGCTCAACGTACACGCTCCTGCATTTGCTGGAACCACAGGCAACCTTACAGCTACATACAGTGGTGGAACAATAGACCAAGATGGTGGTTACGGCATTGGAGCTACTCTAACTTCAACCACTAATGCTGGGTTTGCAATAGATTCTATAGCAGCTAGTGGATTTGTTAGTGGTGCTCGTATTCTAGTTAAAGACCAAACTACAGGAACCCAAAATGGTGTTTATGTAGTTACAGTTACAGGTAGTTCATCAATTCCTTGGAAACTAACTCGTGCATCTGATTACAATGATTCAATTAGTGGTCAAGTAACTGCTGGTGATTTTATATTCGTACAGAGCGGTACAGTAAATGCTAATAATGGATATATTATGGCCTCTGCAGGTACTGGTCCCAATGGTGACATTGTTATTGGTACTGATACTATTCAATTTTCACAATTCTCAGGTGCTGGAGAAATTAATGCTGGTGGTGGTCTTACCAAAACTGGTAATACAATTGATGTTGTCACTGCAAACTCAAGTAGAATTGTTGTTAACCCAGATAGCATTGATCTTGCAACTATAGGTACATCAGGTACTTATGGTTCAAACAATAATGTTTCAATTATTACTACAGATGGCTATGGTCGTATAAGCAACATTACAACTAGTGGTATACAAATTGCAGAAAATCAAGTTACTAATCTTTCTGGAGACTTGTTAGCACTGAGTGGTTCAATAACTACAACCAATAGCAACCTTGCAACACTTAGTGGTCAATACGCTACAACCTCAGGAATTGTAACCACTAATACAAGTAGCATTTCTACCCTATCAGGTCAAATGGTTACAGCAAATGCTAATATTGCTGCTACTAGTGGTAGCCTTGCTACTCTTTCAGGCCAGTACGTATCAACAAGTGGTATTGTAACTACTAACACAAGCAGTATTGCAACGCTATCAGGGCAAATGGTTACAGCAAATAGTAACATTGCTGCTACTAGTGGATCGCTTGCAACCCTTTCTGGACAGTTTGTAACCCTTTCAGGATCATACAACACAACTAGTGGTAACCTAAATACTACTAATACCAATGTTGCAAACCTTAGCGGACAATACGCAACCCTTAGTGGTCAATATGCAACTACTTCAGGTAATGTAACTACTAACACAAGCAGCATTGCAACTTTATCAGGGCAAGTAGTAACACTTTCTGGTAGTGATGCTAACAAGCTTCCACTTAGTGGAGGAACCGTTACCGGTACTTTGAATGTTAATAGTCCATTCAATGTTAATGGAAACGTTAGCATAACTGGTACAGAAACTATTTCTGGTGCTCTAAACGTTAATTACACAATCAACGCTACCACGCCTACTACTAACCCACCAATCAACTTCGGTGGAGGACTTTCATACTCTGACGTTAACATCATGGCTGGTTTTAACAATAGTGTTAACAACTATAACCAAGTTATTGTTCAAAATACCAACTCTGGTACATCTGCAAGTACTAACCTAAACGTAAGTAATAACTTGGGAACAAGTGGTACTAACTACGGTGAGTTTGGTATGAACTCCAGTAACTTTACTGGTAATGGTGCATTTAACATTGCAGGTGCTGTTTACCTTGCTTCAGCCTCTACAGATCTAGCTATTGGTACTTATGGCAACAATGCTATACACTTTGTAACTAATAATGCAGCTAATGATGCAATGACAATTACTAGTGGTGGAAACGTTGTTGTAGCCAGTGGATTTACAGTATCAGGAACAAGTACACAAATAGGTAACGTTTCATTCAGTGGAGCTGTTACCGTAAGTGGTTCTGCTGTAATGACCAGTGGTTCTGCAGTCGGTGGAGATCTTACTGGTACAATAGGTAATGCAAAAGTAACTAAACTACAAGGTTACACAGTATCAAGCGGTGCACCTACTGCCAATGCAATGCTTATCTATAGTGGTTCTCAGTGGGTCTCAGGTCCTGTTGTAAGCGGTACAACTGGTACTGGTGGGGTTATCCCTTATGCTACTAACCCATTGCTAGTAGCGCCTCTAGAACAGGTTGTAGTTAGTTCTGGTGTAGTATCTTCAAGCGCTGCTGCTGTTCTCAACACCGTTTCTGGTGGAGTCTATGTCTACACTGCTGCTCCAACATCAGCATGGCAAATCCAAATAACCAATGCTCCAACTACTGTTGGTCAAGCCGTTACTGTCACTGTTGGTACAAATAATGGTTCTACAGCCTATCTCCCATCAGGGTTTACGATCAATGGTTACACTGTTAACGGTGGTACTACGCTACCTGCCCATGGAACAGCATATACTAACACTTACACCGTAACAGCGTATTACCAGGGTGGTTCAATATGGACTGCTGCAGATGCAACAGTAAACTATGACTTTTATGCTATTACATTAATATGTACAGCAGCTAATACGTATGTTATGCTACTCGGACAGACTAAGTTCTAATGCTATTATCGGAGATTAATTTCTAATGCCATTATTCTCAGCACTAAGTGACCTTGCAGCCCGTGCTTATGGGCTCCTATCAGGATCTTTAGCACCTATTAGTGACCTTTTTGCAAGAACAACATCAGGATCATTAGGAACAGCTGTCCCAGGTGGACAACTTTGGGTTGCACAAACTGGTGTATGGTATGCAACAAGCGGATCAGCAACTACATCAACAGCAGCTAGTTCTTACCCATTAGCTACAATACCTTACAAAGCTAGCGCAACAATGACGTTGAAGAGTGCTTCAAACGGTACTGGAATTGCTTTTTGGTGGACAAGTACTGGTAACTGGTGGGCAGTTGTTAACAATGCTTACTCACAAAATAACATAACAAGCTATACTTGTACTGGTGGATATCCTTGCACAGGTTATACATGCGCAGGCTATGGACCAGTGTGTCAAAGCTATTACACTGTTTGCACAGGTTATGGTTACAGCAGTGCTTATGGTGATCCAAATGCTAAGGGAGCAACTACAACGTTGCCTAAGCGAAAGCGTCGTACAAAAGAAGATTCACCAAATACTCGACCTGTTGAAATTCCAAGACCAAACAACCTTAGCTACTCACCACCACCTCCACCATTCTTTCCTCCATTCTTCCCACCTTACTTCCCACCACCATTCTTTCCACCATTCTTTCCTCCATTCTTCCCACCTTACTTCCCACCACCATTCTTTCCACCGTATTTCCCACCACCATTCTTTCCACCGTATTTCCCACCCTGCATAAGTTATGGAACAGCTTGTGGAGGATACGCTACGCAATGTACATCGTATTCTTGCTCGTCATATGGTGCTTGCGCTGGATACACAGCCAACTACACAACACAGTACTATAACCAGCTAAGCTTGCTACAATCTGTAGGTGGTACAATCACTACAATTGCAACAGGAGTTCTACAAGGACCTTCAAATAGCACAACAGCTCAGATTAACTCTATCCAAATCGTTACTACTAACAGCAATATTACAGCAACTGCCTTTAGTGATTCTGCATTGGTAACATCTCTGGGAACTTTGTCTAGTAATCAGACTGCTCCAACTGGTAATGTTAGTGTTGGTATCATTGATTCACCGGTTGGCGGAAGTGCCACCCAGGGTAGTACTGTAGGACCATTCTCAGCGATATAATCAATAGAAAGAGACCATGACAAACAAAGAAGAAGACCTAAATAATACGCCTCCTATGTATCGGATTGCTTTTATTCTTGATGGTTTTGTACAAGAAGTAATTGAATGCTCAGAGAGATTTGCAGCTTTATTACTAAGTAAGCCAATAGCAAGAAACATAACAGGACTTGACATACCGGTAGGATTTCAGTATGATGTAGCTACCGATACTTTCACTGATTTTGATGGTGAAAGCCTAGAAAATAATAGGAGTTAATATGGCAATTCCAATCCCAGAAGATCCAATGATAGCTATCAATACTACTAACCGTTTGGCATTTATCCTTGATGGTCAAGTAGTTCATGTTCAAAGTTGCAGTGCTAGAAATGCAGCAATTATGACAAGCCAACCAATAATAATTGATATTACAGATCATGAACGCGGCGCTTTTATCCAAGTTGGTCTTGGTTACGATGAAGAAGCCGGTGAATTTGCGAGTGAATACCGTTAAAAATGAACGGACAACCAAAGCAAACGCCTTGGGAATTATATTTAGAAAATCTAAAGAATACTTCCGAAGAAACATCTGAACAACGCCCAGCTAGACCATGGGATCTATTCAATAAAAAAATTGGTAGAGTAGAAGACGAATTAGCTAGTGAACGCCTTGCAATTTGCAAAGATTGTCCACGCATTCGTAAGTCATCCATGCTATGTAAAGAATGTGGTTGCTTTATGCCTGGAAAAGTAAAATTACCTAATGCATTCTGTCCAATAGGTAAATGGCAAGCCGTTGAACAAGAACTAGAGGTTAATGAGGAAGAGGAAGACGAAGAGTAATGTCGCGTCAAATCATAAAATACGAAAGTCGTAATGGTTTTATAGATCACATGAGGCCTATGCTTTCCGTTGTACCTGATTGGTACAAAAAAACAAAAAGATGGGTAACTGACGAAAATGGTCAAGAATGGCCTGGAGTTAAACATTGCATCCCATTCCTTGAAAGCCTTACGCTCGGTTACACCATAGTTCTTGAAGAAAGTGTATATGTTCAAAGAACAGAAAACGGTGTAATTATACGTTATAATAATCCAAAAGAACCTGTCGTTAACAATAGGCCAAGTGCAGTAACTGATCCATCACCAGTCCCAGAGGGATATGAAGATGAACATTTTATTTGGTTTGCTAACATAACTGTAAGACCTCCTGATGGTTATTCATTACTTTACACACACCCATTGAATCGTTGGGATCTACCATTCTTAACAAGCAGTGCGGTGGTAGACGATTATGTAATGCCCGGTGCTAACATGTCTTTTTTTATTAAAAAAGGTTTTGAAGGTGAAATACCTAAAGGCACCCCTATAGCTCAAGTGATACCATTTAAAAGAGAAGAATGGGTAGCTAAATCTACAAAAGGTCTTTGGGACATAGCTGATACTACTGTGAAAGCTCCTATATCTGAGTTGTTGAATGGTCATTATAGAAAAAACTTCTGGAAGAAGAAGGTGTATAAATAATGTTTAAAAAGAATAATAAAAACGTACTTTATTATGAAGGCTCCCCAACCGTAGAAAAAAAGGGTATAGGAGCTATGGTTGAAATCGTACCTGATTGGTATAAAAAAACACCAAAGTTTTTAGATAATAAAGATCCAAATAACAATATGCCTGCTATGGGTCTTAAGATGTGTATACCATTCTTAGATGCTATGACAACTGGATTTTATATGTCTTTGCCACAAGAAGTTTATGTAGAGCAAACAGAGAATGGACCATCTATCCGTTGCAAACAACAACCAATGCCAATTAGCAATAGACCTCCAATGACTACAGACCCAATGCCATCGCCAGCTGGTCATGATGAAGAGCATTTTATTTGGCAAACTCAGTATGCTTTCCACCTTCCTGAAGGATATAGTGCAATTTTGACACACCCATTTAATAGGTTTGATCTACCATTTATGACATTCACTGGTATCGTAGACGGTGACTTCTTTATGCATGGCGGTAACATACCATTTAGCGTTATAAAGGGTTTTGAAGGTGCTATTCCTAAAGGTACTCCGATTCTTCAAGTTATTCCATTCAAAAGAGAAGACTGGGTAGCTAAAAAGAAGAAAGGGATATGGAAAAGAAGTATGGAAAACCATCCCGAAAGAAGCTATGATTACCAAGTTGGTTGGTATAGAAAAAATATATGGCGTAAAAAAGTTTATAAGGTAGAAAGCTAATGTTTAAGAAAAATAAAATATACAATGAAAAGCGTCGTTGGAAAACGATGGTAATCCCTAAAAACAATGAAAATCAAACACGTTATCTTCGTTTTCTGGAATCACGTACTGCAACAAGACTATTTATAGAAAAAGATAAGAATTATAAATTCTATATTGTTTCTAGAGGTACTAACCCAGGTAAAGTAAAAGTAGTCGGTATTGCCACAGACATAAAAAGTGCTATTACATTGTCCAACCTTGAATTGGAAAAAATAAACAAGGGTGAGTAGTGATCTATTCTCCCGATAATAACTTTTTATTGTTAAAGAATTATAAAGTCGGCGGCAGCTCGTTAGAATTATCATTATATAATTTAGTTCCAGAAAACTCTACCTGCACGCCAATGATGCCTATTGATGAATCACAATATGGCCATATACCAAGAAACTTTATTTATGGTGATACACAGCTTGAGAATCATGCTTCTTATGAAGAAGTCTGTAAAGTTTTTGGTGAAGAAAAAATAGATAATACAATCTCTGCTGTTTTTGTAAGGCACCCATATGAAATCATAACTTCATGGTTTTTTCATAAAATGAGAGAATATTGGGGAGTAAAAACAAACAATGATGCTGATCCATTTGAATATGGTGGCGGTTATGACTGGGATGCATTATCTGGAAAGCAAAAAGATTATTTAAATTATCGTTTTTTTTATGCAAGAGAACCAGAATTTTATGCCCTTAATAGTACTAAATGGATATATTCATCAAATGGTGAAATATTAGTTGATCATATTTTACGATATGAAAATGGAATAGAAAACGAAATAAATAAAATTTTACCAATGGTTGGGTTGCCAGCAATTACAATACCTTATAAAGCAAAAAGCGATTACAAACCACAACACATTTCATACAAAAATATATTTGGCAAGCAAGAACTTGAAACTATACAAAAAGAATGGTCTTGGGAATTTGAAACTTTTGGTTATGAGCCTTAAATGACATTAACTAAAGTTTGGAGCAAATACAATAATCCATTTAATTTTATTAACAAAGGCAACGTAGACGTTGGTAAAATTGCGGATTATTTGTTGAGCAAGAATGAAGATAAATACTTTGATGAACGGTTAAATCTAACCCACCATCAACATGGTAAAATTCTAATAGTGCAGGATTACCCCAGGAATTGGTTCTATCCGGCACCTTTCACGCCAGAATTTGAATGTAAAGATAAAGAACTTTGGGCATTAACTAAACCAATAATCGATAAATTAGAAAAAGACTGCGATGGTAAAGCAGCTAAAATATTTTATTTCTTATTGCCAGCTGGAACCAATATCTATATTCATATAGATCTTGGACAATATTTTAGTGCTGTACATAGACATCAAATACCGATAATAACTAATCCTCAATGTGAAACATGGGTTGATGGCGAAACTATAAACATGAAGCCAGGGGAAATCTGGGAGATAAATAATGTTAAACGCCATGCAGTTGATAACAATGGAACAACACCAAGGATTAATTTAGTTGTGGACATAATGCCTATGTGGGCTATAGAATCAAAATAGGAGACAAAATATGCCTAGAGAACAATTTGAATTGCCCTTAAATCAAAAAGCATACGATGACGGCTTTTACGAGTTTCGTGGATTGCAAATAGCCATTGGTGAGGGTGTTTATGCAGAGGCTTATGGAATTGATGTGTTTTTTGAAAACATGTTGTTTTTTGTAAAAGAAAAGATTAATCCATTAGAAGGCCTTACCGTAATAGACATGTGTGCTGGATCAGGCATGCTCGGCATAGCGATGGCAATAGAATTCCCCAATTCAGTAATTTATGGTGTAGAGAAATATGAAAAGCCATTTTTTTGGACTACAAAGAATGCAGATGGTTTTAAAGAGCAAATAAATAAAAGCAATTCTAAATTCATTCCAGTGATGTGTAGTGCTCTGGATTCAATTGATAATCTCAAACATCTTCATGGTCAGGTCGATTTTATCCTTGCAGGTTATCCATGCATACCCATTCCAGATGATCTTTCAAAAGTGGATACTCTTCCTTACGATTTAACGTCAGTAGCTGGTGGCGAAGACGGACTAGATGTTATAAAAGAAATTTTAACCGCATCATCTATTCTTCTAAAAAAGGGTGGAGTTTTAGTAACAACTACTCCAGTCAGAATGTTTAAACACGTAGAACCATTGCTTGATGACTCAGTGTGGAGCGAAACATTTGAATCACCTCTTGAGTTTATGGTTACAGTTAAAAAATAAAAGGTAAATTGTGGATAAAATAAAAAGAGAAATACTAGCACCAGGAATAATAAGTTATAGCAATGTAGGAGAAAATATTTCCAATATGGTTCCTGAATGGGAAGAGCATATTAAAAATGGTTCTCTAAATTGGGCTCCACATTCCTATGTTGGAGAAAACATAAATATTCCAGAAGCTAGAAAAGTAAAGCTTATGGGTATTTCCAATGATGGTAGGAACAAAATAATAGATAGTATAAGAGAACATTTTGATAATGCTTATAAGGCATATGTAGACGATTATTGTGAAAAGTACCATACAGATACTATCGGATCTGATGCATACCAAATTCTAAAATATGAAATAGGTCATCATTACAAAGCACATATTGACTGGGGTCGTGGTGCTATGTTTGAAAAAAGAACTTTTTCTTTAACACATTATCTTAACAATGATTACGAAGGTGGAGAAATTAATTTTGTTGAATTTGATTTAAAAATTAAACCAAAGAAAGGGCAATTAATTATTTTCCCTGCACACTTTCCTTATGCACACCAAGTAGAACCAGTTATCAGTGGAGTGCGCTGGGCAATAACAAAATTCTACCATTAATGATTATCCAGATTATTGGGCTTCCTGGATCGGGTAAAACTGCTCTAGCAAATGGTTTAAAAGAAAAAATACCTGTAATCCATTTGAATGCTGATGAGGTTAGGGCAACAATTAATTCAGATCTTGGGTTCTCAAACGATGACAGGGTTGAACAAGCACGCAGGCTTGGTGAGATGGCAAGACTTTTAGAACGCCAAGGTCATAACATAATTGTGGATTTTGTTTGCCCTACGGAAGAGGCAAGAGAGGCTTTTGGCAAACCAGACATTCTTATCTGGATGGACCGTATCAAAAAAAGCCGTTTTGAGGACACTAATACCCTTTGGCAAGACCCAATAAATTACGTCGATTTTATAATTAAAGATGGTTTAACTATTGAACAAGAAGTAGATTGCATCATTAGTAAATACAGCCTTTAGATCCTTACAATGTAAGACCCTCTATAACTCAACAGAGTATATAGTAATCCCTTTCTAGCTTGCTCTTCCCCAAGAATCTAACCATCAAAGATTGCGTAATATAGCATAATGGCCAATAAAAAACCCAAGAATAATATTACTAGAGGGTATCGTTCAACCAATAATAAGGTTATTGAAGGTTGGACTGGTGGTGAGGGTGGACCACACCCGCCAGAATATAGTAGTAATTATAAGACTATTCTATTTGGTTATTTTGCCACGAACAAAAATGGTAAAGTACCAGAAGGTTGGAGAGGTGGTCAAGGTCCACATGTCCCACCACCTTATGTAGGACCTAAGAGTAGCTTTACTAGAGCATTCTATTCACCCAATACTGAAGCGTATGAACTTGGTTGGAGAGGTGGTTATGGATTCCAGAAGCACCTTGATTACTTTAAGAATGCCATCGCTTTGGCCACAATATTGGTTAATAACCAGTCAAAAATCGGTAGAATTAAACAAGCTTCATCTACGTCTACAAATTTAGCAAAAACCTCAAAAAGTTATATCCAATTAAGATTTGCCATTGCTCTACAAACCTCAGCTATCGTTACTAGATATATTAGATCCAAACTAAAAGATGTAATAGCTAATTATACTGGTGTTATAAGAAATAGCAAGCGTTTTACAGGTATTCGTCGTGTTACTGCCAATAGCATTGGTTACGCAAAAGTTACTAAGATAACAAGACATTTTAGAATTTCTATAGTTAATCTTGTAAACCTTGCATTCGAAGGCCGCATCGATCAATTCTTTAGAAAAGCGATTGCTGCCTATACACAATCAGTAATCATTGTCAAACGATCTAGATTCACCCGTACTGCTAAGGCATTGCAAACCTCTTTAGCAAATAGTTTAAAGCCATTTGATCAATATTACAGAAGTGCTATCGCTACTGCAACCAGACTAGTAAATTCTAGTAAAACCTTTAATAGGTTTAGAACAAGTACTATAACAAGCATAAACATAGCAAATAACTATAAAACAATCAAACGTATAAAACAAGCATTAGTTGAATCCACGTTCTTAATTCGTAATGCAAAATCTTACAATAATTTTAAAAAAGCGTTTGCCACCAGAGTTTCGCTTATTACATCTAAAAATTCTAACATTAGAAGCAAATTAGTTACCGTTACTAGGGTGTCTCTTGTAAAGAGTAGCAGGACATATAATGCCAGAGTCCGTGCTATAGCTATCAATATTGTCAAAACTATTAAAATTGGTAGGTTTATAAGAACCGGTTCAGCTAATGCTATCAACATAGCAAATTCTTATAGAATTAATGTTCTTTTTAAAAAAGCCATTTCTATGGTTATCAACATAGCACGAGATGGAAAGATCGATCGATTCTACCGTTATGCCATAGCTAGAACAACCAATTTGGTTACCACTACTAAACAATCTAGATTTATTAGAGTAGCTAAATCAACCCAAGTAGGCATTACTATTGCAACAAGAATTGTCGTAGCTAGACGCCTCGCAACAGCTAACCGTGCAATGCTCGTTAAAGTCAGCAAAAACTATGGCAAGAACATAAAAGTTATATTCACAGGGTTAACCAAAAATAACAAATTATTTAGATTCACAAGAAGAGCAACGGCAGCAGTCATTAATCTTGCTACTACCAGGAAATTTTCTAGGTTCATTAGAGTTGCTAAAGTAACTGCAACTAATATTGCATTCGATGGAAAAATTGATCAATTCTATCGTTATGCGATTGCTAGAACTACAGGGCTTATTAAAACCACTAAATTATCTAGGTTCAATAGGAATGCCAACGCTAATAGAATAAACCTTGCTAGAACCAATAAACGCCGTGCTACCTCTATCAAGACTCTATCCACTAATTTGAGTTTTAATATCAAATCCCATGCATACCGTAAAATTGCCAAGAATATTGTTATATTCATTGGTAAGGTTGTAAGTGGTGGAAAAGTTACACATAAGAATGCTTCAGTATTGCAGAGTGTATCAGCTACTGTAACCAAGGCAAACAACCGTAAAAAATACGCCACTGCCACGGTTAGCTATGAAATTGGTACTACCAAGGGTAGAACTTATCTTAGAAGAGCAATTGCCACAACAGTCGGATTGGTTCGCTATGGACTCAGCCTAGTAATGAATGTAAGATCTGTAGAATCTGCCAAGGTTGAGCCAGTCAACGAGGTCAATTTCTATGTTACACCTAACAACCCAGACGTTGTTGGGGAGTACACATCTGAAAATGACCAGCCAGGTGACTATTCGGAGCCTGTGAATAACCTCGGGGAAGATGTAGTACCTACCTAAATCCACCATAGATTATAGGATTATTGAGGAAAATATGTTAACTTTTGCCATTCTTGACGCTAATAACGTAGTAATAAACGTAATAGTAGCCAACAGTCTTGAAATAGCACTAAATGCCGTTCCATCAATGATAGATGCTGTAAACGCTGTTGAATACACTGTTGACAACCCAGCATCTATTGGTTGGACGTATAACGGCACTACTTTTGTAAACCCAGATCCACAACCATAATAAAAAGGAAAATCATGACTGACGTAAGAGATACCATCGTAGCTTGGGCCAAATGGGGTGCCACTAACCACGCCAAGTTCACCTACTCAGAAGGACCTCAACGTATGTCGGGTATTGGACACCCAGGCAAACTGCCAGTGACCGCCGACTGCTCAGCCTTTGTTACCCTCTGCTACAACTGGGCTGGCGCTCCTGATCCAAATGCTCAGAGCTACAACCACACCGGTTACACCGGCACACTACTCGCACACGGTCACAAGATTGCCCTCAAGGATGTCCTGCCAGGCGACGTAATCGTTTATGGCCCAGGAACCGGCTGGCACACAGCACTCGTAGTTGACGTATCAGGTCTTAACGCAAAGAACCCTCTCACGGTGTCCCATGGACAGGCCGGGGATCCAAGCTATTGCCACGTCAATCAAGATGGTCGTTTGCCACAGACCTACCTACGTTTCAACACTAATGCAATCAACGCTCAATCAATTCACACACCACCTGCAAAGTAGGATTAAATGGCAACACGTTCTCGTTTAGATTTTGCCTATGGCATTGCTTCTGGTATTGTTAATGGTGGTCAAACCACTATTACCGGTACTAATTGGCCTACACCAGTGGCTGGAACATACGTCCCAGTAGTACTTAATCCAGGATATTATGGTGCTACCGGAACACAAGAAATCATTTATGTAACAAGCAGCGGAACATCTACTGTTGCTATTGTACAACGCCAAGCAGAAGGTGGGTTTGGCCCTGTAACTACTGGTGTTAGTGGAACTGTTCCATGGGTTGCTGGTCCGCTCATCACTGATTTTGGTATTATAAACCAGATAAACAATGGTGATTTTCCATCACCTACTGCTAGTGGTCAATTCTTTATTTCCAGTGCTTCAGGAACTAGCTCAGCGCCATATTGGTCAAATTATATTCCCGCTGGATCAGTTCAATATATTTGGGATACTAATTATGGGGCAGCAACGTATATTGCTAATTCTACAGACATTAACAACATTGTTCAAATTAGTGGTAATTGTGCTATCCAATTGCCTGCCAGTGGTATTGGTTATGGACAACAAGTTACATTTATTCAAATGACTAGTGGTACTGTAACTTTCTCTGGTGGAGCAACTATTATTTCAACAGGTTCCTTAAATAATGGTAACAACCCACAACTTCGACAAATATACAGTACTGCAACTGCTATATGGATTGGTAATCAAATTGGTTCACAAAATGTTTGGGTTGTTACCGGAGACATAATTTAAATTATGCCTATTATTCCTGGGATCATTGCTTCGGAAGCGTCGGCTCACTTGCAACCACAGCCTCCATTCATTGACACCATCTCAGGTGCCGTAGTTATTTCAGGTGGAACGACTTCAGGAGATAATTCTGTTGTTAACGTTTATTTAACACCTAATCCATTGGGTCATCCAGCGACTAGTTATGGAGTGACTGCTTTTAGTGGGTCACCGTTGGTTGCTATTAGTGGAACCACAATCACAGGCGCTACAAATCCACTAACAATTACTTATCCATTTGTTGCAAATGCTTATTATCAATTTGAAGGATATGCAAGCAATAAGTATGGTAATAGTAAATATGGTAATGCAAGCAACCAAGTAGAACCATTTATTGCTACAGCAACTCCTTCAGGTCTTTCTGTAGTTATTACGTCTCTTAGTGGAGTTCAATATACATTTCTTCAAGTTCCAAATGCTGCAAGTTACATACTTTCTGCCACTGGAACACTTACCAATATTGGAACTGGTTTAACAACACAAGATAGTGCAACTTTAACTATATCTGGACCAGGCACATCACCAACTGTTACAGGTCTTATGAACCATGGATTTCTTACAGGAATGCCATATACGTTTTATGTTCAATCACAAAATTTTGCTGGAACGAGCGCCAGTGGAGCAAATATTGTTTTGACTCCTAACCCATTGACTGCTCCTACGGTTGCTCCAACCTTTACAGCTACCAAATCTGGTAATAATGGTTTTATCAACATTGTAATTACTAATGTTGATACTAATCCATTACATAGTTTAGCTGATAACTATACATATTCTGATGCAAATAATGGATTTACTAGTTCTACACAGTCAGCAACAACATATACAATGTCAGGTATAACTAATCCTATTGAACCTGTTGCTGTAGTTAACGTAATTGCTAATAATGCAATAGGCCGTACTCCAGGAACACCTCAAAATCTTCTTTACCCACCAGCAGCAGTAACAGGTGTAAATACTTCATCTATTAGTTACTCTAGTGCAACGGTGGCTTGGACACCAACGTCCGCTAACACTCAATATTCACAACCAACTACTTATAGTGTTGCTCTTACTTGCTCTTCACCATATGATCAAGTTAGCACTTCTGTACCATATGCTACAAACATTGCAACCCTTAATGGTAGTAAAACTTTTACTCTTTATGGAACTACATATACTAATGTATTCCAAGCTGGTGCATCATACACTCCAACGGTTGTTGCTCAAAACACTGGTGGTAGTAGTACATCAGCAACTACAACTGCTATTATCCCTAACCCTCTTCCAAGCGCCGTAACCGGTGTATTAACAAGTTCTGTAACAACCACATCAACAACAATTTCATGGACTCCTGCAGGATCTGGAACAACCCCAGCAACATATGTTGCTCTTATGGTTGGATCTGACTCAACGTCATTCTATACAAGCGTAGCTTACGGAACAAACTCAGCAGTTGTCACAGGCTCTTTCACCAAGGGAATAACTTACACACCAACAGTTATTTCTATCACCGCAGGTGGCGCACAAACAAGCGCTACTGGAACAGGTATTATTCCTAATCCACTGCCTAATGTTACTGCTACGAATGCAACACATTACTCAGACAGTACCTACGATTATGCTGTTTGGACTTCAACTGGTTCATTTACTGTTTCTATATCAGCACTTAACAATGCAGAATTTGTATTAGTTGGAGGCGGTGGTGGAGGTGGAGCATATAAGACTCTATCTGCAGGTGTTTATGTTCCAGGAGGTGGTGGTGGAGCTGGTGCAGTATATCAAAAATCAGCTACAACATTGTCTGTTAACCCTTATGCAATAACTATTGGAGCTGGTGGAGCTGCTGGTAGTTCCTCAAATGGTGGCTCAGGTGGTGCAACTCTTATTCAACCCTCTGGTGGTGCTGTTCTTTATACAGGTTTTGGTGGTGGATATGGTGCCTACAATGCTGTCGGAGGTAGCGCTGGTGGTACCAGTGCTCCTGCTTACACTGGTGCAAATGGCGCTGGTGGTGGAGGAGCAAATAATAATGCTGGTGGAGCAGGTATCTACGCTGGTGGTTCTGGCTATGGAAATATACCAAGCTACTGGGGCGGTGGAGGTGGTGGAGTTGGTGGAGCTGGAGCTAGTGGAGCTGGTACAGAGAATGGTGGAACCGGTATAACCCTAACTGATTCAGCTTGGGCAACCGCAACTAGTACTAGTGTATTTGGCTACTACGGTGGTGGTGGAGGTGGTGGAGGAGCAAATAATAATGCTGGTGCTAATGGAGTTGGTGGTGCCGGTGGTGGTGGTACTGGAGCATCTAACAGCAGCAGCATTACACAATCTACTGCAGGAGTTGCAAACACTGGTGGTGGAGGTGGTGGAGGAGCAGGACCTAATGCTGTTAACGCCTCAGCTGGTGGATCTGGTCTTCTTATGATTCGTTGGCCAAAAGGCACAGCAACTATTGGATTTTAATTAAGGATAAACATGAGAGTACGCCCCTTCCCACAATATGCAGTAGAGCCAGTAGGCATTATGACCTACTCACAAGGTGTTCTTACTGACCCTGACAATCAATTAGTAACACTTAGCGTAATCAATGCAGACAACGGCACAGTTGTAGTAGCTCCTGGCACAGTAGCAACGTATGAAAGCGTTGGAACATATCAGTACATGCTTAATGCCAATCAAACATCTGTTCAAGGTAATTACAATATAACTTGGAATTATACTATTAGTGGAAGTCCAAGAATCTACGTTGATAGCATTGTTGTTACTGATCAGATGCCATATTGGTCTAATTTAGGTTATGACGAACGTCAAATTGTAACTGGTATTGTACACAGACTTGACAAAAGCTTCGACTCAACTGCTGGTGGACCATACCTTCAAGAACTACAACAAAGTGGTTTTATGATGTACGAAGAAGTTGCAATGGTTATGCAAGACGAAACCATTGACTACATTAACTTTGAATTTCAACCTATATTTTCTCCAGCATATCAAATTGGTCTAAATGCTCAAGTTCCATATCCAAGTACTTATTATGGAGTATTGGCAAGTCAAACGTATGCTCACTTTTTAAAACATATTGCCCGTAACTATATTGAACAACCATCTCCAACAGGCATGAATGCTGCCTGGATGGATCGTAGAGATTACTACAACCGTTGGTGGCAATTGTATCTATTTGACAAGGAAGTAGCTGATAAGCAACTCCGTCAGATGAAACGTCAATTCATGGTTGGTTCCAAGAGAAGCCTTCTTGTTGCTGGTGGTCTTATCCCTCGTATGTTTACTAACCCAGCACGTCCTCACTTCCAATATGCGGCAGTCAACATGGGTGGAGCATAATTTGTCCGGTATCAATCCACAACCAGGTCCTGTCGTACCAGGAGTGAATGGTCTTTCTACTCAACAGGAAAGCCCTCTACTTGTTGTAAAACAACAAGAAGGATGGACTCAAACTAATGAGCAGCGATTCCATGATGAAGCTCTTCAATGGTTCGGTGAAGAATGCATTGTACGTCAATTATGGCGTGCAGAGGATGCTGCCCTTGGTCTTGTAGGATACTGCCAGCAATGCCAAGATAGCCCCAATCCAACGCAACCTAATGCTGCTATCCAATCAAGAGTTAGCAAAGTATACCGTCAAACTGGTAATAGTTATTGCGGGACTTGCTATGGAACAACATTCAGTGGTGGATTTAAACCTACCTGTTATCACCTTTACATGCTTGCTGCTGATACTCAACAAATTCGTTCTAACCTAAGTACTGGTCAATTCTGGAAAGATAATCCTACTGTTCAATTCAGTTGGTTTCCTGAGATAAGAACGGGTGATCTTGTGGTTCGTGTTAATGAATGGTACAAAGATACACCAACTGTACTTGGAGACCGTTTTCAAGTTAGTGCAGTTACCCCACAAAGCATTCGTACTGGTCCAGGAATTAGTTACAATAATACTATTTATGTTAATCAAATGGCTACGCTAGAAAACGTTTTTCCTAGTAGCCCTTATTACAACGTACCTGTAATATGAAATATTCTATTCCTGAAGATGTTGCTCGTAGGCTTGCTCACCGTGCTGTAGAAATTGCACAAGTTATTGGACCACGTAAAACAGGTAAAGGATTAAATAGTTTAATACCTGTTTACCAAAAAGGGCAAATTGGCATTCAAGTGCCTGATGAGACTGCATATATGTATGATCTCGATCAAGGTGTAGAAGCTCACGCAATGGTTGATTTAGCAGGTCGTGTTATACCTGTTAGAAACCCTGATGGCACTATTGCTTTTAGAAGAGCAGGTGCCAACAAAATTGGCAAAATACCAGTGATAACTAGATTATCAAGTAACGGAAAATTAAAAGACGATACACCAGAATGGTATTACCCACAAAAACAAGGATTGAACTTTTTAAATAAAGCTATACAAATGAGTGTAGATGAATGGAAAAGAACATCTAGAAAAGAAGACATAATCAATATGTTTATGAAAACTGAAGCCAGAAGTGAGATTGAGCAAATAATTCACGGAAGAAGTTCAAACTAAATGTTTACCACAGCCGTTAAAACCACAATAGTAGAAGCTTTAAATGCAGGGTTTAATACCTTAGCATCTTCTCCTGTTGATACAAGTTTAGATCTAACTCCTAATAGTATAACTATTGAGTATCCGTTAGAGTTGGTAGAATGGCCAGCAGTGTTTGTTCAGTTTAGACCTAGCAAGATTCAATGGTCAGGTTTAAACCCAGATACATATACAGCCGTTGCAAGTGGTATAACCATTAGTGGAGTAACTTATCCAGGTACTTCAGTCTCAAGAAGCGGTTATTTTGAAGGTAGTATAGATCTCCAAATAATGGCTATGCATTCAGAAGAACGAGATCGCTTATATGACAGTATTACTAACTTGATTCTTATGGGTCAGGGAAGCCCTGCCAGCACTGCTTTTATTAACAGTATTACCAATAATGATCTAGTTGGAATGACACTGCTTTTAGACACATTTACCCCATTGGGAGATAGCGTTAGCGCAGGAACCCCTTGGAGTCCAGAAGAATTAACTTATGAAGCCAGTATCAGAATCCAATGTATAGGTGACTTTTACGAGACTAAATATGATTACGTTATTCCTCAAATTACTAAAGTTGTGGCAAGTGGTAGTCCGGTGGTCCAAACACCTCCATTTTTAGCTCCAATCAACGAAACCTCAAATAACACTTGAGAATAAAACTATTAAAAGAAACATTGTAAAACAATAAAGAATTTGCACAAGGCATTGAAGGAGAATGTATGCCCATTTCCAACTATCAGGTTCCAGGGGTCTATGTAACGCAGTCAGGTACTGCGTTGACCGCTATCAACCCAACTAACATTAATATTCTTTTGCTCGCTGACCAGGCTGTGGCCGGATCTAGCACTGACACGTTCAATAACGTTATTGCTACAAGTGGAGTAAACCTTGGACAACTAACAGTTCCTATGGTCAATACAACCACTACAGGTACTTACTCTACTTACTCTGGTTACACAGTAACTTGGGTAAGCGGTACCACTACCGTTACTGGTACTTATGGTGTTAACTTCACTATCAATACACCAACCAACCAGCCTTTTAGCTACCTTAGCACTAGCGGTGTATCTGCTGGTGTTGCTGCACTACCTAGCGGAACCATCAGCGTTACTTATGGACACAACTGGGGTGCTTACGGTACTTACACTAATTTCAATACTCTTGCCGCTACTTGTGGAGCAGCAGTTAGTGGTTCTACAATCACTAGCCCAGTTACTCTTGCTGCACAACTCGCCTTCCAAAACGGTGCAAACACTGTACAAGTATTGCCAGTAGCTAGAATCTCAAGCAGTGGAACTGCAATTGCTTCTACATCTGACTGGACACGTGCTCTTTCAGCCACTGCATCAGGAAACGACCCAACCTACTTGGCGAACTATACTGGTACTGATGTAATTGTTCCTCTTTATGGATTTGTCAATACAAGTGGTACAAACTTTGGACAAATCATTCCTTATGGTACTGGAACAGTTGCTACAGCTCTTACAAGTTACCTTGCTGCACAATACAATGTTGGTCGTTACCAGCGTTCATTCGTAGGTGTTGATGGAACATTTAACCAAGTAACTACTTCTGCTATGCAAACATTAGCTAGTGGTTTTGGTGGAAGCACTGCAGGAACACGAGTTTCTCTAGCATTCCCAGGATCAATCAACTACAACCCAGGTCTTAGCAGCAATACTGGTCTTACCAATGTTAACTTTAACATTCCTGGATATTACCTTTCTGCTGCACTTGCCGGTTTGTTTGCTGGTCAACCTAACGTAGCTACTCCAATCACTAACAAGACAGTTGCTGGATTTAACTACATTCCTAACCAGATTGCTCTTACAGATGCTGCAACAAATTACCTTCCATACGGTATTACCACTGTATTCCAGAAGCGAGATGGCAACCTATGGGTTCTTCAAGGACTTAATACAAATGTAACTAACTGGTTGACACAAGAAATCTCAATCAGTGCAATCGGCGACCAACTTGCCAATAATGTTTCTGCAGCGCTTAATAGCAGCTACCTAATCGGTGGCCCTATGACTAGCACAACAGTCAATTCAGCAGTTGGTATCGTAGCATCGACACTTAAGTCCGCCGTTGCAGATGGTTTGATTCAAAGCTATCAAAACCTAAGCTATCAGCTTGCTGCACCAAACCCAACAACAGTTTACATTACTTTCCAATATTCTCCGACATATCCAATTAACTACATCCAGGTAACTTTGAGTCTAAACACTCAGACTGGAACTGTAATCACTGGAAATACTCAGAGCAACCTCGTATCCTACTAGGAGTATAGAATATGGCAACATCAAAATTTCGCGTAGGTGGGCATTATACTGCGTTTACCTACCATGGACAGACACTAGCCTATGCACAGATGATTAGTGAAACTGCTCCTCAGCCTGTAGCTCAACCACAACCTATTCAACCACTAGATTCTGCTTATCCAATTGAGATTGCTCTACCTGCTGCTTTGCAAGCAGGAATGCTTGAAATCCAATTCTTGGAACAATGGAATGCAGAAGTTTGGGCACAACTCGGTGGTGATTTCACCACTGCAGCTGACTTGCTTGATGTATTTAAGGCTCAACTTGCACAAGGTGAAGTAACTTGCCAAAAGATCATCACAAAGCCAGATGGTACGCAGCGTGTCATTACTTACAATGGCTGTGTTGTCGTAAACGTAACCATTGATGAAATGGTACAAATTGGTACTATGACCATTCCAAAGTCAATTACCATCATGTATCGCTCTAGAACCGAAGTACAACTAAACGCATAAGAAAGGAAATGAACTAATATGTCTGCACGTTCATTCGTAATTCAACTACAAGCTGGAGTTGGTCAAGCCATCCTCCCAGATCACAGAAAGATGTTGCCAGGTGTGCAATACGTGGTCGACGCTGAAACATTCTCAAAGATTAGCCTAGGTGCTCGTCAGAATGTTATTAGCGTTGTTTCCGTTAACACTGACACCGTAACAACTAGTGGTAGCTATGTTCTCGCACAGTCTTCATCTGGCGTTAACGCAATGGCTGCTGCCAGTGGTCAGAGCTTCTTTAGCTACCTATCACAGGTTAGCCCTAACGTAACCGCAGTCAGCCTTGCCGGTTTTGCTGCTCAAGGATTTGATGCAGGTGGAACAGCTGGTGCTGGTGCTGGTATTGGAACTCCTCAGGCTACACTGAGTGGTGCTGCTTCTAACCAAACTGTAATCGGTCCTGACGAATCACGTTACACACTCGTTTACAACGGTACCGCATCAACCATTTCTGGTGGATGGGCTACTGTATGGCAAGACGAGAACAACCGTTACATCTCACCTGCTTCTGGTGTCTCATACCAGGTTAAGCAAGATGCAATCGGAACTTCATACGTTAGCAGTGTTAACACAACACTCAGCGGTGTAAATGGTAACGTTGTTACTGTTGGTACTAAGTCTGGTGGATTTGCTGGAATTGCTCTAGTAAACATCCCTGCTGGTAACTTTGCTTGGGTACAGATCGAAGGTCTTACACCTAAGGCAGTTGTTGCTTCTGGTACAGCCATTGGTGCAACCGTAGGTGTTCTTAGCACAAGCAACGCTGGTGTACTAGCTGTTCCTGCTTCTACAACTACTTCAGTTTCTTCTGCTGGCGTTGTAACTGGTTCTGCACTTGCTAACAATGTTGTAGGTACAGTTCTTACGACACCTACTCTTTCAGGTGGACAGTTCTTCGCTCAAGTAGATATTCGTAGCCGCCGTGTTAAGAAGCCTTACGTACGCGTACTAAACAAGAACTAGTAAATTACTGGTAGGCCCTCGGGAAGGGGCCCTAGATCCAAAGGAACAATGACAAACATTATTAACAACGGATGGGGGACTGAAGACCTCTCCCAGACCGAAAGTAAGAACATAGACACCTTTCCAGAAGAATGGAAAGATGAGTTTGAGGGGCTGCTCTTTGTAGGTTACCTTCAACGTGAAATCACTAGCATACCTTTCCACAAATTTGTGGTAAGGACATTGACAATCAATGAAAAGCTAGAGATTAGTCTAATTACCAAGCCATACCTAGAAAGTATTGGCTATGGTCGTTCTTATAAGGCAGCTGTTGTGGCTGCTGGTTTAGTAAGCGTTGATGGCAAGGATCTTATTCCTAGCAATAGAAACATTAACGTTGTTAGACAAAAGTATGATTATGTAACAGAAAACTGGCATGACGCAGTGGTTGATATTCTTTACGAAGAAATTGACACCTTAGAAAACCGTGTCATGATGGTTCTACAAGAACTCAATATCATTGAGCCAATCCTACCTCCAGACATCTTTGAACAAGAAGAGGAAACGGATAACCCAAAAGGTGGGAAGTAGATCCGTACGTAATTGAGAAGAGCGAACTTGCCAATGTAATGGGTGTGTTTACTCGGCCTGATCTCAATTTCTTACAAGAAAGAATCCTTGCAACCGTTATAATACGCAAGCGCAGGAAAGAAAATGAGTTAGAAGAAGCTCGATTTGAACGAGATCTTTTTATTAACAACACTGCAATGTATCAAGAATACATGAAGAATAAGCAAGATAATAGTGAGAATGAAGGCATTGTTTGGAGCACTCCAGAAACAATGGAAGAAGCACGTGCCATCGATAGGTTGTTTGCTGAAGCTGCTGAAAAGACTAAAAAACAGCAGGATGAAGAAGAAACTGCCGCTAATGAAGAATTTGTTAGACAGATGAGTTTAATAACCGATCTTAATAACATAGATATAGATAAGTTAGGAGATGAGTAATGGCTGATATGGAGTTTGAAGTTGGTGCCAATACCGGTGCCGCCCAACAAGGATTTCAAGGCATCCAAGCTATTACTAGTCAAATCCGTTCAGATCTCGACGCCATTAATGATGCTACAGAAGGTCTAACCGAAAAAGCCAGTAAGATGAGAGAATTCTGGCAAGAGAATCTTGATGTTCTAGAAGGAATGAAATCTATTCTAGAAATTGTAAAAACTACTACTCAGATTAACCAAACAGCTCTTGATAGCAACCTGCAAAGAATACAAGAAATTCTTAGTAGTGTTCGTGGTTTAGGTGGCAACATGGGCCAAGCAATGAGCATGCTAGGTCTTGCTGGTAGCCCAGGATATGGTTATGGAAGCTATACAGGTAGAGATTATGGTTATGGAACTAGCCCATTAGCTAGCCAAGATTTTACTGGTACATCCAACGCATATCAAGAATATGTATTGCAGAACCCAGCAAGTTACGTAAAAAACCCTAATGCTTTAATGAATAGGATGATGCTTCGTGATAGCAACCCCTATACAGGAACGGTTGCTGGTGTAGGAGGTGGAGGAAGACGTAACCCACCGCCGCCAACGTCTTCTGCATCCTATAGCGATGATGATGATGAATATCAGGGTATGTTTTCTGATCGTGTTGAACCATACAACACAAACCAAGGAGATCTTAGAGACCAATTGTCTCGATACAAAAACATGAATAGCACAGTGCCAGTTGGCGATGAGGCTAGAGCAGCTACTTATGCATATAAAGATTTGATGAATAACATCAACAGAGTAGCCGGAACAGGTCGCATTGGTTCACGGTTGGCAAAAGCAGCACAAAAAGCATTGGGCAACTCAGGAATATCACCTTACGAAATTCAAAAAGCACAACAAAATGCTGAAGTTAGAAACATACCAGATCCAATTACAGGTCAACCTACTCCTTATTATGAAAGATCTGCAGGCTATTCAGATATTGAAAAGAAAACAATAAAAATAGCTGATCAAGTAGCACATGTATTTGGAAGTAATTTAATGAAAGCGTTTACCAAATATACAGGTTATGTCAATATGGCTGGTGCTATTTATGGTAGCGCTGTTGATGTTGCAAACCAAATTCGTCAAATTACTGGTTTTGCTCAACAACAAGGTCAAGTATTTGGTCAAACTGATTATGGCCGAACTGCTGGAATGACAGCACAAGCATTCCTTAAATCTGATTTTAATTTAAATCCATTCTATAGCATGCAAGATGTTATACAAGCACAAATGTCCGGTGGTGCATTGGGTCTAAAAGGCGCTGGTCTTAGTAACTATGTAAACCAAGCAATGAATTTTAAAAAGAATTATGGTTTAGATGCACAACAAACTCAACAGGTACTCGGTGCTGGTCTTGCTTCAGGTGTTGGTATCAATGCAAATGCTGCTGCTTTTGGTCAAGTAAGACAACTTGAGAACACTACTCAAACAAGTACAGCCTATGGAAATCAAGCTTATCTTCAAGGAATGACATCGTTTGCTGGTATGGGTGCTCAAGGAGCAGTAGCTGCTCAGCTTGGTGTCAATGCAGCAAATTTTGGAGCAGGTAATTTTGTTTTGCAATCAATGGGTGCAACTGGTACCGAAGGTATGGGAAGTACTCTAAACAACGCTTTGATGGCTCAAAATCTTGGAACTTCATACTTAGGATTGTACGCAGCAGAAAGAACGGCTGGTGCAGGAAAATTAGCAAAAGCACAGAATGCATCACAAGGACAAATATTAGGTTGGGCTGGTATTGATGCCAATGCAAAATACAAGGGTAAGAACGATTTCTTTAATAAAAATTCTGATAAAGCAATGGTTCTTCAAATGATTCTTGGTACAATGCAAGGATATCAAAAAGAAGCACAATCTCCTCAAAATGCATTGAACTGGGCATGGGGTGTTGTACAACAAAAAAATCAATTAGCGCACCCAGGTAAAAAGAAATCTGATGGTAACTCATTCTGGGGTGGTATTGGTAAAGGTCTTGAAGGTGCATTCAATGTTGTTGCTGGTTCTGCAGATTACCTTGCTGCTGGAGTTATTGACATAGGTACATTGGGTGCAGGACGTGGACTAGCCAAACAGATGGAAAGTTATTCCATGAAAAGGTTTGCTGATGCAGGGAATGAAATAAGTTCTGGGAATGCTGAACTTGCTAACTGGTCAAAAAATAAGTCTTTCCATACATTAACTGGTTCAATGCGTGATCCGACTATGGGTTCTTCAAACGTTCATGTTACAGTTGGTTTGCATCCATCTATTCAACACCAATTTACTGCTGCTGTTAAAACAGGAAATCAAGGTAATAAAACTGGTGAAAGACCTCCAAATTATCAACCAACTAGTTCTAGAATACTTTAAACAATGTCATTATTTACACCATACGGAAGCAATGATGGTTATCTACCATATCAGGAACCAATTGTCCCTGCTGTAGCTACATTTGTTGATACTTACACTAATACAACATATAATTTCCCATTTAATTTAAATTCACTCAATTGGAATTATAGCTTAAATACGCAAAGTTATAGCACCATTGCTGGCCGTGTAACTCAAATATTATCAGTAAATATTACTACTGTAGATATACAAGGTGATGCTGGTAGCAGAGGTGCATTGTTAAAAATGTTTGAACAATTTAAAACAATGCAAGATGATCAAAACTCCCATAAGAAACATATAATGTTCAGTGTACCTAGCCAAAACTTGCATTTTGCTGTTTGGTTGGAAAGTTTCCAAATGGGTTGGGATTACACTACGGTTACTTATCCTTATAATATTACTGTCCAGGTGGATCAAACTATTAGCCAATCTGCTATAAATGCAACTAACTTATCTGCTTTAAACTATATTAAAAATATAACTAATCACGGCGGTGGAATTGGATTTAGTTCTGCATGGACTGGTCTAAGTACTGCTGATGTTAATTTTCAATACCAGGATATTATTAATGGTATTAACAGTGGAATCATACAACAAACTACACCTTCAACGAAATAAACTATGGAAAATACTAACCAAAACGATTATTATGCTAATTGTAGAGTGTCATCACCTATTTTGCACCCAGATCAACAACTCGTAGGATTTAATGGCTTTGCATGGAGCGACAAAATGGGACTCATTCATGAGGTATCTCCTCACAACGATCAGGATTGGCAGCAATGGCTGGGAACGCAACAATAACATTATACAACGGTAAAGGTACAACCACGTTTGACATTTGGCTACAAACGTTTAGTACTGGTTCTCAAAACGAATTCACGACACAACAAGTCCGTGACAAGCTTAGTCGTATCCCAATCCGTCGTGCTCAAATGTTTTTGCAGTTTACTATAGCATGGCCTGCCATCGGCAACCGTAAACAGAATGGTAAAGCTGTTACACCAGCTGCTGGTTTTGAAAATATTGATCCAGCAAATGGTTTTGCAAGAATGCAAAAATTCCAAGATACTTTATGGATTCATCAACAATCAATTGTTAACGGCTCAACTAATTTACCTATGGTTATTAATTATCATAATAATTCTGATCAATCATCATCAAATTTTAATACACTTATTAGCACTAAACCATTAAACCCTTTAAGTTATCAAGGTTGGATTCAAACTGTAGAAAAACAATATGTACGTTTTAGAAACGTATACGTTACATCTTATCAGATGAACATTCTTACACAAAATTCACAAAAATCACCTGTTACTGCAATGATTACATCAAATACTTATGCGCCAACAGCAGCAGATCAACAATCTTATGGACTTAATTGGATTGATACTTCTGCTACCACTGTTAGCGGATTGGCAGCAATATCTAATACTATCAAGGGTATGCCCTCATAATGGCTACTAATTCTTCGCAAAACTTTTTCTATACTCCTGACGTTACTGTTGTAATAGGAAACGATAACGGAGTTCAAGACGTATCTTCTGATTTAATTGATTTTACTTTAACAAGACAAGTAAATGCTGTGAGTACGTTTAGTTGTACGTTAAACAATCCTAATAAAAAATATAATTATGATGGTACTAATGCTATCAAAACAATGGATCGCATTACAGTATTTTTAAAAAGAATTAAATCTGTACAAGTTTTTACTGGATTTGTAACTTATGCTCCACTTGAAACAATAGTTCCTGTTCCAATTACTGTGCAAGCACAATGCACATTAAGAATTTTGCAGGTAACATATTGGGATGATACTCTGGTTAGTTTTCAAAATTTATTGCTTAACTTTATGGATACTGTTGCTCAAAGCAGTAATAAAACACTTAATGACGGTGGAGTAGCTCAAGCAATAGTTAATCTTTTGTATAAAGTTGTTGGTTGGAACCCAAGTGCTATCCATATCCAATCAATTCCAAATACTTTTGTAGATTTTATGAGTCGTTGTTATTCAACGTTGCTTAGTTCTAATGGTCTAAATCAAAACGTATTTGCATCAATAAGTAAAGCTATAGGAGCAGCTGGTGTAACCAGTGGTCAAAGTGTTACAACAGGTACTAACGTAACTAACAACCAAGCACCTGCAACTGGTGGTACTGATTTTAATGTTAGTCAAGCTAAAGCATTTGTTACTAAAACTATATTACCTGGTGCCAATGACAAAAACAAACCAGGTAGTAACCCATTAAACCCAGTAAATATTAATCAAATTAATAGTACAACTGGTGATACAAAAGGTATATTTTATTGCTCACTCCCATGGTCATATTTAAAAACACCAAACATGCCTGCATCAGGAGTTAGTGCTGCTAAACAATTTATTTCTTACAACCATGTTAATAATTCTTACGATGGAAGATTGTTATTAGTACAAAATTTTGAAGCTGATAAAGCAGTTGTTCTTAGAGCAACAAGTGTTCCACAACAAATAGATGGGACTAAAAATGGTCAAGCTGTTTACGATCCCACTGTAGATTATGCACAAATACACCCAGGAGTTCTGGCATTTCTTAATGGAAAAACTGGAGATCCGACTGCTTGGACTGGAACAACAACCCCAAGCCCAGCTAACGTAAGAATATCATGGGCAGATCAAACAAAAGTAAGCGTTGGTATACTAAAAGATTTTAGTACTACATTAATCAATTCTCAATCACAAACTACTGCTGATTCATCAACGAATGCCACAGTTATAGAAGGTGGAGTAACAAACGTTATTACATTGATGAGAGGACAACTTGGCGATGCATATACTGAGAATAATGATTCAAGTAAAGGTCCAACAAGAGAAAACCCAGGCGCTTATGGTAAAGGCACTGGATCGTTTGATTGTTCTGGTTTAGTCCAATGGGCATACAAAACAGGTGCAAACATTCAACTTGGTATTAATACTTGGGATCAATGTGGTCCGGTAAGAATTACTTCTGCAAGCGGATTAAACAAAACTTGGACTGGTTATCAAAATGATAAATATGGTCAATGGATACCAAATACTGTTCCACCTCAAATGGGTGATATTATGTTTTTTGAAATACCAGGAGATCCTGGGAATGCTCCACAACACGTAATTACTCTTTCATCAAATTTTGGTGCACCAAACCCTTATCAGAAAGCACCTGCTCAAAATAATGTTGGTTGGGCTATAGCAGCCAATGCACCAAAAATTCCATTAAGCGAAACAAAAATTTATTGGAATAATATAGCTGGTGGTCTACCTGTTGATTGGGGTAAAGGCTATCCCAACAATAGATACATGGGCGCTAGACGACCTATATCATTAAATCCTAACGCGGGTATCAATCCAAATTCATCTCCTGTAGTCAATACATCAACTTCAGTTAATCCAAATGATGCTAATGCAAGAGCTGCTACAGTGCTTGCTGGATCATTCACAAACATGTATGGCATGCCTCAATATGACCCTAGAGCATCAGTTCTAGTTGGTACACCGAGGGCATTCTTGTTAGACAACCCAGTGATGAAAGACTTAACACAAATACTTGGTGCTGGTTTACGTTTATATCAAAGTGCACCAAATGGTGACTTTGTAGCTTGGTTCCCTGATTATTACGGAATATATGGAACCGATCCTGCAATAGAAATAAGTCCAGTAGAAATTATTGATTTTGAACTTTATCACAATGATGACCAACTAGCTACGCACGTAGGTATTGTTGGTGATACAACTGGTATTGGACAACAAGTTAGTGATGCTGACTATTTTACGACCAATGGTATTGTTAGCGTGCAAGATAATACTACTATGTCTATTTTATTTGGTACATTGCCTGGTAGTTTAAGTAGCCAAAGTGCTCTTGATAATAACTTCTACAATGTTTTAACTCAATCCACCCAACAGTTCCAAAATAACTTAATCAATGTTAGTAAATTCTTAGATAAATATGGTATGAGACCATATGTACAAGAACAACAATTTGTACACAGCCAAGCAATGGAATACTTTTATGCATTGCATACATTTATGTTGCAGTGGACAAATCAGTTTGTTAGTACGGTGCAAACAACATTTTTACCAGAAGTATACCCAGGTATGCGAGTAAAAATTAATTTCATAAACGAAAATGGAACAACTGATAATTACCAATTTTATTGCATGGCAGTGACACACCAGGGTAGTAGAAGTGGTGGATTTACTACACAACTAGACCTTACTGCACCCATAAAAAATGGTAAAATTATGCACTACGGTATGGAATTGTTATCATGAGTGTAGGAATCCAAGATAATAAAAATTTAGGTGTTGTTAAAGTAACTATTACTACTTTACCACAACTTCATCCATTCAGTGCAGCTACTAATGCAGCGCAGAATTATATATGTTATGGATTAGATACAAAAGGTTTTCAAATAGAAATAGATCTACAAGCCATGCCACCTGGAGTTACTTTATCTCAATTGCAAACAGATCAAGTTTGGTGGGTAGAAAAACGAACTAGTCTTTATAGATTATTTTTGTATGCTGGAACATTTGATAGAACTAAAAATCAAGTAATTAGTACAGCACCTCTACCGAGCAGTGCAGCAACAGGAGGAGTACCTGCAGGAACGCTTCTTGATTTTGCTGGCCCTGTTGCACCGTCTGGGTATCTTCTATGTGATGGATCTAGTTATTCTACAACTACATATAGCGGTTTATTTAATGCCATTAGTTATACTTGGGGTGGAACGGGATCTAGTTTTAACGTACCTGATCTTAGAGGTCGTACAACGATTGGTGCAGGAAGTGGCACAGGGCTTACCTTTAGAGCTTTAGCCACTTATAGCGGTGAAGAAACTCACGTACTGGTATCTGGAGAAACCCCTCTAGTTAGTCACACCCACGCATTTACGGTGCCTTCTAGTACATTTACCGTACCTAGTTATACTGGTTCTACTTCAACAGGAACTAGCAATACTGTCAGTTTGAATACAGCCGGTGGATCTACTGGTTCAGGATCTACAGGAACTGGTACTACCAATTCAACTACTACTGTAGCAGGTAGTGCTAGTATTAGTTCTGGGAATACAGGAAGTGGTGCTGCTAATATTGGTGCAAGTGCTTCCCAAAGTGCTCACAGCCACGGTATAACTCCTACAGCAGGAAGCTTTTGGGAAACAGGTAATAGTACTGGAAGTTACTATATTGGTACTGCAGTGCCTGCAGGCGGTGTGCAATCAACTCGTATTAGTTCAGAATCTACTAGCAGTGTAGCTCCAGGTATTAATGTCAGTGCCAGTGACTCTGGTCACTCCCACAGTCTATCTGGAGTTAGTGTTAGTATCCCTTCACTCACTGTTAATGGTGCTACTATACCTGCACTTTCGATTCCATCTCTTTCTATTGCTTCTCAAGCAGTTACCGGTAGCGTATCTATTCCTGGTCTTGCTTTTACAGTTCCAAGCTCTACTGGATCTGTAGCAGCCCAAACGGGGCTTACAACCAGCGGAAACACCGCTACGACAGCCTCTGGCCACAATATCATGCAGCCATATGCCGTAGTCACCAAGATCATCAAATACTGATGTATAAAAAGCCCTATTTTGCCTAAGATAGCATGAAGACAATAGCAGTCAGCAACGGAGATATACAGTTAAGTAACGGAAAGATCCAATTTGCCGTAGGCAGTAACAAACTTGCCCAAGATCTAACCAGATGGTTTCAAGAACCCCTTGGCATAGGTTTTACCACACCTAGTTTTGGTAGTTTGTTACCAGGAATGGTTGGTGGTAACCAAAATACTACTACTGTTAGCGCTGTAACTAATGAAATAACAAGAGTATTACAATTGTACCAGGGTCAACAAGCAATTTATCTTCAAAACGCCCAAAACACTGCACAACTTTCTAACTGGAATAAAAGCGAAGTTATTGAAAGCATTGTATCAATCAATGTAACAATACAAAATACATCAATTCTTGCTGCAATAGTGATAAACACACTAAATGGCAACACACTTAATCTAAATATGTCAATCGATAACAATGGAGTAAATTTATACAATGGCTGATACTTCGGGAATTCTCGCTAGGCTACAAGCTTCTTTGTCGGTGTATGACCCGACCTGGGATGTTAGCGTAGGTAGCGCAACATACAAAATATTGGAATCAGTGGCTAGTGAAATTGCCATTGCCAATAACAATTCCGTCCTTCAATCATACAGTTATGATATTAATACTAAATCTGGTATCGAATTAGACGCATTCTGTAATCTATTTGGTATTTATAGACAACTTGGTAAAAGAGCTACAGGTGTTGTAACATTCTCAATTAACACTCCAGCAACCAATATTTATGACATCCCAGTTGGAACACAAGTAGCAGTACCAATTGGAACAAATTACAATTCAGCACTTTACTATGCTACTACTGCTCCAGCAATCATAGGAATTGGCAGCACTTCTGTCGATGTTCCTGTGGTTTCTGTACTTCCTGGTGCTATTAATAATGTACCTATTGGTGCTATAACAACTAAAGTAAGCAACCTTGTTGGCATTACAACTGTTAAAAATAATAGTTCTATCACGAATGGATTAGATCCAGAGAGTGACTCAGCCTTACGTGCTAGATGGACAAATACAGCTTTTAATAACACAACTGGTACACCAGGTAAATATACTATTACTGCCCTGCAAGATCCAAATGTTTCTTTAGTTAACACCATTAGCCAAGATCAATATTACAGCGAACAATTGCAAATTAATGCAGTGGTTAGTGGATCAGGCAACCCCACATTTCTTCTTGTTGCCTACAGCGGAATGATTAACACAATTAGTGGGACTACATATAGTGGAACAACAATTGTAGCTAGCGGTAGTTACACAACGACAACAACGGCTAGTGCACTTGCATCTGGAATTACTACATTGATTAGTGGTGTAACACCAGCAAGTTTCAACCAAAGCTTTGTTGTAACAGGTTCTGGTAATACAGTTGCTTCAGGTGTTCAATTAACATTTAGTGCTCCAAGCCCATATAAATTAGTTCTTGGTAGTGGTTATGCGTTACCTGGTGCCAGTGTTAACGCAAGTGGTGTAACTACAATAAGTGGTACAAGTTATTATACTTATGTAAGAAGTAACAACCCTGATGTTGGATTTAGTGGAACTCTATCTTTTAATAATACATTCAGTGGAGCCATTTATCCACAAGGTAATGAACTTGTTGGTAATAACATTAATTCATTTAATCAAGTTATTTATACAAACTTAACAGATTACTATTACCCAACTAACCCAACAGCTCAATTACAATTAACTATTAGTAATAATACAAATAATACTGCTTTATTTGCTGGTAATTCTATTCAAGTTGTGTCTGAATACCTTCCTGCTTGTAGTAGATCAACAGCAGTTACAAGTGGTAATTATGTAGATATTTTTATCAATGGTACTACTGCCAATTCAACAACAGAACAACTTGTATTCAATCCTAACTTTGTTTTAAGCGGCACTACAACACCATACTTAAATACAGCAAACTATACTTTAGCTAGTGGATCTGTTGCAAATACTAATGCAACAATATCTGGTGATATATACGTTCCATTAAACCAACAACCAGCAATTAACTTTCCATCACAATTAAGTACAGCAACTAGTGGCATTGCAGATACTATTTATTTATACAATGTCAATACAAGCAGCGGAGTTGCTTATCCAATTGCTTTGAATAAATATCCATGGACTACATTCACTGGAACAGTTGCATCTGGAGCTACTAATTCAGGTACAAACTTTATAAGTGTAACCACTAATAATGGTCTAGCAAATCTTTATCCAGGTATGGCTTTAGCCACCAGTGCAATGACTTCAGGTACACAATTTTATATTACACAAGTAACTAATAGTGGTATCTACATGAACCAAAATGTATCTCTTGCTAGCGGTACTGGTGCTACTACCACAACAATAAGTGGTAAAGCATTGGTTTACCCAATTTATGATACAACTGATAATAAGAATAGTGTATTGCAAACAACCGGTCTTGCCTTCGATACTACCACACCACCATCTGGATGGCCAAGCGCATTACCTACTCTTATATCATGGGCAACTTACACACATGGATACAATAATGATGTTGTAACTGTTGAATCGTTAACACAACAAAGCAGACCATTTGGTACTAACACTCTAGTACACCAAGCTACTTATGTAAAATTAGTAATAAACATTCGCATAGTATATTCATCAAGTTATAGTCAAACAACTGTACAAACAAGTATTTATAACCAACTTGCTCAATATTTTAATAATTTTGGTTATCTTGGTACTATTTCATTTGCAAATGTAGCTTCACAAATTCTTTCTGTTGCAGGTGTGGTAAATGTAAGAATAACAAGTATTAATACTGTAGCTATTGATGGTACTACTACAGGTACATACACAAGCGATTTCTTACTTGCAAGCAACCAATTACCTTCTCTATCAGGTATTAATTACACAATTACGGGAAGTAGTAACTTTTAATGGCTGGTAACGTTTTTTCTCAGCAGTTACACTCTACTTTCCCACAGAAAGTAAAAAACTTCCCTGACGATATTTATAACTTTAATGAAGGTGACAATCTTACTACATTAATGAAAATATTGTTAGGTAACAGTGGTACAGGCCAACTTAACAACCTACAACTTGTAGCAAGGTTAGGCCAAAGCACTATAGAGTTTAGCAATCTTGACACAATAATGGGTCTTATCCTCAATGTTAAAAGAGCATCTTCTGAAATATATAGTTTTGCAACCAACCCTTTTATTGATCAATTGACCGATAGCCAATGGCAAGAAATTATACGCAAAGATGCTGCATATCGTGAAAGATTACTTGGTGCAGCTGAAGCATTTCAAATTGGAGCAAGTCTTTGGGGTTTGTTAACTCTTTGCGAAGCATTAACACAAATAAAATTTTATGCAGTAGAAAGTTGGAGAACCCCAGGGTATGGAAGAGGATCTTCTGGTATTAATGAAGCTCAAGAAATAGTATTAATTCCATTGATGGATTCTACAAACAATACTGGTTTCTTTAATTTTAACCAAGGCACAAAAAACATTATTCTTAATGTAATCAACAGGTTAATCTTTTCTAATTTTGTAATTAGTTTCGGTGCCCCTATACAAACTTTTACACAAGTACCTTTATCTTATACTGCTGCTAGCGGTGGATATTCGCAGTATTTTAATCTTCAAACTACTGTAACAGCAAATAATCTAGATACTCCTGGTGTTATTAACCCAGGTGCTAATACACGATACTGGGTAAAAAATGGAACAAACAATGTTGCTCCTCACTTTGCTCACTTGCAAACACAAGAAATCATAATTGACCTAACTGGAAATATCAATTACGTAAGCAGTACTGATACTGTTGGATTCCCAGCGAACAGTGTTGCTTCTCCTTCATTACAAGTTACATCTACATTATACGGTGCACAGTAATATGGCTATTTTACCAAAGAATACAGACCCATCAAAAGATTATGTAGATCAACAAGTAATACCACCACTTACTGTTGATGGAATTGTTTATAATAAAATATATGCACAAACAGGTGTAGTAGACACTCTATCCAATGTTCAAAACACTGGTTATAGCGATCCTAATCTACAAATTTCTAATAATTCAAATAATGTAATTACTTTTAATCCAGCAGCACAAACTAACTGGATCTCCAGTACAGATTTTGGTGGATCAGATAGCAAACCAGTTGTTTTGCAATATAACTTAGTCAATACAACGTATTATAACAATATAAGTTTTGATATTCTCAATGTACCTTGCTACGTAGAATTATTAGACCAAAATGGTAACAATTTACCAGGTGCTTCTACTTTTGTTATAGCTGGTGGTGGAGACATTTACACTACTACAAATTGGTTAAGGATTGAATATAATGCTCCATCTACCAATACAGGTTCTTTTACATACCCTTTAACTGGTTCACAAAGTATTTCAATACGCATTACACGCCAAAAACAAATACAAACAGCCAGTCCAGGTAATTTGTTGACCGATGTCGCTTACTCAGTAGGATTACAAAACTTTAGTATTAAACTTATTATTGAATCAACAGCAGACGTACCTAGTAGCGTAATCAGTGGTACTAACGCGATAATAACTCAAAACCGTTTTGGTTTTGTAGAAAATTATACTTATTCATCAAACAATATAACAAATATGTTTGTAAATGATTCAACATATTGGAAGTGTGCTCCACAACCAGTTAAAGATTCTATTGTTTATTTTTACATAAAAATAAGTGATCCATCGCCATCAACAATTAACCGTTTATATATAGATCCTATTTATAGTAATTGTAAATTTAATGTATACTACACAATTAATTCTACAAACAGCGGTACCGTAGACCCAAGCAGTTTTTATTGGACTCCAATACAACGTGATTTTACATTGCGTAAAGGTATCTATGAAATACCAACTACTAGTTGCACATACTTAAAATTTGAATTTGTAAAATTAATTGCAGAAGCATATGACCTTCCATTGGATTCAGTTAACAGAACTATTAATGTTTTCCCATATGATGTAGAACAATTTTATTCAAATATTGAACAAAATATTATCAATGGTAACGCAGTAAAATATTCTTATGATAGTGGAGCCAATCTAACAACACGAACACAGAATTCTAATCAATTAAGCTCAACAACAATTCTCGGTGTTTCTACTAATACAATTGCTAATGATAATAATTGGCCAAGTCTTGCATCTTTGAACAACTCTCAATTGAATAGTACAACAACGCAAGGACCAACTACAAGCTCATTTATTATTGATCCAAGTATTAGTTACAAAATTATTGATGTTAATGGTAATTACAATTACCAATCATACACTGAATTTCTTCAAAGAAGATTTCCAGATAATAGAATACACAATTATAATCAAATTAACATTCAACAAAATTGGCACCAAGCATATTTTACTGGAATTCGTTACTTAACTGCATTCTACGAGCAAGTATATGATGATCTTAGAGGTCTTCCATCTAATCTACTTGCAAGCAATGGAACTAATACTGGTTTTGTACAACAAGATACAAACTATGTAATGCTTCAAGTAGATCAAACAGCAACAACCCCATGGTTTTCAACAATTGATTCGTTTAAAAGTTTTAATATTGGTGGGCTTACTACGGACTGGCAAAGTTTTCTTACTCAAGGGAACACAATTAGTTCAGACCCAACTTTGATGAATAATCTTACTTCTACAAACTTAGCAAATATGAGCATTAACTCTACTTTGATTAAAAATGGAACATTGGGAACAAGTACTATTTATTCCGTATCAGGAACTCCAGGATCTGTTTACGGTATTAAATCAATGCCGTACGCTAGTGGTACAAACCTTCTCAACTACTACAATGCTAACTTCTTGCCATATTCAGGATCTATTCTTAATTGGTCAGGTGTTAGCGGAACAACTATTACTGGTACCTCTGTTAATTATTACAATCCAACAACGGGTCTTAGTGGCACAGCTAGTGGATTGAGCGTTAGCGGTGGTGCATACACTGCAACATTTAACTTTACCATTCCTAATGTTAATGCAAGCGGTATTAATACGTGGCAAGTGCAATTTGGTGCACCTACTTTTGGTGTTGTTGGTTATGGTAGTTATTCTCCTGCAAGTGGACTTAATTATTATTTCCTTAGCAATGTACAAGCATCTGGTTCTACAACCATCAATCTAAAAACACAATTTATAAATCCTTCTACCAATGCTGTAATATCAGGTACAACTGTAAGCGGAAGCAGTCTTGCGGTTACTTCTGGCATTAACATAGCAACAGTTACTGGAACTAATTATAACAAAAACATTCCAAGCAACATTATTCAACTTGTAATAAGTGGTAGTGCAGCAGTTCCTTATTCTCTATACCAATTGGGTGCTTTTAGTTCACCAGCAACAACTTGGATTGGACCATCAGACCACAGCAATATGAGAATTAGTGGTGTTATACGTGCACTCTTGCCAAGAACAAACCTTGGAACATATAGAGCAAGTTTGTTTGCTACTGACATTCTAGGTAATACAACTGAATTGGTGTATAAAGTATATAATTCATTAACATTACCACTAAATACCTGGTTTGACATACAGTTACAAGGCTATACAGCTACAAACTATGTTTCTTTTAGTATGCAGCTTCAACAAATAAACCCTGCATACAACGAACCATTCTATGTAAGTATGCTAGCACCGTTTTATCACCCAGTTCGTTATGAGTTTGCTAATACCCAAACAAACCAAACATGGTATCCAATTACTACAGGTATTAATAATCCAGAATATTTTATAAGTGTTGCATCTGGTATACCAGCTAGTGGTATTCAAGTGCGTATGACTGCACTCGATCCTAATGTATTTATATCTGGGGTGAGTATCATACCACAATATGACCAGAATGCTTATTATGCTAATCTTAATATTGACTATGTTGGTAGTAGTAAAACCAATGAGGTCAGTTCCAGAAGAGATATTAGTAGTAAACCATATTTCCAATTAAATCAAAATCTTTATCCTTCTGCTTTTAGTATCAACAGAATATCAAACATAACAAATATATACGAACTGAATTGATATTTTTTATAAAATATAGTAGTATTTGTTTATGGCTTCGGAGAAGACAATATATGTACAAAAAAGTGAATTACTCAATGGAGTACTAAGATACAGCTCCTTGGACACAGAAGTCAAGAAAAAACTTTTGATGTTAGATTCTTACGGTACTCTAAAAAACCGTGACAGGATAGATGAATTCGCTGAAATGATCAAGAATAACAATTATTCTTTGGTATTTGAAGATGATGAAGCTGAAGATCTTTATACAGATTTACAATTATGCAGTACTGAGAAATATGAAGTAAATAGCCCGTTCTTGGAAGAACACAGTTTATTTCCTTTTCAACATGTTGGTCTCAATTACGTTTGGAAACAGATGCATTCAGAGAATCCAAAAGTATTAGTTCAATGGGATACTGGCGCAGGTAAAACGCTGCTCAGCTGTTTAACTAGCCAAAAACTATTTGATCATGGTCAGATAGACAGGGTGTTGGTTTTTTGTAAGAAGATCAAACAATTTGACTGGGAACAAGAGTTTAAACGTATGACACATCTTAGCGTCGAAAGAGTTAATGAAAAGATGGTTCGAGCTAAACGTCACGCCTTTTATGAAAAGAATAATAGCCAAGTGTTAGTTCTTAACTACGAAAAAGTACGTGAAGGAAACATGGCTAGAGTAAAAGGCCAACGTAAAAAAGTAAAATCTTATGATCGCACTGACCTTTTGCAAATACTTGAAATGATCAAAGACCAACGTGTTCTTATTATTATTGATGAAGCTCAAAAGATTAATAGCGGTGCAAGCCTTCTTGGTGAAGGATTTCATACATTAATCAACGCAACAGAGAATACAAAAGCATTGGCTTTAACGGCTACCCCATATACGACCAGTCCATTAAATATTAGGAACATATTTTCTGTAGTATCCCCTGGTATACCTGGCGTTAGCGATATTAACCCTGATGCATTTAAAACATTATACGGTAAAGAATTTGGGTATTTTGTTAATGGTTATGTACGAGAAATGTACGTAAAAGAATGGGATCGTACTAAGCTGCCATTGCTTGGTAAAAAACATGAAAACTGGACTCATATTGCAATGAAGAGCGACCCTATCATTGCAGCTCAATTCCCAGAAAGTACGCCTAAAAAATTAGTATATGAACTATCTGATGTAGATCGTGAAATATATGATTGGGCGGAAGATCTTGCACGTCAAAGATACAACCCGGATAATCCAGTAGCTAACTGGAGTTATATTGATGTTTTGCGAATGATATGTAATACAACTGCTGGTCTTAAGAATAGTGAAGGCAAGTTTGCAAAAGAAATAGTACAACAATTTGGTGACAGTATAAACATTCTCAATAGTGCTAAGTATCAGCTTATTGAAGACAACGTGGAATCATATGTTGAGAACAATGAAAAATCAGTTCTGTTTACGTTCTGGACCAATGGAACATTATTTCCATACTTAGAAGCATTAAGAAAAAAGTTTCCAGATATTCCGGTGTTACCAATTTGGGGTGTTGGTATGGATACAGACACAGTTGCAAAAAACATCGCTACGTTTAACTCTGTAAAAGGCCCTGCTATTCTTATAACTAGTGATGTTGGCCAAGAAGGGTTGAATCTTTATGCTCCATATCTTTGGAACATTGAAGTGCCTCGCACATACGCTGATTATAAACAACGCAAAGATCGTATTAATAGAGCTGATTCAAAATCAAAAGGTGTTGACAAAACATGGGTATATCGTCCAGTTGCAGTAAACACCATTGAAGAACGAGTTGATGCTAAAGTATTAAGACGACGTGCAGAGGCAGAAGCAATCCGTGGAGTGGTTGATGAAAATGCCGACATGGAAGATACAATTGATTTGACCCCATATGGTTTTTTGTTTTGATTTGACTTTTTTTAATAGATATATTAAGGTTTATTTACTTACACAAGGAGGCTCTATAAAAAATTAATGTACTTATCCATATAGTGTTAGGAGAAATCTTGAGACGTTTAATTACGATTTCAATCCTGGGAGCCATGACAATCTTTGGACACCATGCCCCAGTTCTAAAAGTAACAACGAGCAAAGAAACACCCCGAGTGGTTCAAAAAATTAAAAAAGTAGTACATCCAGTAATATTATTTTCTAGACCAATTATGTTGGTTTGGGAAAAAGTTAACATTTGTGAAATGGGTGGTAATTGGAATTACATAGGCCCCTACTATAGTGGTGGTTTAGGCATAACCAATATCAACTGGATTAAGTTTGGTGGATTAAAATTTGCCAAGAATGCAGGATTAGCAACACCAGAGGAGCAGGTGACAATTGCTCGAACGATCGAAGGCAGTAGTTATGTCCCCGATCAAAATGGTTGCGGACAAGGATGGTAAAGGAAAAAATGACAGGCAAGAACAAGAAAAACGATTATGATCAAATCCATAGAGATCTTATGGACATGATTCTTAGTGGTCAAATGCACAGTACTTTAATTGGTAAGACTGTGGCCGTTGGCAGTAAGACTGACAAAAATCTTAAAGAACTTGAAGATTTTGTAGAATATATTGTAAATTTGCTCAAAAAAGCAGAACAATTCCGAAAGGATAATGTAAAAAAGAGCAAATAATAGCTTTAGTTTATGAGGGCGTTCCGCTCCTCATGAAGGGCCTGGTCTTCCTCGGGAGTTGCAGTCGGTGTTCAACTTTGACTCCTCCCGAGGCCCTTCCCTTAGCTATTTACTCCACATAAATATTATGGAACGTAAATATATTGATTACGATTGGCAATTAGCAGCAGCTTGTAAAGGTGTTGATGTCAATGCTTATTATGCAAAACATGGTAGAACCAATGAACAATATATTTTTGGTATTTGCGATGGTTGTCCTGTTTTTAAAGATTGTTTAGACCATGCTTTGAAGTTTGAAGAGTATGGTTATTGGGCTAAAACAGGTCCAAGAGAACGAGTTGCAATGCGTGAAGAGCTTGGTATAGAATTGGTTAATATTAACTGGTTTTAAGGACAAGTATGAAAATAGGATTAGTAATCCCAATTCTTAATAATTTTGATCAAGCTGTCGATTTTATTTATAGTGCTAAAACTGATCATGAGTTAAAACTATATATTCAACCACAGTATAGATATCAAGTTCCTTTAGCTGCTGCCTGGAATTCTGGTATTCGTCAAGCTATTAGTGATAAATGTGATGTAATTATTGTAAGTAATGATGACGTTCTTTTTTCTGAAAAAACAATAAAACAATTAGTTCGTGAAACTTTGGCAATGCCAGATAATTATGTAATGGCTTTCCCAGTAGATGTATTTGATACATTAACTGATCCGACACAAATCTTATGGGATGATGAAGTCCTGGGTGATGCCACAAAAAGCATAGAAGATCAAAGTTTTGCTTGTTTTGCAATACGACCAGACTTTTTTGATAAATGTGGTACTTTTGATGAAAATTTTGATCCAGCTTGGTGGGAAGATACTGATATGAAATATCGTATCAGTTTGCTTGGATACAAAACATTGCAAACAAGTATTCCTTATGTGCACATTCGTCACCAAACTACTCAAAAATTAACAGCGCCTCTTAACTCTTTAAAGAGCGGTGAGTATTATGTAAAAAAATGGGGAAGTGCTCGTAAAGACTTGAAAGAAGCCTATCGTACCCCCTATAATAATCCTAATATAAGTCCAAAGGAATGGAGACTCCTATGAGCAAAATCAAAGTACTAGCGTGGGGTGACTACGCATGTAGCACTGGTTTCGGTACTGTAATGAAAAATATTATGACTGAGATCAATAATACTGGAAAGTATGAGATTGATGTTATTGGAGTTAACTACGATGGTGGGCCTTATGACAGAGAACTTTGGCCTGGTACTCTATGGCCAGCCATCAGTGCCTTGCGAACACAAGGACCATACGGAGACGTTTTTGGTCGTCAAGTATTCCTAGATAGACTTGCTCAGGTTGATTACGATATTGTATTTATTGTTCAAGATACTTTTATTGTAATTGATATCGTTCCTCAAATCTTGGAACTCCAACGAACAAAGCCAAATACATTCTCATCTGTTTATTACTATCCATTCGATTGTGGTCCACGTGAAGAATGGGTAAAACAATGTGTTGCAAGCTTTGATTTCCCAGTTGCTTACACAGAGTATGCAAAGGGTGAAAGCCGTAAATTCATTGGTGCTTTGGCAGACAAACAAGATGTTATTTACCATGGAACAAATACAAAAAACTTTTTCCCATTATCACCTGAAGATAAGAAAACTGCTAAAGAAAACATCTTTACAGCAATGAAAGATAAGTTTGTTATCACTAATGTGAACAGAAACCAAGGTCGTAAAGACATCTCACGTAGCTTAATGATCATGAAGCAATTGAAGGATATGGGTGTTGACAATGCATTCCTTTATATGCACATGCAAGAAAGCGATTTTGGTGGAAGCATTATGCAAATGGCAAGATCAATTGGTCTTGATCCCAATGTTGACTTTACAGTGCCAGACCCAAGACAGTTCGGTGCTCACAGTGGTTTCCCAATTGAATTCCTTAATCATATTTACAATGCAAGTGACGTTTATCTAACCACTACTCATGGTGAGGGTTGGGGTTTGAGCATTACCGAGGCAATGTCTGTAAAGCTTCCGGTCGTTGCTCCTAACAACACGTCAGTGCCAGAAATTCTTGGAGAAGATCGTGGTTGGAAGGTATCTAGTGGCCACACACCGAGCCACTGGATTATTAAAGACAATGATAATGAGCGTATGCGTCCTTTGATGGATGTTGAAGAAGCTGCTCAAACTATTAAGTATATTATGGATCACCCAGAAGAAGCTGCTGAGCGTGCTGAAAAAGCTTATGAATGGGTCATTTCACACACTTGGACAGATGTATGTAAGCAATGGTTGAATGTATTTAACAAAGCAACTAATAAAGCAAAGATGGCACGTAAACTTAAGGAACAAAAGTAGTGTCACGACGTGTAGTTAGTATCACTCCATTCCATAACGAGACACATATTCTTGAATTGCGTCTTGGTATTTTGGAAGACGTAGTTGATCATTTCTACACGATTGAAGCTACTAAAACTTTTACTGGTCTTGATAAGCCAATGCTTGCCAACACCATCAAGCACCCAAAGCACACAGTCATAGAGATTGAGTTCCCTGAGGGTCTTGATGAATGGGGTCGTGAGAACTACCAGCGTGATATAATTCTTGATTTATCTGAATATAATGATGATGATATTGTTCTTATCAATGACCTAGACGAGATACCCAATCCTAAAGCTATTGAATTCTTACGTGAGAATTTTGATCCTGACTTCTCATATTCATTCAATATGATTGTTCACCAATACTATTTAAACAATCAAAACATTGGTGAAGGTTTGTGGTGGAAAGCCAAAGCCTGTAGTGTCCGTGAGTACCGGGAGCCTGGATTCAATGCTACTTCATTAAGATTAAGTTTTAATTCAATCAGCGTTCCAAATGGTGGATGGCACTGGACTTTTTGTGGTGATACTAAGTTTATTAAGAATAAAATCGAAGCATTTGCTCATACTGAATGTAATACTGATCAAATTAAATCTAGTTTAGATTATAATTTTGAAAACAATACAGATACTCTTGGAAGAGGATATGAGTTGAGATTAGTAGATATTGATTCTGATTTTTATCCAAAATACCTTAGAGATAATAAAAATAAATATAATAAATATATTAAGGAAACAATCAATGAGTAGCTTTCCAGTTTGGTTTCAACCACATTTTTTTGATAGGAATTTACCAAAAGATCGTGAATATCGTGTATTGCAAATTGGAACATACACAGGTGATGCAACGGAGTGGTTGCTTAACAATCGTAATATCATAACTATAGACGATGTAGATACATGGGAAGGTTCATTAGAATTAGCGCATGAGACTATTAATTTTGCAGAAGTAGAAGTATATTATGATAGCAGGTTTGGTGAAGATTCACGAGTAATCAAGCACAAAATGACTAGCAATGAGTTTTTTAAAAACAATACTAAAAAGTACGATTTTATCCTTATCGATGGAGACCATACAGCTAGCCAAACAGCTATTGATGGATTAAATGCTTTTCAATGCCTTGAAGTAGGCGGCATTATGGCTTTTGATGACTACGAATGGAATCTTGGTAAAGGCTCATATTACAATCCTAAGGATGGTATCAATGCCGTCTTGAATATTGCTCATGATTATATTAGAGTAATAGAATTGACTTATCAAGCATGGATTGAGAAAGTATATGAGGATCAATAATGGATTTTGATGAATGGTTAAAGTTTGGTGTCGATAAGGGTTATTGCACAGAACAATTCTGTAGTACTCATGATGGTTTTCCCATGCATGAAAGCGAAGAAAGATCGTGGGATGAAGGTGGAGATCCTTGCGCCCATGTGGTAAGATTAGGTTCAATCGAAGATTGGGATATAGGAGAATAATATGAATAGTACATTAAAAGGTTTTTTGAATTTTCTAGGTGGTCTCACTGGTGGTAATAACAATGTACCAGATATTCCACTCCCACTAGGAACAGAAGCACCAAAGCCAGCACCTAAGAAAGCACCAAAGAAAGCTGCTCCAAAGAAGAAGGAACAATAATGCACGTAATGTTAGTATTAGTTTTACCAGCATTATTTTTTATGTTTGTTGGTGCTTTTGTTCATATGTTTAGCCAGGGTGTAAAGAATGGTATTTATCAGAAGTCTAAAGCTCCTGAGAAGAAAAGCCCATGTGGTGGCAACTGTAATTGTAAATGTAAGAAGTAATGGCTAAAGATCTCAATTGGGCAGCAAAAACTATGCTAGAACTAGCACAGATCCCAGCCCAACCAAAGCTTATTGCTGCGTTTAGTAATTATAGTGCTAATACAATGTGGGTTAAAGGCGTTATCAAGTCTGCATCTCGTAGAGTTGTTAATGATATGAGCAACCCCTATTTTGAACAAGCAATGGATATCCTACGTGAGAATGGCATAGACGTTAACATCTATGATACTAATTAGCTTATTGCCCTAGTAGCTCAACGGATAGAGCATCGGAGTTCTAACCCGCAGGTTGCAAGTTCAAGTCTTGCCTGGGGCACCACGGATGGGTAGCGAAGTGGCCAAACGCGGCTGGCTGTAAACCAGTTCTTTATTGTTCGGGGGTTCGAATCCCTCTCCATCCACCAAGATTTGACAATCATATTGTTTTTATGGTAAAGTTTTTATAAACAAAAGTAAGGATTATATGGCTAGATTAAGTACACAACTCTTAAAACGTGGAACACAATTTGCTATTGGTATGGAATTAGTTAAATTAAGCAATCGTATGGAAGAGAATAAAAAAATTATGGAAGAAGAAAGAAAAAAAGTTCAAGAAACACCAACTTTTAAAGAACCATATAAGTATGTTTTTTATGAAAAAGGTGTTGATCAAGTTATTGAAGTAACTGATACGTTGCTTGAAATTGTTTTAGCAAATGGCATTGAAGTCGATGAAACAATTATGTTTAAAGCAAAAGAACTCATAGATATGATGAATTGGGTAAAAGAGGCTGCTAGGAGAAATGAAGAAAACAATGAATGAACATGAATATCAAATTGGTGACATCGTAGCTCTTAAACTCAATCTAGGTAAAGTTGTTGGTAAGACTACTGATGGTAGAATAATTATTGAATGGACCTACGATGAAATTGACGCAGTGCCAGATGATCAGCTATTCTTAATTGAAGAACGAAAGGAAGACAATGACAGTGAAATGCCAATGCCCTAATTGTGGATATCGTCATCTAGTTGAACACGCTAGATTACAAGCTGAATCATTAAAAAAAGATCAAGAACTAAAGGAAGATGATGGAACTGAAACTATCGGTTAGTATCGGTGCAACTCTACAAGTAAAGAACGCTAAAGGCGAATGGGATTGGATTAAGCCCGAAGTCGGTGCTGAGCTTTCTATTAGCCCAAATGAACTAGCTGCTGATCTTGAAGAGGGTGAGGATATGAACACACGCCTCCAGGCACTGTTTGGAAGCATGTGGGACGATGTTGTAGGTCCTCAATTTAAGAACGTAGTAACAGAACTTATTTCAGAACCACTTCCAAAAGTAGAAGAATCTACAGAAGAAGAGGTTGAATCTACATCAGAAGATTCTGACATAGTTGTAACTGATGAGGAAGAATACTACTAATGACTGTTCTTGCTGCTGCTATTACCAAAGTTGATGGAGTGGTTATTGCCGCTGATTCAGAAATCTCTTGGGATTATAACAAAACTCATGAAGGATCTGGAAAGCTTTGGATTGATAAAGAACGTCAATACATTTTTGGCGGTTGTGGCAGCGTTAGAGCAACTCAAGTAATTCAACATTGGACTGATTGGCCTGAACTACGTGAATTTCATCGTGACAATCTTGAGCAATTTATTGTTAAAGATGTAATTCCAGCAATGAGAACTGCACTTGATGAGCATGGTGCATTGGAGACTAGTAAAAAGATTGAATCTTTTGGAGCTGGTCTTTTAATTATCATTGATGATAAGATTATAGCTATTGATGATGATTTTTCAGTAACTATACCAATTAGTGGTCGATGGGCTATGGGATCTGGTGCACCAGAAGCATTTGGTTCTTTGGGTGATGAAGGCCCATGGACAAAAAATGATGTTATTAAAGCAGCTAGAAACGCAACTAAAACTGCAGTAGGAGTTAGTGGCGATATATGGTATGCTACTAGCAAGAGTCTTGAAATCAAACAAGCTTAATGAGTAAGGAGAAAAACAATGGGTCAACCAATTATGCCAAAGCGCAAGGTACCTACTACTACACCCCTGCAGGAGGTTATGGAACCTTCGTATGGAGAATCACCCAAGGTGGCAACACGAGCGGAGACTCGAAGAAATAGTGCCATTGATGTAAACCTCACGAATGTTGATGAGGTTATGGGATCTCTCTTTGAGGTTCTTGGTTCTACAAATATTAGTGCTCCATCTCCTAATGTTACTCCTTTAGAGGTTGATACTCTTTCTGCAGAATTGATTGCTGTTCGTAATGCTAAGGACATTGTAGAAGGACGAGAGAGTGCTCTTAAGGCATACGCAACAGAAGTTATTAATATGCGGATTGCCCACGAAGGCAAAGATTACACAACAGAAAGTGGCTACCTAGTTAGTCCAGAACATGGTATAAAGCTAAGTAAAGAAGTTTCTGGCGGTAAACTTAATATTGATATTGATTTGTTAAGACAAAAACTAGATGCAGATCAGTTTGCAAGTATAACTAACGAGATTGGTATTAATAAAACAATCAAGTACCCCAATGGTAAGTCTGAGACTTCATACTCTTTAGAATATGAACTCAATGAAGAAGCTTTGGAAAAAGAACTTAAACTTGGCAACATAGGCATGGAACAGATTGTTCAGGCAACTACTCCTGGTAAGGTTCGTTCAGCGTTCTATGTCAGAAGCCTCTAATAGGCCAAAACGTGCATTAAGACTTCGTGATGATGATCTTTTGTTTACTCAAGGGATGGCTGCAGCATTTTTTGATTTATTGCCAGCAGCTTTTAGAGCAAAAGAACAATTTTTATACGATTCTCTGGGCAATCAAATAGAGATTAATAGAACACCTGGCGGTAAAAGACGTTACAGCCTAAATGACATACTTAAAATTGCTCATGCTTTGCGTAGAGCTAATAAGATGACAGATCGACAATTACGTTTGATTGTATTAAGAGTTGATGCTTTTAAAGAACCAATAAAGAAACACCGAAATCGCTATCGAAAAGGTAGTAAATAAAGATAACCATGGAAAAGAAAACATTACTTATTTTTGATGGACATAATGTTTTCATTCGCTCGTTTAGCGGGTTGATGAGGCAAGGTCTCAGTGCCCCAGATGGATCAGGTACATGGGGAGCTTATGGTGCATTTAATGTTATTGCCAACTTAGTGCGTAAGTATGAGCCATCACATCTTCTTGTAGCCTTTGATAAAGGACGTAGCTCTAAAAGATTGGCTCTCGATCCAGAATATAAAGCCAATCGCAAACATGATAATAAGAGTCCAATGGGCGATGTTTTTTCAATGGAATTTAAACCACAACTTAGCATGTTTATGCATCTTTGTTTAAATGCTGGTTTGCCATATATGCGTATTGAGAATGTAGAAGCAGATGACATAATTGCTACAGCTGCTTTGAATTATTCAGGAGTTTTTGAACGCATTATTATTGTCAGTGCTGATCATGATTTGCACCAATTAATTAGACACAACATTACGGTTGTTAAACCAAGCATCAGTTATAAAGATATTGAAGAAGAAATATACGATGTTGTTTCCATCCACGAACAATGGGGTGTAGACCCATGGCGCCTTCCTGAAATCTGGGCATTGATGGGCGATAAGGGTGATAACGTTAAAGGAATCCCAGGTATTGGTCCTAAGAAAGCTACAAAACTTATTGCTGAAAATGGTGATCTAAATTCTGTACTGGCATTAGAAGACCCAAAAATATCTGATCATATAAATACAGTTCGTCTTGCTAAAAAATTAATTGAATTAAATATTGATGAAGAGCTTGCATTCCCTCCATTGGGTAATCTACAATTCAATCCAGTGAAATACGGCGATGATAATGCTTTAAACCTTGAACAGCTATTTGATCAACTTGGGTTTGTTCAAGTAAAAGACCGATGGAAGAATAACACCTTATGGAAGGACGTTATCCCTTTTGGTAGGAAATTGCGATGAATAGCAAATGGATTATCAATCCATCGATTGATATGGTTGATGTGTTATCGCAATATGGTCGTTTTCTACCTAATGATTATCGAATGGTAATTGAACACTTGTTTGTACCTAACAGTTTTGAAGAATACAAAGAAAAAACAGGTCGTAAATTTCTAATTGTTGGATCAAAAGAAACGCCTGGTCTTATTGCTAAAAGTGTATTCCTTTGCATTATGTTGTCAGGACCAGATAGCATAGTTGTAAAAGTACCTAGCTTAGATGAAAGTTTCTTGGTGCAAAATGTATTAGATAATTATGCTGAACATATTCGTACTAGAATCTTTGTTGCACACAATGATGAATTAAAATTAAGTAGCGAGTGGCGAGATGAAATTGAAAATTCTACTGATATTATTGTTTTTGGCAATCAGAATGCTATGGAAACGTTTAGAGAATATGAAACGGTTGATCGTCGCGTTTGGGAACATGGTTTTAAATTTAGTTTTGGATTAGTTAGATCTGAACAATTAACACCAAGTATAATTAATAGAATATGTTTTGATTTCTTTTCTTTTTATGGTGAAGGATGCTTAGCACCAAAGTTTTATTTTATTTTAGGTAAATTAACTAAAAAACAGATTAAAGAGTTCAGTGCAGCAATGATTACATTCTATGGTGAGTTTATAGAAAGTTATAGAGATAAACTACCTTTAACACGCAAGAGCGAGTTGGTGCAAAAAATAATTAATTCTAATTATGTTGCTCGTTATGTTCGCCTTGAGAACTTGAATTCTAAAGATCTGTTTGATACACTCTATGGTGACATACGTTTGATTGTTGCCGAAGACATAGAAGTAGTAAATGATTTTATTGATGATTGGATTGATAATATTAGTACTATTGCTATAAATGTTGATGACGATCCTTATTCGTTAGATTTTTTAGAAGATAAAATGATCATACGTATTTGTGAAGTAGGCAACATGCAGTTCCCAGAGTTTTTTGAACAATATGACAGTGTAGATGATTTTAATATTTATGCTGACGAAGAATTAGATGATCCATTTGAGGATTATTTTTAAGATCTTACAAAAGTAAGAAAGGAAAGTAAATGAATAGAAAAAGATCGAGACAGATAGTTGATATCGTGTCAAAATCAAATGTGATTAAAATGTTTGTAACTGCTGTGTTTGGCATTGTTTTTCTTATATTATCGCCAATAGTAATCATAGCAACACCATTCATTTATTCTTGGCATCTTGTTGATGCTGTGTTTGAACAAAAAAATAAATTAAACAGTTTTTCTTTGTTTGAAGCTCCTAGCAAATGGGGTGGCTTTGAAGTAGATTTTAGTAGTTGGAAAAACAATACGGACGGTGAATGGTAATGGAAAACCTTGCACAACTTTCTGATGTAATGTTTGAGCGAAATATAGCCATCGTTGCTAGTAGAAAACAAGAAGTACAAATCTTTAGTGATGGATTCGTATACGTAGGATATATCTGTGGTCTTGATGAAAAATGGGTACAGGTTTATGGCCATGAAGAAAACGATAGAGATGATATAGTCACTCAATGGCGATTTTTATTGATTAACAAATCTAATATTTCTGCCATTGGTCCAAATGGTCGTGGTTTGCATGACATCGATTCTGTAACGCGTGAATTTATTAGTAAAAAGATTCAAATGTTCTCAGATGTATGTGATAAGTTTCTATCAGTTAGAGGAATTAAAAATGACACTAGAAAAGAAAAGTTTTGATGGTCCATTGTCAAATTATGATGACAATGACTACGATGACGTTGTTGAAGTAAAGCTAATAGAGAGTAAAGAAGATCTTGTAAAAGAATTAGATCTCTCTACTGCAACTCCTAAAGAGCTATTGCTATATTTTTCTAATCGTTATAAAGAAGTTAACGGTTTTGAATATGTAGTTGAATGGGTCAAAGAGCTTGCTATACTTAAAAGCTTCCAAGAACGTTATAAGGAAGATGCTGGTCCAATGATTGCATTGTTGTTTGACAAGCATGGCGGTAAGATTAATGATATGGTTATGACCATTACAGCTTTTAGTAAGGGCAGTAAATGGATTCAGGACACCCTCTACATTGAGTTGCAACAAAATAAGATAAAAGAAGAGAACCGACCAAGTTCAGAAGGGTTAATGAATACAGATGACTTCTTTAAACGATTCGCTGTTTGATTGGCAAAAAGATTACGTCAATCTAAAATATGATTTTCTAGATGATGAAGAGATTGAGTACCTAGAACTCAAGCATCCCCAGTTTGAGACGTTCAATAAAAACGGTTGTCCTACATGCGAAGATAGAACTTGTGGTGATTGCAAAGTTCAATTGCAATTGTACAAACACTATCTACGTGCTGGCATTGGGCTCAATTATCAACGACTTGATTGGCAAGATTTCAACGGTGATCACAAAGGTTTAGAGCTTGCACAGATTTATCTAAGTCAACATAAGGACTTTGTTAAAGGTGGAATGGGTTTGATGTACCACGGAACATGGGGTACAGGTAAAACACTTCTTACAAGCCTTATGGCCAAAGAGCTTGTAAAGCTTGGTTATACTGTTTACTTTGCTACTTTTACACAAATGGTTGATGAGTTCACCAGAGGATGGGGTAGCAACGAAGAAAAAGCTCGTTTTGAATCTAAGGTAGTTAAAAGCGATGTATTCTTCTTGGATGACATTGGCAAAGAGTTCCGAACAAAGAACAACCTAAGTGAAGCAACGTTTGACCATGTATTGCGTCAGCGTGCGCTCGACAACCGCCCTACATTTATTACTACGAACATGACAATTGAAGAATTGAATGAAGGATACGGTAGTGCTATTTTTTCTCTCCTAAAAGAAAGAATGATTGTACATAACATGGATGGTGTCGACTATCGTGAGTATGCAAGGAACAGAACTCTTGATGAAATCAAGAATGGTACAGTACGTAAGATTATTTAATAGAAAGTAAGAAGATGGATATTGAAAAGAGTATGGTTCGCCATTTTGTCAAGCTAGAAAGTTTTGATGATATATGGGCGAAAGGAATTCGTAGTGAGCACTTCTTTGATGATGGTGTACGTGAGTTGTTTGAATATAGTGTGGATTATTACATTCGCAGTGAGTTCAAACAAACTGTAGATCGTGATTTCCTTGAAACTAAGTTTGAAGATTATTTTGCTCGTAATGAGTGGCCTGAAGAAGAATACCTAGTAGGCGTTCTTATTGAAGAGTTGATAACTAAATATCGTAAAGCATCTACTCAGAGTGCTTTGCTAAAAGCTGCCAATGCTTTGGAAGATGACCCAGAGGTTGGTATCTCCATGGCACTAAGTAGCCTTACAAAGATTCAGAGTGATACCAGTACACGTGAGCGTATTGAAATCTACGGTGATGGTTACGAACGTCGTGTGAATGATTACATGGATGAAGTATCTAACCCAACAAAAGATAAGAAGGGCATCTATCTTGGCTGGGATGCATTGAATGATCACATGTATGGAATTCAGAAAGGTGAGCTTGCGGTTGTCGTAGGTATCCCTAACGTTGGTAAGTCATGGGTAGGTTCCGTTATTGCTCTTGAAGCAGCACGCCGTAAGAACAAGGTTTATTTTGCATCGTTAGAACTTCGTAAAGAACTAACCTTGATGCGTCTTGACTGTCTTGTTAGCGGTGTGCCGTATGCTCGTTATGAGCGTGGTCAGCTAACACCTAATGAGTTGAAGCGTCTTAAAGAAGCTCGTGAAGAGGTTATGGAGTTTGGTGAGTATCTACTCATCGACTCTCCTAGCCGTAAGAGCGAGCGAAGCGTTATGGAACTTTACTCTAAGGCTAAGCATTGGGGAGCAGACATGATTGTCGGTGACCAGTTGTCATGGATTAGCACTGAGAAAAGTTACGGCCAAGCAAGCAACTTCCAGACTCTACAAATGTCTGAAGTGATTACTGATGTTGCATCTACCAACCGAGAGATGGGTATGGCCTCTGTATGGCTTGCTCAGTTCAACCGTGAAGCTATGAAAAATAAGAAGGGTCGTGGTGGGCTAGCTAACATTGGACTTAGTTCACAGATCGAACAGATTGTAGACATGGCTATCGGCATTGGTGCTACCAAGGAAATGAAGCAACAAGAGGCATTGGTGATGGATATTCTTAAGAGTCGTCGCAGTGACCTTAAGTCATGGATGATGGGTTTTGAACTTAAAGATCGTACGTCACTTCAAGTTGTTCGTGAATATGAGGATAACAATGATTGAGAGAACTCCTAAAGAAATGGGCCAAGACGCCCTTAGAGATTTAAACCCAGAAGACCGAGCCTTTCTAGAAAAGGTTAAAAAAGAAAACAAAGACTTTTTGGAAAAGTTAAAGAATGACACCATTATCTGATTTGTTCCCTGGTCTTGATGTTAGGGTGGTGCTTCAAGATATTATTGGGGTAGGAGAATTGATTGAGAATGGTGATGAATTTATCCATTCTTGCCCGTTGCCTTTTGGCATGCACAAAAACGGTGATCGTAACCCAAGTGCCAGCATAAACAAAGATACTTTCCTTTTTAACTGTTTTACCTGTGGCGGGGGTAGCATAATCTGGCTAGTCCAGAACTGTATGAATGTCACCAAAGAGGAGGCTATTGCTGTCCTCAAGAATGAGGTAGCAGAGCTTAAGGTTGTATCGGTTGAGGACTTTATTAAACGTCTTGAAGGGGTATTTGACAACAGTCCCCAGGACCGTACAGAGATCCCAGTTTATAGCGATAACCTGCTTAAAAGGTGGGAAGGTCCCTGTGAGTATTTGACCGTTAGAGGGGTCTCAGAGGCCGTTCAGAGGGCGATGCGCACGGGTGTGGAGAGGGGAAGGACCGAAATTTCTAAATCCCCAGAAGGGGACGTAAATGTGACCCTGGATAGGGTCGTACTGCCCCACTTTATGAAGGGTAAGTTGGTCGGATGGGTCGCTAGAAAGATCCAAGATGTGCCAGGAGTGCCAAAGTATAGGAACTCTAAAGGCTTCCCACGAGGAGCTTGGTTGTATAACTTAGATAACGCCAAGGCGTTTGACAAAGTCTATGTTGTAGAGAGCCCGATGAGCGTCCTTGTGTTGAAGAGTAGAGGGATTGACAATGTCGTGGCGACCTTCGGCGCAAAAGTAGATGCTCAACAGATTGGGTTACTGCGTAACTTCTCTAAGGTAACTATCTTTATGGATGGCGACTTGCCTGGAAGGAATGCAACGTATAATCTAGTGGAGCAATTGAAGTTGTATACTAAGATTGCAGTTATCGAAACACCGGATGACGAGGATCCTGCTACATTGTTGGAGATTCCTAGTACGATGAACTCGATGGAATGGCAATTAACACATCAAGGAGTAGCATGAGTTTTTTAGGTAGCATTCATCATTGGCTTAACGGTCATGTCTTTGATATGATATTGGCTTATTGGTTTTATGCTTGGGCTAGAAGAATTTTTTAAGTAATTTGATTTATGGTGGAGACATGTGGTACCGTAGTACAAGCGTCAACGTGACGATATAACAATTATAGAAAATAGGTAAATAAAATGGCATTGAAAAAAGGTATGTCTGCAGTACGTGAAAGCCTTGAACGTTCGCAGAAAAGTAGTGGCCCTAAGACGTATGAACAGACCAACTGGTTCTACTGGCAGGGTGGAGAGAGCAAAGTTCTCCGATTTTTAACTGACTCGAATGACATCTTTGTTGTTCCAGTGCACGATAATGTTCCTACCCATGATGGTAAGAAGAAGACGTTTGTATGCCGTTCTGCATTCGATGCTTCATGTGAGCTTTGTCAGAACAAGGTATACCGTCGTGATGTTGGTTATGGCGTAGCAGTGCTCCGTGAAGAAGTACGTGAAGACGGTAAGATTACTGGATACCGTGATGTTACTTCTGAATACAGTGAGACTGTTGACGGTAAGACTGTAACTAAGAAGAAGCCGTATGTCGGCATTGTTTCACAGGGTATGCGCAACTACTGGAATCAGATTGCGGTTATCGCTGAGAAGTATGGTTCACTCCGTGACCGTGAGATTGAGATCTTGCGTCAAGGTGCTGGAACTGACACCACATACATGGCATTCGCTCTTCCTGAAAAGGCAATTGAGAACATCGACACTCGGTATGCTAAGTTCATGCCAGATGTAGAAGCATTCCTCAACCGTATTGGTAGCCAAGAGTACTACGATGCTCAACTACACGGAATCATCAAGGAAAAAGAAGCACCTAAGGCTTCTGACACTCCTACTCCTGCTGCTGCACCTGTTGCGGAAGAAGAAGAGTATGGTGAAGATGAGTATGTCGCTATCGATGAAGAGACAACAGCTGAACGACTTCGTAAGAAGCTAGCAGCTAACTAAAGGTTTGACCCTTGATGAGGGAGGATTAGTCACCTCCATCTTGATGGAACTTATCAAGGAATCAAATATTCTGAAGACTCAGTGGAGTAGTGGGTTAACCCGACACGATTCATTGCTCCACTGGGTACTCAGATAACTACTAACGTAATAAGAAAGAATAGAATGCCATTCAATGCACTCGAAAACAAAGTAATTATTAAGATCGCTGCAGTAGAAGAAACCACCGAGAGTGGTCTTTACATTCCGGATACTGCTACTGCTATGCCTGAAACTGGTGTTGTTGTATCTATTGGACCAGGAAGAATTGCCATGGATGGATCTATCATCCCAACTGGAATTAAAGCTGGAGATAAAGTAATATTTGAACGTCGAGCTGCTCAAAAAGTTGAACTCGATGAAGAAGAATATCTTGTGTTCCTTACGGATCACATTCTAGCTATCGTAGAAGAGTAATCATGAAGTTGTTTCTTCAAATACTTGTACCTATTCTAGCTTACCTAGGCATTGGTGCTATGGGTGCCAAAAATAAAGATGATTGGAAATACATTGTCTTTTTACCATTCTACTTGGTTATATTTTTAGGGATTTTTACTCTAATAGTTTTCTTTCTAAAGTGGTTATATGCATGAACACTGAGTGGGTAACCATGTATGATGGTAAACACATACACATAGTTGGTGCTAAACGTTTGCCACGTAAACGTAAAAAGTTAGTCACAATAATTTATCAATGTTTGCCAAACGATAAATCTAGGGAATATCTTGTAACTAGTCCCAAATATATTGATAGAGTAGAAAAACAATTAGTAGAAAAGAATAGCAATGACAGATCGGTTAGTGCACCTTCACACGCACAGTGAGTACAGTTTTTTGGATGGTCTTTCAACTATTGACCAAGTAGTAAATCGAGTAGTAGAGCTTGGACAAGAATCCGTTGCTATCACTGATCATGGCGAATGTGGTGGCCATCTTAGGCTTCAACGTGCTGCAGATAAAGCAGGCATCAAACCTCTCTTTGGTATGGAAGGATACTTTACTGAAGATCGTTTTGAGAAAAGTGGTCGCAAAGGTGAAAATTATGACCACATGACCATCATTGCTCTTAACAACAAAGGTCTAGAAAACTTGTGGGCTTTGAGCAGTCTCGCTTATATCGAAGGTAGTTATTACGGTAATCCACGATTCGATTGGGAATTGCTAGAACGATATAACGAAGGCCTTGTTGTTACTGGTGGTTGTATGGGTGGTTGCATTGGTAAGCACCTTAAAGATGGTGAACACTATGAGAAAGCTGTTGAACGCATTGGTAGATACCAAGCAATCTTTGGTGATCGTTTTCACTTGGAACTACATACATATCTTGACCCTGAAAGTAATGAATGGAACCTACGTGTAGCTGAAGCGGCAGTGGACTTTAGTGTTCCTCTCTTGGCTGTTAGTGACTCTCATTATGCTGAGCCTGAGCAATGGTTTGCTCACGAACTAATGACTGCAATTCAAATGGGTAAGACTATCAACGACCCTAACCGTTTCTCTTATGGTCCAAACCAGCTATGTATTTTTTCTGAAGAAGAAACCCGAAGTCGTTTGAGTTACTTGCCAGAATCATTGGTTGATCAAGCTATCAACCGTACTAATGAGATAGCACAGATGTGTGATGCTCGTGTCCCAGGTTCTCGTAAGATGCCTGTATTCTATTCATCTTCTGCTATGGATGAACGTAAGATTCGTGAAGTTATCGAAGAAGGTTTTGCCAACAAAATTGTTGGTCACGTAGACGAAGAATTAATTCCTAAGTACCGTGAACGCATGGAGTATGAACTTGAAGTTATTGTTACACGTGGCTTCCCAGGTTATTTCTTAACAGTGCATGACATTATTGATTGGAGTAAAAAGAATGGTTTCCTCGTTGGTCCTAGTCGCGGGTCAGTTGGTGGTTCTCTTCTTGCTTACGTTATGGGCATTACTACCGTAGACCCAATGCCATCTGGTCTTATTTTTGAACGTTTCCTTAATCCTGAACGTGTAAGCATGCCCGATATTGATATTGACATGCCAAAGAATGAACGTCATCTTGTTCGTGAGTACCTAGAAAATAAGTACGGTAGGAATAATATTGCAAGCATTGGAACTTTAAATACACTGGGTCCGAAACAGGCACTCCGTGATATTTGTCGTGGTCTTGATATTAATAAGGATGATACTCAGAAAATGATTGATATCATCGATGATGACTGGAACATCAAGAACCGTGGTGCTACATGGGAAGATGTTGAGAAGCAATATGCTAAAGAGTATTCACCGTGGAGAACTAAGTATTCTAAGCTATTTGATAACTTGCCTGAGTTCGTTAATCACATTCGCCACACCAGTGCGCACGCTGCTGGTATTTTGATTAGCAAAGAGACTCTACTTGGTGCAATGCCATTGCGTTACAGTCCACAGAATGATGATATTCGTACACAATTTGATATGAATGAAGTCGATGAGCTTGGTTTTGTAAAGATCGACTTGCTTGGACTTCGCACTCTAAGTACTTTGATGGCTGCATTGGAATTAATCAAGACTAATAACGATGGTGTACTCCCGTTTAAACATTTTTATGATTGGAATCATGAATGGGAAAAGTACTACGATGACCCTGCAGTATGGGATAGTGTCGGCACAGGTAATAACATTGGTCTATTCCAGATTGAAACAGGTAGCCTTAGGTCTCTTGTAAAGCGTTTCTTGCCACGTAGCATCGAAGACTTATGCACAATGATTGCCATCTATCGCCCAGGTATTACACGTTCATTTGATGCAGAGACTGGTCTTAACTTGCTTGAGATGTATATGCAAAAGCGTGAGGGTAAACGTAAGGTTACTTACAAACACCCAAAGCTTGAAAAGATCCTTGGTGTTTCTTATGGTAGTTTTGTTTACCAGGAACAAATTATGGAGACTTGCGTAGAATTAGCAGGTTATACAATTGTTGAAACTGATCGTGTTCGTAAAGCTGTTGCTAAGTCTAACTATGAGGATATGAAAGAAGAAGCAGAAACTTTTGTGCAGAAATGTATTGAAAGTGGTATTGATAAAAGAACTGCAGAATCTATTTTTGATGACATGCGTGCATTTGGTATGTATGGTTTTAACAAAAGTCACGGATACGGCTACAGTATGCTTTCTTACTGGACTGCATGGATGAAATACTATTATCCACGTGAATATATGACTGCTCTTTTCCGCACTAATCCTTCAGATAGTGTGATTTACACTAGAGAAGCACGTAGATTGGGTATTCAAGTACTTGGTCCAGACATTAACGAAAGTGAAGGCAACTTTACACTTACATCTGCTGGTGTAATCCGTTATGGGCTTAGCAGTGTTAAATATGTTGCCAATGCTGCAGAAGAACTTCAGAAGCTAGGGCCATATAAAAGCATGGAAGATTTCCTTGCACGTGTACCAACTAGAAAAGTCAATAAGCGTGCCGTAATATCAATGATTAAATGTGGTGTATTTGATAGCTTATGTGGTAGTACTAAGCAAGCACTATATGAATACCTAAAGACAAGGAAAGAGTTCAAAAAATTAGATGATAATTGCAATGAGGCTTGTATCCATTGTGCTGGTCGCCTTAGCACTTTTGAATGTTACGCTGAGAATGAGGAAAACATTAATGCCAGAGGTCACCATGAGCAGGAACTCTTGGGTACAATGGTTAGCATTGATCCTCTTGCTGATTATATTAATCTGATTGAAGAAGAACAGAACTTTCCTGGTGAAAAACGTATGTTCCAAGGCGAAAAGGCTATGATTGGTGGCATGGTAACCCAGGTTAAGCTATTAATAACCAAGAAGGGCAAAAGTCCTGGTGCAGAAATGTGCCAAGTATGGATAGAATTACCTATTAATAATTTTGATGAGGATGGATTACTTGAAGAGGAAGATGAAGAGAGCTCTCCGAAAGATGAAAGCATTCAAATCGTGGCCTTCCCAAGCACCTACGCAAGGATCAAAGAAAGCCTTGAAATCGGTACGCCGGTCTTGGTGGAAGTAGAAAAGCTCAAAGATGGCCTAAGCCTTAAGAATTTATTTCGTCTTGACTTATTAAAGTCAGCATGATATCTTTGAATTAAGTAAGAAAGGAAACACAATGACACAATTAAAATCATGGCGTTGCCCAAAATGTAAGCAAGTTATTCAAGCACTAGCTCGTGAGGTAACTCATCGCTGTCCTAGTAATAAGAATTTGAATACACAATGGGAAGAAGCAGACGAAAAAGAATGAATGAAATCGTTATCAATACAAACCTCAAATTAGGTCCAGTAGCTTTGATCCGTTATGGTAAAGCTCTTAGAAAGTCAGGGTTGTCACCTGATGATTTTGTTTTGCAAGCAGTAGCTACTATGATTTATGAAACACTAGGGGAAGAAGAGTATGAAATACAATGAGTTAGAGCATAGTCACATTAGCCTCCGTACGCATGAAGAAGATCAATGTTTAGGAGAAGTGTGTACCATCCATATGCGTAGTAATCACCATATGCGTAGTTTTCCACAATTTTATCGATTCGATCGTGGCATTATGGAACGTAGATGCACTCATAACATTGGCCACCCAGACCCTGATGATATTTCTATTATCAATGGCGTAGATGATGGTACTCATAACTGTGATGGATGTTGTTTTAAATTTGCCACAGAAGAAGAATACGAAGCTGTACAATCTAAATAATGCAAACATTCCTACCATATGAAGACTTCGCTAAATCTGCTTCTGTGCTTGATCGTCAACGCTTAGGCAAACAACGTGTAGAGAACCTACAAGTAATCAAAGCATTAATCACTCCTGGATATGGTTGGCAAAACCACCCAGCAGTAAAGATGTGGCGTGGTCACGAATACACTCTTCTTAAATACCAAGAAGCCATTTGTAATGAATGGACTAGTCGTGGTTATAAAGATACATGTCTTGAAAAATCCATAGATTTACTTGCTGGTTATCCTATTGGCATAACCAAACCAGAATGGTTAGGTGACGTAGAATTTCATAAATCACATCAAAGTAATCTTCTACGTAAGTTTCCAGAACACTATTCACAATATTTTACAGATGTACCAGATGATCTTGAATACGTCTGGCCGATAGGAGCATAATGATACAGTTATTGATTGATTTAGATAAGAACTTGTATGAAGCCTTGCAAAAACAAGCTGCAAGAGATAACATTGATGTAGAAGATTTTATACAACGACACTTGGAGTATTACTATGGCTAGAACAAGAGATGGCATCGACAAGCTTATTGCTGATTTGAATAAATTTACACCTGAGGGTAGTAACAAACCTATTGTTCTGCGTGGTAACAACATTGAAAAGATCAATGCTATTCCATGTTTTACTCCTGCACTCGCTTATCTTCTTGCTGTTGGTGGATGGCCTGAGGGCAAGATGATTGAACTATTCGGTAAGGAACATAGCGGTAAGAGTTCTTTTGCTCTTCTTGCATTGAAAGACTGTTACGATTACTACAACGGTGAAAAGATGGTCGCTTATATCGACTTAGAACACCGTTTTAATCCTGAATGGGCTGAGAAGCTTGGTCTTAAGGTTGACGAAAGTCTTATTGTGGTGCAACCACCAGATGCTGAGACTGGCACTGACATGATGGTTAGTTTGATTAAGTCCAAAGAAGTCTGTGCAGTTGTATGGGATTCCATTGGTGCTGCAGCCACTAAGCATAGTATGCAACAATTGACTGATAAGAATGACAAAATGGGTGGTAACGCTGCAGTTATGAAACGTAATGTTCAGACTGTTGCTCCACTGGCAAACCTTTATGGTGTAACTTGTTTCTATCTAAATCAATTACGTGCAGACATGGATGGATACAACCGTCCTATGACTCCCGGTGGTCATGCAGTTAAGCATGCAATGTCAGTTCGCATCTACTTGCGTCCTGGTAGCGATAAATATTTTGATAAGATCAATGGTGAGAACGTACAAGTTGGGTTCCCTGTTGTTATGAAAACAGTAAAAAACAGTTACGGCCCTCCATTTCGTGAAGGTTGGACTGACTTCTATAACCAACCTAACGTGTTCCTAGACCACCCTGGTATTGATACTAGACGTGATCTTGCTCGTATGGGCATTCTTCTTGGCGTAGCTCAAAGAGGTGGTGCATGGTTTACATGGAGAGATATCAAGGCACAAGGTCGCGATGCATTCTTTGAACAGATTTGGTCTAGTGGTAAGTCTGAAGAATTTGAAGCAGAAATTATTGCTGCTGTTAAAAAAGGATCAGGCGTTGCTGTTGTAGACGAAGATGAATTCTTTGGTCGTCCATTAACTGTAGATAGTGAGGATGTCAATGACCCAGAAGTCTAATGAAGAAAATGAAGGCGTATCTATTGAGATTGATCCTGAGGGTTGGCCAGATGACCTGGCTGGTATTCTAATCAATGGTAAACCTTTTTATATTGTTGATGGTAAGGTTACTGTAGTCGGTGATCCAATATGGAAATTTGGAGTAATAAATGACGATTAAGCATTTTTGTCACGTTTGTAATGTTAATTTCCATAGAGCTGTTGATTTTATTAGTCATACTTGCAAAGAAATAAAAGCTGCTGTAGAATATTTTACTCCAGAGGATAAAAAAGAAAATGACCGAATGTAAACACTGTGGTATGCCAATCGTAAAATATAGCTCCGATGCTACCGATTGGGATAGATTAGGTGATGATGATCAGTGGGTTCACACAAGCCCTCATGGACCTCACAAAGCTGAACCAGATTGGGAAACTAAATCATGAATTCATGGGTTATGATAATTGATACCCTTATCATGACTATTGGTATGGTTTTGATATCTAGGAATAAAAATGGCTGATTACGTACCTAAAAAAGCATTATGCAAAAATTGCTATCGTAAAAATGGAGAACGTAAAGAAATTCTTCAAGGTGCTAATGGTGAGTGGGTTCATCAATTTCTTGATTACACTATAAAATGTCATCCATTTGAACAATGGGTAGCCGAACCAATGGAAGAAGAATAATGGAAAAACCAAATAATAATTATTGGTATGATGAAAAAATAAAATTTGCTGATGATGTTCCTTTAGATGACCATGACCATTTAACTCCATTCCAACAGATTCTTAAAGAAATACAATCTATGCATGATAAAAAGCAAGCGGACTATGGGAAAAAAGGTGACCCATTCGCAAATGTAAGAGCAAGCGAAGAGTGGGGTATCCCAGGTTGGATAGGCTGTATGACTAGAGGAACGGACAAGATTAAACGGCTCCAAGCAGCAGCTCGTGGCCAAAATTTAGTCAATGAAAGTATTGAAGATTCTTTGCTTGATCTAGCAACTTATACAATTATTGCTCTGGTATTATTTAGAGAAGAAAATAATAAAGGTTAATTCATGCGTGTTATTTTAAATTCAATATTGTTAATCTCATTATTTGTTTTTGCAATTGGTGTTTTTTGGAGTGGTAGGCTATAATGGGATATAATAAGTGTCCTGAATGCAATGAAGATCTTCGGCTTATCACTGAAGGAAACAATATTTATTGGGTTCATGATGATGCTGATTTAGCAAATAATCCAGAATGTTTTTTAAGGAGCGTAGCAGAATGATAGATCCACAATCATGGTTAACAGAATTCCGTGCTAAGGATAAAACAAATTGGGTATCGTTTGAAATTGAATTAGATGATGCTGCAACAGAAAAAATTAAAACAGCAGCATCAATGTACGGTATGGATCTTGAAGAATTTTGTAATTATGCATTATACAATGCTATGGATGAATATAGATGCCCAACCTGCCTCAATTTAAGAACAGACCTATCCCAAGTATGCAGTAAATGTGGTGAAATAGATTCATGATTTGTGAACGTTGTAAGAAAAAAGTGCACGTTGGTAATGTTTGGTGGGTGCATGATGAGACCAATGATACTTGGTGCGATCCAAGGCAAAATCAATTTGCTATTCAATATAACACAATAAAACCAACGTTTGAAGAATAAAACTAAGCAGCCGAACCTGCGGAGGAAAACAATGAAACCAGTCAAACAATTAATAGTTGAAGCTCTAAAAAATCTTGAAGGTTTTATGGAGACAGGTGCTGATAACACATACCACAGTTACGATAGAGGGCGTTATGATACTTACCATATTGTACTTGGATGGATTAATGAATTAGAAAGTGAAAATGGGGAAGTTCCAACAGAAATTTAGCCAACGTCAAGAGCGTGAGCTAGAAGAACAATGGCCAATGGCCAAGAGAACTATTGGTTCAGGTGCTAAGTGGGAGAAGGCAGACCTTCAAACACAAGAACATCAAAAGATAGAGTTTATGATTGAATGCAAGAGCACACAAAGTTCTAGTTTTTCTATTACTAAAACTATTTGGAATACTGTTAAGAGTCACGCTCAAAATAAAAGTTGGCTTAGTCGACCAGTGCTCGCTGTACGTTTGTATGGCCCTACTATTGAAATGACTGAGTGGGGTGAACGAGAAAACACTGCTGAGACTCTACCGGTCGAACTTGATCTAATAGTAATGGATAAAGATGATTTTCTTGAATTATACGAAGACTATTTAAGATTGAAAGAAAAAGAATAATGTGGTCATGGATACTGGCAGTCGTCGGAGGCTTCGGTGTCTTTACTATAGGTAGTAAAAATATCTATGGATGGGTTATCTTATTCTTGAATGAATGCCTTTGGGTAGCCTATGCTTTACATACAAAACAATATGGTTTTATTTTTGCCTCTGCTCTATATATGGGTGCATATATTAGAAACTATCTAAACTGGAAGAAAGACAAAGAATGAGTTTCCTAGAGCGCACTCTAGCAACATACCAAAACAATGAACCAATTACTCCTCATATTGAGGAAGCTTTGCTTCATGCTGATTGGCCTGAAGAATACCCTGTAAAGGTATTTAATAAAGAACGTAAGTTTGATAACATGTATCACCCCTCATCAGACGTAACAGCTGGTGAGTTGCAATTATATTATAAATTCCATCCAGAATTGAGGTTACAATGTCAAGAAGAAAGAATAAGTCCAACACTGCAAATGACCTTTCAAGTGGGTTCAGCTTTTCACAGTATTATTCAGAGCATGTTAATCCATTTAGGTTTTACGACTATGGAAGAAGTAGAAGTAAAGTTCAAAAACGAAGAAAGAATGTGCGCTGGCGCAGTAGATATCTTGAAACTACGAACTCCAGATGGAGAACAATTCTTAGTAGATATAAAAAGTTGTAATCAATTACCTAAAGAAGCTAGCTATCAATACCAAATGCAGCTAAGAACCTATCAGGATAATTGCCCTGGTGCTCCTGACCGCATGGCATTGTTATTTATCCAAAAATCTTATCCTCATAAAATCAAAACGATTGAAGTGATGAAAGATCAAGATGAGCTTGACAAACTATATGATAAATGGGATAGAGTGAGAGTTGCTATCGGTAAGAATGATAATTCTGAACTTAAACATTGTTGCAATGGCCCTACTGATGAAGTCTTTCTCAGTTGTCCTGCACGTAAGATTTGTAGCTATTGGAATTGACGAATAATTTGAAATTAATAAGTAAAATATATGGTAAAATGTTATAGCATTATGTATAATGAATACGATTTGCAATCGTCGTTGCAATCGTGTAAGATATATTCATAACAAAGGAGATGCATGCCTAATCCTGATTTAAGCGAATTTTTTGAAGTAGTCGATAAGCAATGTATTGCTGGTCGTCTCATCGATAAGCTAAACAAAGAAGATAAAGAAAAAGTTATTGCTGCGTTAGAAGAAAAGTCTATCAATGCTATGGCTATTGTGCGCTTTATTCAGAAGCGTGGCGTAGATGCCAAACACCCTGCAATTCTGCGTCACCGTTCAAAAGAGTGTGTCTGTGCCAAGTAAAAACAAACTAGATCTCAGCGAATTTTATCGTTACCGTATGGAGCCTATGGAGGTTGACGGTGAAGATCTAAGCGATCTATGCAAAGCAGTTGCTAAGCGTAAGCCAGGAAAACCTGTTCGTCCACAAGGTGAAATATCTATGTTGGTTCTTTTAAGTGACTGGCAGGCTGGAAAGAAAGAAGGCGGCGGAAGCGAAGCTATTGCAGAACGCATTGGACAATTCCAAGACCGTCTTATGTTGCGCCTAAAGGAACTAACAAAGATTGGTAGAGATATCTCTACCGTTTATCTTGTGGGTTTGGGTGATTTAATTGAGCAATGCTCGGGACACTACGACATGCAGGCGTTTAATACAGATTTAGACCGTCGAGAGCAAATGCGTTTAGCTCGACGCCTTGTTATGAACTTTGTTGATCGATTGGTTGACGAAGGATACCGTGTTGTTCTAGGTGCTGTTCCCGGTAACCATGGGGAAAACCGAAACTCATATGGCAAAGCTTACACAACGTGGACTGATAACGATGACCTTGCTATCTTTGATGGTATTCAGGAAATCATTGAACACAATCCAGAGCGTTACGCAAACGTTGACATCCCACTGGGTGCTATTGCACAAGATCTTACAATGACACTAGATATTTCTGGTGTTAAGTGTGGATTCGCTCATGGTCACACTTTCCGCAATGGAAACAAAGGTTGGACAAAGACAAACGGTAGCATTGGAAGAATTGAAACATGGTGGATGGGACAGACAATGACTCGTCAGCCTATTTCAGAAGCAGATATTTTGTTCTGTGGACACCTTCATCACTTTGTGGCATCATCTGCATCTGGACGACAAGTGTTTATGTCACCTGCAGCTGACGGTGGTTCGCATTGGTACACTAGTACAACAGGTAAGGCAAACCCACCAGGGTTGCTTACATTGCTCATCGGTGAAGCTTGCGGACCCTATGGTTGGTCTGACTTGGATATTCTTTAAATTAAACATGACCGAATGTTTGCACATTAATAAGTTTACCAATCTTGCTGGTGAGGTTGTAGAAGAACCTTATAAGAACATTTTCTGTCCTGATTGTGGTGTTCGATTAGTGCATGACTATAAGGCTGAAGCTTTTAAGTTGCGTGGCTGATGACTTCGCCACAGAAGGCTAAAGGTTCTCAATGGGAAAGAGATGTAGCTAAGTACTTTAATGAGCGTGGCTACCAAGAAGTGGAACGACGTTACGGTGCTGGAGCCACTCTTGATAAGGGTGATATCAATGGTGTTAAAGATACAGCCGTTGAATGCAAAAATGTAGCAAAGATTACCCTAGCTTCAATTATGGATGAAGCATTGGTTGAGCAAAAGAATGCCAAGAAGCGATTTGGTATTAGCATCATTAAACGACGTAATAAGAGCGCCAAAGAAGCATATGTTGTCATGACTCTAGAGCAGTGGATTGATCTATATTCTTTTTATCAAAATAACCATTAAACCCTTTACAAATTAGTTTAGTTCATCTAAAATTGCAGAGATGAATAATAACAGATCATTACGCAAGGGACTAAGTGGGCTCACAGAGCCAGAGCTCGGCATGGAGCATAACGATAAGTTCAATGAACTTCATTCGTTTGCAGTCCGTGCGTTTGACTGGAAAGATCGTCCAGAAGAAAAAGAAATGCTAGATAGCATAGAAGTTATCGTAGAGCAATTCTTATATGATTATCTTAATCCTGCTGAAGTTATCATAGCTAAGTTTAACACTGATGCTAACATGGGTGAAGCAGAAGCTGAACGTTTGTTTCTTAACCTGCAAAGCACAATAGTATCAATTGAAGAAGAAGTTACTCGTAGGTATCTTAAAGCACAGTTTAGTTATTATATGCTAGACGATAAGTATTGGGAGAACTACCGTAAGGGTAATGGAACTACTAATGATTTAACTGCTCGTGCACGAATGGAAACTCGTGATGATCGTTATTTCTACTTTGTTCAATATGCTGCATGGCGTATTATCAATGACAAAGTACAAAGTCTAAAAGCTACACAAAGACACATACAAAACAAGATCTATCGTTCTGGGTATAGAACATGAGCGACACACCACCTCAAAGAAAAAGTCGTAAACAAGAAGTCATCAGAGGAAAGATGACATGGCAAATTCTTGAACGACTTTTAAATAATTATTGGGAATGGTATGAAGTCTATCAAACAACAGGAAACCCTGAGTTGCAACTGTTGAATGGAATTACCGTCAACATCTATGACATTTTGAAAGGAATAGATCGCTTGCCTCCTCGCCAGAAGCAAGCAGTCGTACTATCATGTTTGGAAAATCGAAAAGAAGTAGAAGTAGCGAGGATAATGGGCTTCACGAAGTGGAGCAGTCAAGTGGGAATGTACAAGAGGAAAGCTCTGAAGACATTATGCGAGACAGTGTGGAAATCGGAGATAGACTAAAGTCTTCTTACGAACAATACTCTATTCTAGAAGAACAGTATAGAGAACGACTCCCACAAAACTGGGATGAGATGAATATGAGTGCAAGACTCGATTGGTTTGGTCACCGCATACTTCTAGATCTTCGTGAAGAAGCTGGTCGTGATGCCACTAGAGACTGGGGATTCCTCAGTGATTACCAATTAGAGCGTCGCAGAAGACGAGAAGTACAAAGCAAACTTATTGGTGGGTGGGATGATCTACCTCCAAGACAAGGTGTTTTTCGCCGTGTTCACGTTGATAAGAATAATCTATTGACGGGTGATAATAACACTAAGCCAGAAGATAAGAAACCAGAGGGTACCGATGGACAGAAGAACTAAAGAATACAAAGAATTAGTTCACATGACTCCTACTACTCAAGAGCTATTGAGTGAAGAGATTGACGGTGAACTATATCTGTATAAATATTCATCACAGTGCAAGATTTGTAATACCAGTGAAGACCTCAGGAACATTATTGATTCACTTCTATTGTTCCCAAAGACATACAAAGAGGTCCTCCAGTCTATCCAGTCACTACAGGATAAGCTAGGCATCGAAGGTGATGACCGTATAAATTATGAAAATATTCGCAACCATCAAAAGCGGCATCTTCCTTTTGATAAAGCAATGGTCAGAGAGACTGTTGAGCGTCGTGCTCGTGAAAAGAATCGTAGCATCCTAGATACCAGTGAAAGATTACTCACTGCTGAAGCGTTTTATGAAGTTATTGTAGCCAAGGGATGGGAAGAGATTGCTAAGGGTCACACCCAACCAACCTTGAACCAGACCATGGAAGCCATGGAAAGACTGCAAAAGCTTGAGAAAGAAGGACAGGAAGACTATCGTCCAGAAGAGCTTATTAACCAATTGGATATTATCCTTATGGCTGTTCGTGAAGTGTTGCCTCCAGATATGAAGGAAGCACTCTTCCGTAAGATTGAAGAGTTCCAAACTGCTGATAAGAAGCATAAGAATCCACAGGCTCTGAAAGAAGCTGATATCGATATAGATGATTATGTCGATGAAGATCTATTAGAAGAAGATCTGTAAAACACTCAATTTTCCATGTTTTAATGTAAAATAAGCGTTAAATCGCCAAAGTTGGTGTAGGTTAAGCAAGGTTATATTCATGGCAAACAACGGGTCACCAAAAAGATACAAAAGAGGCATCAAAGCTGTCTCCACCCAGGATGTTCCATCATATATCTTGCCGTATCCAGAGCGTGTTACTGGTATGTATGACCCAAATTCTTCCAATCCAGATATGCGTGAGTCTTTGACCCAAATCAGCGATAACGATAGTGATATCCAACGTCAGCTACATTCTCGTGATTTAATTGAGAGTGACGATTTTAATAACTATGGTGCTCCCACGGTCTATGCTTCTCGTAGAGACATCGTGCTAACAAAACTTGGTCTAGCAGGCCCTAGTAGGAACGTTGAATGCCGTAACTGTGGTAAGCCTAAGAAGCCTAGCCAAACTAAACAAATAAAGATCAACGTACCACCATTTGTTGGCCGTGTATGCAAGAACAACTGTACTGGCTGGAACTCTGAAGGCAACCCTGAGGGTGCAAGAAGAAGAAGAAACTAAAGTTGCCATGTTAAACGAACCTGAAATAAGTAAGCTTGGCCAAGATTATGGCAAAAGAACATCCAAACATTTGTCTGATTCAATAACTAGTAATGATTTTTACAATGGATCATTTCTTTATAAAAATCTTCAAAAGAATGCTGAAAGCGTAACTAAGCTAGGTGAGCGAGGTTTTCCTGTTTTAACTCACAGCTTTGATGGAACTAACCACACATTTGGTAATTCTCCAAGATTTACTGAAGCATTTAATCAAACATCACAATCATCACCAACACTAGGTACGCTATTTCGTATTAGAACACGTGATGAACAAGGACAACCAATTCCTTGTCTTAAGTTAAACAACCAAAGTGGTGGTGAATCTACATCTGGTTATCTAAGAGATAAAGCGCCCACTAGTGGTATGGAAGATTTAAGAGTGCCAACACTTTCTAGAGAAACATTAGAACCTTGTTTAGAAGATCACTGTAGGCATTGTCAAGAATGTGTTAATCACCAAGAGGAGCTAAACAAAGCTTTGAAAGGCATAACTTCTCGTGATCCAAATACAGGTGATGGCATGCGCAGTCTGCATGTTAAAAACCTTATTACTACACTAAATAGTTGGGCTGCTCATCAGGAATCACAAGGCAATGACATAGCTACTTATGACAATAGAGACTATGATAGAGATAATTATGGTCATGCAAAAATGGCTACTGCTATGAGATCTGTTGCAGATAAGCTAAATGATGCTTATGAAAAAGATTACATTGAAACAAATGGTAAAGGTGGCGGTGTGCATCGAGATTATTTTGGTGTTGATCATGGAAGAACGACGGACGTTTACTAATGAAATTATTTGATGTTTTTAAAAGAAAGAATATTAAAGAAGCCGCTGGATTTTCTACAGAAGTTGCTAACCCAAAGCCTTTTGAAATAGCAGACCCTAGCTCATGCAATTGCGCAGAGAAGTTAGGTATCGTTGCACCTAGTACACCATCTATAAGAATACCTAGGGACGCAAAGCCTGAAGAAGTACGAGAGCAGATCCAATCTACACCATCTAGCACTGAGGCAAAAAAAGAATTCCATAAGACTGTTGTTAATAAATGGCTTGATCTTATGAATGAGCCAGATGCTTCTAAACGAACAGAAAATGTAAACACTCTTGCTACTCTGCAAAGAACAACTCCTACTGCTGATTCCAACCATGAGTTCCAAAACCATCTATTATCTCACCTCTATGGTGCAGGTATGAGTCACAGGGATTTGGGTATCAGCGATAATGAATTAGGTTCTCAATTCAAAGAGAGCCAAGGTCTTATGCAACAGTCTCAAACATCTGCTGCTAACCAACCACATTACAATGTAAATAATTGTGGTGTATGCAACCAATACCTTTCTGCAATAAAATCTCACGTAGCAAAATATAAAGAACACCTCGACAATGCTTCAATGATGAGTACGTCTACTAAACCAGAAGATGCTGGTAAATCTGAAGATGAGCTGTTGGCAAATATTCATGATGATTTTATGTCAGGTAATAAGACAAGATCTAGTCAAAGCTCTGCAGTCGCAGCTGCCCATGGCATCCTTGGTAATTGGCAGAAGCACCTAGGCAATGCTCACAAGTATGACTTTACTAGCTTCTATGATCCATATACACCAGTTGTAACAGGCGATGATAGTAAAAAGTTTTTAACTACTCTATTTAAAAAGAAGGTTCAACGCCTTGCACCGGGATGGAAGATGCGAAAAAGGCAGGAGACTCCAACTGAAACTCTACCAAGCACACTGCCTGGTGGACCTAAGAAAAAGATTGTCGAAACACCTGGTAGTACAATCAAAGGTTTTCCTACAACATATGAATTCTCTAGTGAATTTGAAGCAGTTCCTCGTGGTGGCTACTTCACTCGTGAACAAAGAGGACAACAAGAATATAACCCAGAAGAAGATACAAGAAATAAGACTCGTCGTTTTAATGCAAAGAAAGAAAATACTATGACAACATTTAATTCAGGTGGTAGCCAAAAGCTAACTACTATTCAAGATGTTAAAGAACGCATGGAAGCTTTAGCTAATAAAAACAAAAAGGTCTGTGAAAAATGTGGTTTACATTGCGCAGATGCTGATGAATGTAAGAAGAACCGTGATAATAAAAAACGTAATGATGCTGCAGATAGTGCTTATTGGAACGATTAATAAAGGATAATACAATGAAAAATTGGAATGAAAAATATGCCTCTAAAAAAGAAGCAGGTGCTCAAAGTCAACAAGTCTCTCCTGTTGCTGAGCACTACTTAGGAACCCTTAATCATGATGTAGTTAAGCAAAACACTCTGGGGATGGGACTTAATAATGCTGCAGTTCGACATTCTGATGTTAGAAATGCTGTTGCTGGACAAGGTCAAATGGGACCAGCTTCATTAATGGCAAGTCAAGCTCACCAACGTTCTTATCAACAACACAATAATATTGCTAATGCATTAAAAAATATTGACCCAATAGTATCTGCAGCTCATACTAGTGCTGCCAATCTTCACCTTGATGCTGCTAATGCACACTCCCTCACTAGTAATATGATTAAGAACAATGCCCCCGGCCATGGTCCTTCTGATACTGGTTCAAGCACTTCTGCAAGAGGTGCAGAATTTGCTACGCAACTTATTAGTAATCACAATGATGCTGTTTCTAAGAGTAGTTCTGCAAACGCTGCTACAGTTAATGCTAATTCTTCTAAGATTAACTATGGAACACCACCCCTACCAGAACGCATAGGATCTTTTGATGAACGTTATGCTATTGAAAAAGAAGCAGGAATCGTAGAGCATCTACCGATGATTGATGCTTTGGGTCACGGCGCTAGGGCTGTGGCCGAAACTGCTTTTAATTATGTAAAAGGCTTGGGACAAGATATTGCTAACGTAGCAGGACACCCTGGACCACATGGTACAGACGCACCTGCTGGCACAGAGCTTAAGTCTATGCTTGATCTTGCAGCTAACGCAGCTGGTGGGATGGCAATCAAAAAGAAGGCTCCTGCTGCTATTGATGCTCTCAAAAATAAGCTAGAACAACGTAGAGATCAAAAGGCTACCAACAAATCCTGGAATAGTATCCAAGACTCTGGTATCCTTGAAGATAAGTAATCTATTACAAAAAGGAAATAATGACTACTAATATTAACGACATCGGTGGAATTCGTCCAGAAGATGTTAAGCAGACACCAGAACAAATTGCACAGGTCAACGCCTATCTTGCTAGCCAGAAGGCTGAAGAAGAGGCACTCGGTAAGGAAGAACCAATCGAGCTAATGGAATCTGAGCTTATGGGAGTATGGAGACTGCTTCAAGAGCTTCAATACAAGTATGGTAATCGTAAGGGTAGCTTTGCTAACCTAACTTCACTACGTAACGAAGCAGATGAAAAGTTCCACGCTCTGGGCTTTCAGGTAGTCGTTGACTGGGTTATGCCTGGTATCATGCAAGAGCCTACTCCACCTACTATTACTATTGTAGGTCGTGTTGATGGCTCAGAGTTCAACCCAGAACAGAACCGTTACGAAACTGGTGCTGGTGTTGCTGACCTTTACTACGAACAGAAGCGTAAGTCATTAGGTATGAGCAACAAGCTAATCCTTCCTGGTATGTAAACTATCATGGAACCCACGGCTGAAGAATACGCAGAGATCAAAGGACTGGACATAGATCCAGATACCTTTGATAAAGCTACGTATAAGCGTGTGCGTTCCATGGGTGCAACTCACGATGAAGTAAAAGATGCATCATCTCAAGGTATTCCAATCGAAGACTATGAAACTGCTAGGATAAATAATCCTGGCAGTCATCATGCATCTGTCGATGAAGCACTAGGTTATCAAGATCATTATAAGAAGACAATGCTTGATAATGATAAGACTGTAATTGCTAACCCTTCACAATTTGAAGAAATTAGAGGCATTGTTGAAGGTAATAAACCTCATGTATCCAATGCAGTCCAAGACATCTTTGGTCATCACTTAGCTTTAAAAAATAGACCACAATATGATGGTGTTTATCCAGATGCTCCATTCCGCCGCAGAGCAAATGAATGGATGATGAGTGAATGCTCAAAGATAGATCCTAGCTTAACAAAGCATATAGGTAGTAGTGCTTACGATGAACGTGGCATATTGCCTGTTGATGATTATAACGAAAGAATCAATCGTTTGATAAGCCATCATCGTTACAGCTCAATGTTTGCTAACACTGTTAAAGATCATGTTATTCATAATAGGATAATCAATGCTCTGACAAATTTGGGCAGCGGCCACTACATGCCAGTAGATTATAGACAAGACAAGTATGAGGAAGCGTAATGACTACTCCTTCTTTTAATACTAGTACATTTAACTTTAACGAAGATCTTCAGAAGCACGATAACCTACCACCATTAGTGGTGGGGTTCGATACTGAAACCACTGGTCTTAATAAAGAAGTTGGTAAGAAAGAAAAAGGCACTGATAGGATTATTACAAGGCAAGACCTTGATGAACCAGTGTCTTATGGTCTTGTAGTGTACCGCAATGGTATCATTCAACCACATGAACAACACCATTTTCTTGTTAGACCAACAAAAACAAGCAACCCCATGGCAGAAGCAGTGCATGGATGGTCTGAAGATGAATTAAACAGAAGCTACGGTGGTGAATTCATTAAAGGAATGGCACCAGCATTACACCCAAAGATTGGTGTCAATAGAATGGCGCAAGTGCTAGCACACTATGCCAAGCAAGGTGCAGTCATTGTCGGTGCCAACCACAGAGGCTATGACATGAACGTGCTTAAGAATACTTACTCTAAGTATAACAATGGTGCTCCACTCAAAACATCTGGGTTTGATCCAGATAGCACAAGGATGATTGATGTTATTCGTCATGAACAGGCTGTAACAGGAAGAGAAGGTTTTGTTAAGCTAGAAAAATTATGCGATAAGTATGGCGTAGATCCTGGTGGACACAAAGCTTTGGATGATGCTCGTGCCTCTGTAGAAGTATTAAGAAACCAAGCACAACAAGTCAGAATGGATAGGAAACGTTAATGGATTGGAACCTACGCTATGCTAGCGGCACTATGGCCGAGAGTGGTATTGATTTTGGAAGAGCCGGTCACTGTACTGGTTCAGATTGTGGATTCTGTCAACATCTGGACGAAGTCCAGGAAGCTAAAAAACCCACTAGTGATGGCAAAAAGATGGACTCACAGTCCAAAAAGCACGTCGATATCATTAAAAAGGTACGTGAATTACACCAGAGTTTAGGAAAAGGAACAAAATAATGCGTAAAATCTCAAAAGCTCAAGAACAACACACTATATTAAACTTTCGTACAGCATCTGATCGTGATTGGGTAGACAAAAATCATGCTGATGTTATGAAAAATGGTTTTAATTGTGATGCTTGTGGTAAAAAGTTCCCTCCAGGTACAGACTTTGATGACATTATGGGAAATGGTGGAGCTAATGAAGAAGCTGGAAGATCTTGTAGCACTGAGTGCCAAGAAAAATTAGCAGAAATTCAACGAGACGCTGAAGATGGTGCTTCAACTGCTAATGCAGAATGGAACTACTCCCGCAGAGCATCTGTAAAAACACCAAATGATATTACCACTCGTGGTTTTGATGCCAGTGAAGGCACTGATCGTGGTGGTCACGTTGATATTGTCCTTCCTACACACACATGCGACATTGGCAACCATGAAGTAAAGGGTGATGTAACCTGTGCTGAACGATACTGCATGTCTCGTAAGAGAGGCGAGGGTACGTGGGATCAGCATGGTCACCAAAATTGGAGCCACAATTATGCCTGTGCAGAACACATGCCGGAATTTGGTCCTCGCAAAGGCGGTCCTGGTCCTAGTCTAGATCACCCAGAACATGTTTGGAAACCAGAAGATACAATTGCTTCTAAGACTGCTAGCGATAAGCCATGGGCTGCTGGTATCGCTAAAAGCCATGATGGTAAGAAAAAAGAAGCATCTGTTTCTGAAATTCTTAATCTTTTGACACCAGCTGCAATTGTTGCTCAACCCTTTATTATGGATAAAATTAATAAACGTAATGATAAAAAACGTAAACAAGAAGAACCAGAAGAGCAAAAAGAACCAGAAGATTTTGATGAACGCTACGCTAGTGAAAAAACTGCTACTAAATGCAAGTGTGGTCACGATCAGAATGCACACATGTGGGATACTAAGATGAACCCAGAAGCAGAGTCACAAATGGAAGATCTAGGTTGCAGAGAATGTGGATCATGGACCCAAACGGGTGATTTCAACACAAATTGTAAAGAGTTTAAACCAGCAAAAGATTTCCGCGGCGAACACTCTAATGTAAATTCTGATTGGTAATATGTTAAAGATTGCCATTATCGTACATGAGAACGGTAAATACTATGTCAAAACGGAAGACGGTAGTAGAACTCTTGGAACTCACAAAACTCGTAGAGACGCTGAGATACAATTATACGCCATTCACAAGAGTCAAGAACGTGAAAGCAAAAAAGAAAAGAAGGCAGCAATGAAGTGGTCAGAACGCTATGCTATTGCTAATGAGCAGGAATTTAACCAAGCTATGGGAGACCAGTTTGGTTCAATGAGTCGTGCATTCATGGATCACTATGCTGATATGTATGGTCGTCATCACGAGGCTATAAGGCAATTAAACCGTCGACTTATGAATACATATGACCCAGATAAAAAAGATATTATGCGTGAAGGAATTGGCAAACATGAACATTGCCGTTTTTTAATCAATGGTATTATGGGTAAACATAGTGTTAATACGGAGACTGGTGATGATGAAGATCATTATAAGGCAGTTGCTAACGATGCATTTCAGCACAGTAATGGTATACTAAGTAATTAATGGCAAAAGTAACCAAAAATAGTAATGCTAATATCCTCAAGGGTCAGCATGACTTCTTCGAGATAGCTAAAAAAAGCTTAATCGAGACACCAGATCTCCCTGATATTGTCACGTTTGCTGAGCATCCAGAGTTCTTGGGACGTAGGCTATATCCACGCCAAAAGACTCTACTTCGTCTCATATGCTTAGAGACAGAGCATATGACAGATTATGATTATGAAGTCATTGATGGATGGACAAAGGGATTCGATCGCAATGGCACAAGTATTGGTGTGTCTCCTGATGTTCTTGAACGTGTAGCTTATCTTAAAGATAATGGCTATAAGCATTTCCGTGAAGTGGTAAACATCACAGGCCGTCGTGGTGGTAAAGGCCACATCGGTGGTATCATAGGTGCTTATATCAACTGGGGCCTGCTTATGCTAGATGATCCTCAGTACCATTACGGTATCGACAAGTCTAAGGACATGTATATGTTCTGTGTGGCTACCAACATTCAACAGGCCAAACAATTCCAGTTTGCTGACCTTGCTAACACTATCATTGATGCTCCATGCTTTCAGCCATATATCGCTGATGCTAAGGAGCACTTTCTTGCATTGCGTACACCTGCTGACCTTCGTAGAATTGCAGCGTTCGAAGCTAGAGGCATTCGCCCTAGTCGTTTGATTGCATCAATCAGAAACATGGCTGTTACAAGTAACTCTAAAGCTAGTCGTGGTGCTGCGGCTTTTGGCGTTATGTTCGATGAGTTTGCACACATGTTAGTTGGTACGGGTGGTTCACGTACGAGTGAAGAAGTATATAATGCTATTACTCCTGCATTGGACCAATTTGGTAAAGATGGGTTTATTTATATTCCAACATCTCCATTCACCAAAGTTGGTAAAGCATATAGCCTATATGAGTCTGCTATAGAACGAGATAATGAAACAAATACTCCATCCTATCCAGATATGATGATGGTGCAGTTGCCATCGTGGGGACCTTACGAAGACTGGGATGACCCAAGAGCAACTGGTGGGTTTAATTTCCGTGGTGCTCCACAGGCATACGATGAATCTATGAAGCGTTTAGAGAAGCGTGAACCTGATGCATTCAAGGTAGAGCGTCTTTCTCAATGGGCTGAAGTTACTAATGCTTACCTCAACCCTAAGATGGTAGAGCGTATGTTTGAACCATATGTTAATGCAGACGGTGATCTCATCATTTTAGAGCCACAATATGAAGGTAAATTTAGCATAATCTATCAAGGACACTGCGACCCTTCAAAGAGTGGTGCTAACACAGCAGCGATGATTGGACACGTTGAAAAGATACCGGACCAAGAAGATGGTGAAGAATGGTATCACGTTATCATAGACTGGATTAAAGTATGGAATCCAGAAGATTACGAAGATAATCAAATAGACTATGAAGAGATCGAAGAAGAGCTCGTAAGAACGCTGTGTGATTTTAGAACAACCAAGGTCTTTTCGTTTGACCAGTACGGAGCATTTGTTACGCTGCCTAGGCTAAAAAAACGTCTTAAGCAAGTAAATCCTCCACACAAGGTAATCATTCGTGAGGAAAAGTTTACTGGGCAAAGCAATATGCGTAGAGCAGAGCGTTTTAAGTCTGCTATTGGTATGAATTGGATCCATTCATATCGTGATAACTACGGTCCTGATGGAACTAGTCTATTAGAACAGGAACTTAAGTTCTTGCAAGAAGTGAATGGTCGAGTGCGTAAGCAAGACTTTGGACCTATACGCACAGAAGATCTTTCTGACTGTATCATGGTAATTGTTGATGCATTGCTTGAAGATAACTTTGTTAAGCTAGAGATGCGTGATAGGTTAAGTAATACAGATCTTTATCCAGGTGCTAAGGGTGGATACCACACCCGCAATGGTGCAGACAATGGGCCTATAAGTGCTAGACAGAAACTACAAAAGTTTGGTGCTGCGCGTTCTGCAAGAGACTACGGTGGTATGTCTAGAAGTCAAAAGAAGATATAAGTTAATCTTCTGGGAATTCGTCAAGTATTCTTTCAACATCCTCGTCAGTAATGCCAAGCATTTCTTTATTAAAGTCAGAAGTTGCTTGCAATCTTTCTAAGTAAGTATCCATTGCACCTAGCAAACCAAGCTGAGTTTCTATTTCTATTCTAATTTCATTGGGTGTTTTATCAGAAAGCTCTGACAGTTGGGTAACTGTAATTAACAACATTTGATTATAATAATCAATGATTTTACCAAGTGTAGCCATGCCAACTTCATAAGCAACCATTGTTAAATTTATTTTATCTTCGTTACTATCAAATATATCCATTGCTTATCCTTTAATCCTGCAACCCATGAGCTTCGATATACCATAAACGATCAGTATATGCTTCCCAAAGACCAGCAAGGTTTTCTTTCCATTCTATACCAACACCTACAGCATTTTTAGCAGATGTTAAACTAGAATAGACCCCAGAGACTTCGGCAGCGCCATCTCCAATGTCATATAGTAGTATGTAAGCTATCTTCATTAAACAGCTCCTCCGCTGCCCATACTGCACGTTCTTTTTCGTCCATGCCACCCCACCAACCTTCTTCAAGGTTACGAACAGCTTCGTACCTACAAGTTAGCATAACGGGGCAACCTTCGCAAGTTTTCTTAAGCTTATGGCGTTGACTCAATGTAGGCATTGCGCTAGCATAGACAAAATCATCTACGTTTTTGCCGTTGCATTTAGCTTCGTCAACCCATTCAATTCCTTTATTATCTGGTAGAGTTGCTGCTAATTGCTTTAACTTCCAACCATTAATAATCTTACTCATTTTATCTATCCTTCTATTGTTAATTGATTAATATTAGCTTCTTTGCCACTGTCTATACCAGCACGGTAGCCAGAAACTGAGGTTAATTTACGATCAGTAGCTTTCTTACGGTCTAACTTTTGAAAGTATTCTTCAATAGCATGTTGTTTATCTCTAACTACAAGCTCTAAAGATTTGCTAACATCAGACTCAACTTCCTTAATAACTTTAGACTTAGAAAACCTTATACGTTCTTCTATAGATATAGCATATCCACTGAAGAAACCTTTAGCCCAAGCTTTAGGATGTCTTTCTGCTTTAATTTCATTAGTTTTATGTAATTTAACTCTCATCTCATTGATCATATGAAGAGACAATGCATTGTATAATGCAATACATAATTGTATGTCGCTTTCATAACCATATATCATGCAGTATGTATCGCCGCGTAGAACTTTACAAAAGTTATATTTAGCAATAGAGTTAAGCAAAACACTCTTATCAATAGCATATGGTTTAGGTGTTTCTACTCGAAGAGATATGATTCCACCTTCACCAATATGGTTATTTAACATAGCTTCTTCAATCTGATACTTAGTAATTAACTCTTGAGCTAATGACTGAGCTGCTTCAACTTCACCGATCTTGTCGCTACTTTCTGCAACACGGAGTAGTTTTTGAACTTTAGAAATTACATCAGATAACTTACTAACCATAGTTTATTCCTCCTTTCTTTATTATAGCCTATCATCATCAGTATGGGTAGGCAATCTCCCATAAACGCCTCCCGGCGTTTCGATACTTACTATAATGTTCCTTTCAGTTCTCGTAAAAGGTTATGAAAATTAATCATTTGTTCCTCTAATGCTGCTATGGCATTATTGAACAACGCTAGACTTTTCTCATATAGATCAATGTCAAACGTACCTTTGTGTTCATTGTAGAGTTTAAACCCAGCTAATAGTTCATTAAACCGATACTCTAGTTTACTGATCTCATCTACTATTGAGCTTACCTTCTGCAACTTAGCTTCATTACTTACTATCATATTATCCTAACTTATTCTAATCCATCTATACCCATCATCCATAAACATGAATTAAGGGATTGTATAGCTTTATTGTACTCACCTCCTTGGATATTTTTCTTTGCTTCAAGAACACATTGTAATACTTTGTATATTTCCCATTGTTCTATTGCAGTATGTTTTTGCATATTTGTTCCTTACTTTATATTATCTAATGCTTTTTCTAATAAATCAATTAATTGTTTTTCTTTGTCTCCTGTTTCTGTATCTTTACCAGGAAATACCCATTCATCTATGTTAGGAATGTATACATTATTACCCTTAAATTTAGCAATGGTAATTTCCCAATCTATAACCCAGCCATTTTCTTCAGACCAGTTTACTACAAAATGATATTCCATTATGTTTCCATTTCTATAATTATTTCTTCTAATTGATCACAACGATCTAATAAATTAGATATAACAGCTTCAGCTTCTGCTAATGTAGTTGGTGATTTTAAACCAAAATCATTTAAAGTTAAACCCATAATCCATTCTTTCTTTTCATTTCTCTACGTTTTTTATTACTTAATCCACCATAGATACCAACATATATGTTATTTTCCATAGCGTAATTAAGACAATTTTCACGAACCCGACAAGAATCGCAATATTGTTTAGCTTCTGCTAACTTTGCATTAGCACCTCTACCTTTTTCATCTATAAAGAAAATATCAATAGAGGCACCAATGCAAGCGGCATCATCTCGCCAGTTCATATCCATTTTATTCTTTTTCTGATTCTACAGCAGTCCAGTCATCCCAATTAATGTCGTCCCACCAGAAGTCAGACCCTGTTGATTTGTCAATCAATTGTTGACCATCCAACCATTGATTCAATTTATCAGTTGCTTCTTCAGGATTTTTTGCTATAACAAGAACGTCCATAGAAACTCTTGTGTAGTATTCTTTCATTACTCCTTCTCTCTTATATTTGCTACTATGCGTAATGCTTCTGTTCCTTACTATTAGCCTATCTTATCAATGCATGGTGGCTAATCCATACAGACGCCTCCCGGCGTTTCGATTCTTTACTATTCTATTTCCTCAATAATTATATCATTGATAGTATTTTTAATAGCAAATCCATTGTGTTCTAACCATCCCAATGCTTCTTTTTCAATTACATCGTCATCTTCAGAGTCAGATGTAATCGTAGTTATGAGCACAGCATAGTCAAACACAAACTGTACATTATATATATATGTTTTACTCATTCTCCTTCTCTCTTATATTTGCTACTATGCGTAATGCTTCTGCAAATCCTTGAGCAAATCCATTCTCAAAATCAGTTTGCTTAGCCATTGCTAAGTTAATGTGATGACGAGTTTCATTGCTCAATTGATAAAAAGCTTTGTCTAATTTTTTACCCATTATTATTCCTTTGTTGTAACTAAACTATTAAGATAAACAAACACCTCAAAAGGTACTGGCTCTAGTTCCCAATCCCATACAACATCGTCTTCGTTGTAGTTTTGCCAGTCAACTTTATCATAGTTAACTACCTTAATACCAACAGTTTGGTCAATGTGATTTACAACAACTAACTTCCATGTATCACCATGAAGAGAAAGTCCGATACCATATCCAGTATCAGACATTACATCATCTTTAATCATTTCACTGAAGATAATACGGTTAAGGTATTCGTCATCACTCCAACGACCCTTGCCACGTACTATAGCGTCAGCTACAACGTTTTCTAGATGACTAGCTCCCCAATGGGTATATAGATAGATAGAATGCTCTGATCCATATGTACCAATAAGTTGTACTTGTCCACGGTCTCCCATGTTTATCCTACTTTCTTACTTGTTTGTTTGTTTAACGTCATCCCGACGTAGTGCCTTGAGTAGGAGTCGAACCTACTCTACGACCATCAAGGCTACCTTATTACCACCAACTATCGTAATAGATTTCCATATCTTGTCCGATAGCTTTCATAGCATCCTCAATAAATTTAAGGTCATCTTCTCTATCTTCTGGTAGACTTTCACCAAAGAAGAAGCCTTGAGTTACTGGAAGCTTTTCATTTATTACAGCATACTTAAGATTAATAAGGTCTTGAAATGTCACTCGAACTGGTTGACAGTTGAAAACACGTTCTCCACCTTTACTTTCATATAGCTTTTCCATCCAACCTTGAATATTAGGATGTTTACGCCATTGAGCAATTAAAAAGACTTTGCCTTCATATTGTTCATGAGTCCAGACATAACTCAAATCTGTATTATCTGGATGCGGCATAACAGCATATGCATACTGATCTAATCCCATCTTGCTTACCTTTCTTACTTAATATTTGTTATTTAATTAATTCATCCATCATTGCACGAGCAGATTTTAATACTTCAATTGCCTGCTCATTGGTCATACCTAATGTTTTACCTTCACCATCAGTACCACCGGTAATAATTACATCACCAACAACAATATCAGTCATACCATATTCTGAAACCCACAATGCGGTACCAAATGGGTTTAAATCAAGGTTATTTAATTTACCTTCATCATTAACCCACATGTCTACACCTAAACTAGGTAGACGAACACAATCAAACATGCCATCTACTGCATCGCGTATAGTTTCATATGATTTACTTTCATTAAACTCAACTACATCAAGTTTAAAATCAGCAGATGCTACTATTGCTTTCATATTATTCCTTTACTTGTTTGTTTATTTACTTACTCTAACGTCTCCCGACGTAGCACCCCAAGACAGAATTGAACTGTCTCAAGCCACCATGGTGGGGTTGCTCAGTTAGCTAGGCCAACCGATAGTTATTTCTTTACCATTGATAACAATAGTCTTTGGTGTTTCTATTACTGGTTTTACAGTTTCTGTTACTTCAGTAATAGTTTCTATCATGTTAGATGACATTGATGCTAAACGTTGTTCCACCTCAGCTTCAACTGATTCATCTATAGTTGTTTTAGTCATAACAGGCTTAAACAATCCATGGCTAACTGGAGCCGTTGTTGGCGTTACAGTTGTAGTTGGAACTGGCGGTGTTTTACGTATATACTTATGATTAATGATTGCATAAGGAAACAAAATACTTTTACCTTTTAAACCTTCATCAATGGATATACTAAGCATTTTATTAAGCAACCATTCACGACCAGCATCCTTAACGATGAAGGTTCCATTGGCTTCTTTAATAATGTCTTCAATAATTGCCTTAGCATTTTTGTTAGTAGCAAAATACATACGACCAATAATTCTAGTCGCACGCGCATCATCACCATCGTGCCATGTTGAACGAATCAACACTTCACTATAGTAATCACCATGTTCACGGCTTACAGTAAATGCTAGGTCAACTACGTCACGTGTGCGATTAGAAATCCAACCACTGCCGTCACGTTTGGCTACCCAAATCATTTCTGACATACTTACTTCCTTTCTTATTTCTTACTTTGACCTGTCTCATCAGTCCATAGGCGGTCAATCCTATGAATACCCCTCACGGGGGTTATCGACTAATTAATCGATTGACTGCAATGGTACACCAAAGTAGTCATTAAAACCTTCTTGCATGCCACAAGGTGAACAAATATCAGTCTTGTTATCAACCCTAGACAAAGCGGGATGCCCTGTCCAAGATTCTTTACAAAGTGGACATATAAATGTTTTTACTGTCATGTTATTTCCTTACTTTATTTAATACATTAATTATTTGTCTTTAAATTCCCAATCAAATTCTTGATCGGATTCTCTTTGTTGTTGCAATTCATCATGTAAATCTTTAGTCATCTGATTAAGTTCATCATTGTTTTTAGGCAATTGTGCTCTGAAATCAATTCCAAAGACAGAACCTACGTTATCTGCAAACGTAATAAGATTCTGAAGAACTTCAGTACTAGCTTGAACAGCTTGATTAAAAGTGTCTTTAAATGCTTCAGTTTCAACAACATCGTTGAACACTTCTGGCAACTCACCAGCAACATACTGTCGGTATGCTTCAAGAGTAGTCTGAATTGTGATTTGCATTTTAATACACATTGTCAAGTTATTAAACTGAGTTTTAATGAGTTGCAACTTCAGTTCATCTGACATTTCATTATCCATATTATCCTTCTTAATTTGACCTATCTCATCAGTGCATGGAGGTCATCCCATACAGACCCCTCACGGGGTTATCGATTATTTATTACTTATAATATTTAAACATTTTAGTATAATCTGATGGATCTGGTTGTTCAGGGTAATCCACACCTTTAAAATTACTTAGAGTATCGATAAACCACTGTTCAGCTTGTTCATTTTCTCCTAAAACTATAAAAAGACTATAGCATAAAAATAGTAAAGAATCTATAGTATCTTTAGCTATCCAGCTAGACGAAAATTCTTTACTAAATAACAATTCTTTCTTATTGGTGCCTGGGATAGGACGCATTACTTTAAGCACTGCATTTTTATTTATCAATGCACTTTGAATACCTGCAGATAATTCAAGTTTTAAATCAAACTTAATTGAATATCCTGCAGTCTTTGCTTTCCACATTGCTTCTTCTCTATCCCGACGCCATGTTACCATTCGAGACATTTAACTCCTATATCCAATTATTAAATTTCTCCGATAATTTACTTGTTGATTCACTTATTTCTGTTTGACGAAGGTTTTTTACTCTATCTCCCTTGATATCCATTAATTGAGAGCCATCTTCATCAGCCATTTTTTGTAAACATTCTACAAATAGCCTATTAAAGATTTCTGACTGATTAACGTTATCAAAGTTAATAGTAATAACTAACTCCGCTCCAGTTTGAACGCCTTTAACATTCATGATAATTCCTTTCTTACTTATGATCTCTGTCACATTGACAGTTTGCTCCATGGAATGATTCTTCATTGAATGGTTCGCCATACAAATATGTAGCACTATCTTGAATTACATCCAATAGTTCTTTCATAGTTGCACGGACATATTCAACCAATTCTTCTAATGATTTACCAACAACAACCATAGAATCCTCATCAAGGTCTTCCCAGTTTTCACTGGCACCTTTCAGCCATAAGATTGGTGTTGCCATATCCATGAATATTGTCTTTAGTTTACCTACAGAATCTCCGTAATGTAAACGTGTAGACACTTCTTCATCGAGTAAAGAATTGAATTCTTTCTCATCCATACTTACTCCTTGTTTATTATTTAAGTGGGCACTTTAACGTCATACCCAGGACGGAGAGTTCGATAAGGATCCACTCACAACACCAGAGTTGCCTTCACACTCTAAGGTAGTTGGCTCACCTATACCACCAACAGGTTATACTTAAGGTGATTTAACCTACATGTGCTTCTCCACATGCTGAGTTTTGAACAGTTTTTACACCTGCAACTGTGGTATAGTCTTGTTCAGGACTTGGCACCTATACACACCATGACAGCATGTATAGGTTGAGCTTTATTCCCGACGCTATGCTCAAAGCGACCTTGGTTCCTAACCTACCAACCAAGAAGTATGGCGCGTTTATTGTAGTAAGCCCACAACATATTTTAGGCATATGTGCCCCTTTATTATATTATTTAGGTGAAATGGTAAACCTTCTATAAACTTCCCTTTATAGTGGGTTGCAGTACGATGCTAGCGTATGGAACCGTTTAAGTCTTGTACCATAATGTGACTAGGTCCCATATAACCGATAAAAGTTATATGGGATTGCCACGTTTTTTGGGTCAGTGGCCTAGACCTCATAGTGTGTTGTTAAGGATGTTACTTCCTACCTAAGCTTCCCCTTTAGGCTGGGTTTGTGAAATGCAAGACTTGCAACTAGGCACTCTGGATTAATATAACATCCAATCTGGCGGGTTGACATAGCTGGCTTTTTCACAGATCAATAAAGCCCCCTGGCCTGTCCAGAAGGGCTATGAAGATGCAACAACAAGAAGGAAAAGCACTCTTCATAACCCATCTCAACAGACCTGAGTCTTAGAGAGTTTATGAGAGCATTTCATTCATGTCAATGATTAATTAACTTTAGTAACTTTATTGGCAAAATCTACCAATTCTTTTACTGTGTCAGTATTAAACAATTCAATACCTGCTTGATCAAGAGCTTTACTTGCAGTTTCAATTACACCTACAAGTTGTAGAATGACTTTGCCACTTTGCTCTTTTTCTTGTTCAATTAACCGATCAACATCAGTGAGCAGCTCAATAACACCAAAAGCTGCATCACGTAACTGATCAATGTCTTGTTCTTGAGCAATGCAATTCTTCATTCCAAGTATTGCTTGTCTTGTTTCTTTGGACATATTACTTACTTTCTTTCTTATTTATGACGATTACTCGTCTTCTTGCTTGGGCATGTAGTGATCTTGGTGTCCACATTTATTATCATTTTCTCCACACAAAGGATGGTGTTGATCATGAAGTTGAAATGGTGCACCAAGGACTTTTATTGCTTCACTCTGCATTGTTTCATAGAATTCATTTAACTTATCAACGGCTAATTGAAGTCCTAAAGGAAACATTCTGCACATAAGATTAAAATCATCCTCATCCCTGTCATCATCCATAAGGATCATGGCAACTGAAGTGAATGGCTCCATGATTTGCCCCATTTCAACACCCCAATCTTTAACCCGATTAAGGTAATCAGCGTGGGCAATACGTGCATTTGCTGCTTCGTCAAGCATCAAGTCGAGATTAAACTCTTCCATCTACTTACTCCTTGCTTTTTCTTACTACAGTGCTATTTAGCACACTGCATACCATATGATATGCATGGCACCTGAGGGTCGCTTGATAGACCCCCAGGTCTTTGAGTTACATAACGTTACTCAAGGAACGCATGATTAAAGTTTACCAAGCAAAGCATCGCGAATAGGACCGGCAGGCTTGTTGATAAGCTTACCTTTCTTAAACATTGCGACTGCTTCTTGAACACTAGGAATCATAATGATCCTGTGCTTCTTGACTAACTTAGCACATTGAATTGCCAACTCATCTCGTTGTCCACCATTCATTGAGGTAATCTGACCGTCACTGACCCAGACAATATCTTCACCATACTTCTTGTGTCGAATTGCCCATGTCAATGCTGTACCGTCAACACCATTGTTCATACCACCAATGTTGTCAACGTGACTTACTCGCCAACCACGGTTAGCAAGGAGCCAAGCATTGGGACTGTTCTCACCACAATCACTATATGCCATAATGACTGCAGCTGGAGCTGCTTCAACGATGGATTCAATGTCTGCTTGACTCAAGCTCATAGAACCTGATATGTCAACGACAACGATACCACCTTTGACTTTAACCTTCTGGCTAAATATTCTGCGCTCTGGGTCAGTAAGTAGACGTGAAGGATAAGATACTCTACGACCAGACTGCATACCACGCTTTTTACGGCGCATATAACCTTTAACCTCAACGGTCAACGGCAGATCTTCAGCCCAGACTAACTTACCAAACTCACCATCATCATAGGCAAATTCGAAGTCATCTGGTACATCCGATGTATCCAGTGTAGTTTGATTAGAGTCAACCTTACCATCTTCATTGGTATCACCCCACTCACGAGCTCGTTTGTCCTCTGAGTCTCTTCTGAGGGCTTTAATGCTCTGAGGAGCTCTATAGCCTGCAGACATAAACTCAGCAACTTCATTAGCTGCATAAAGAGTGTGACGTAAACCTCTAGGACCTACGATATCATTACCAAAGTTAAGTGGTCTTGTATCGCCGAGTTCTTGAACAGATTCGTTGAAGGTTTTACCCAGTCGTTTATTGAGATTACGCAGATCTTTACTCCACTCAGGATTAACAGAACGAATACCACTTGCGAATGAATCGAAAGCTTTCGTACCTGCATTCTGAGCAGTGAACTCCACTGCTTTATCCCATGAACGCATATCACCGGCTGTTGCCAACCTCTTACCCAATATCTTTTCGTGACCATCAGGCTCCGTGACTATCCCCTTAGCAGCAGCAAACTGAGCTGTTATTTTGTTGATGCGAGCTTGCTCGGAAACACGAAGAACATCTAGCGTAACACCACTAGTCTTGTATTGCCTAGCTAACTCAGATAATACTTTGTCATCAACTGGAGAAACACGAGTTTTGATAAGCTGTTGTAGTTGTAAACGCTGAGAATAACTGTCACCTGAAAGAGGAACAGATATTACACCAGCACTAAAGTCTACGCCTACGCCTAGCTCACCAGAAGTTGGAACAACATCCCATTGGATTGGCTGTTGAATATCCTCTCGGAATGAGGTAATAACCCCTGGTAGGGGCATTACCTCATCCTTGAGAATGTCATCGTCATAACTCATGATAGAGAATACTCAGGAGTTAGAGTGCCAATCTTGAGAGCATCAATGATAGGATCAGCCATACGACCGAATACCATGCGAGCTGCACGTTCTACACCGAAGTCAGGAGTACTACGAAGCTGCTCAAACGCTTTGAATGCGCGTAGAGAAGCACGTTGACCTGGCTTACCAGCTACGATTGTAGCTGCAAGTTGACGTAGTTCCGGTGGCAATGCAGCAATCAATGCAGCAGGATGTGCAGCATCAATCTTGATTGCAATCGGAAAACGGTCCTTGAGTGCGACTGGCAACTCATCCATGTCTTCTAGGTTAGTAGTCATGATCGCTGAGAACCCTGGATTTGGAGTATAAGTCTCTCCAGTGTAAGGGTGCTTGAACGATGAAGACTCAACACTGTCAAGGAATGCCAACAAAGTGGATTGTACGTCACCACCGGCTTTGTCAATCTCGTCAACAACGAGACGAGCACCGATAGTACCGTCACCGATCCAGGAACGTAATGCAGCACCTGGAACGAATGTGAACCCACCATGCTCATTAGGCATGACAGAACCTGAGACATCGGCATTCGTCATATCCTCAGAACAGATAAGACGCTCGGCACCAGCTTGGTTAATACCAAAGTTGAGGCCAGAGTAAGTCTTACCAGTACCTGGAGGGCCGTACAAAATGACACGGTCTACACCGGCATTGAGCACATCCTCCAAGTCCTTGTAGCACTGTGGAACTGGAATACCTTCATAGGTTGCTTCACTCATGTTTTTCTTACTTTCTTCTTGTTTATTTATTTTTAGTAGATTGCTCTACCAGGGCAGCACTTTTGTGCTCCGGCTCCCCAATCAGGAGTCGAACCTGAATTACGACCATCGGGGATACCGTATTACTTACATATCCTCAGATCTGGACCCCATTCGGGAACCAAACTGTGGTTACGTTGGTAATACCAGACAGCCACAAGTGATTGTTGTTCACCAGTTGCCATCTGTGGTGTAGCAGGTAATCCATGTATGTACCCTCTAGCAAAACCCCATATATATGGAGTAAACTGATACCAACCACCAGCACCAGAGTGAATGTTTACACTAGTTAGGTGGTTTCTAGACTCTTGGTATCGAATACAGGCAAACTGTGCTTGTATGTGAATAGGCAATTGTCTAGTTGGATCAGTTGCAGAAGGCCATGCGGCTGTTACATCTGTAGCCATTGTATTCCATCGCATCAGAGCAGGAACTTCGTGCTTAACCACACTTGGCATGATTTTCTCATACCAGTGCAGATTAGCCTTAGTTACTGTCTGAACCTGATGTGGGAGGTCGGGCGCGTGGGCAGCCGAAACTAGCCCCGAAATTCCCATATTCCCCATCAGTAGCAATGAAGTACAAAGACACAGCTTACGCAGTGTTTCCATGTACCTTGCTCCTTTCTTATTTGGAGTGATTCTTACTAACTTCTTTATTAATCACCCCATCGCCCACCCAGGGGGTTAACCCTGGATGAGCTGTGCAATAATTAACTATTAGAGATACTAGTTAAACTGTCAATGACGTGTTGTAACGCTTCGCCACCAACAAAGAATGCATTTTCAACACCTCTATCAGAAAGGAGGATACCGGCTTCATTACCGCCCATCCCCACAATCTTTAGTTTTGTGTTTCCACATTCATCATCTCCACAATTGCAACCTAACACTAGATTAGACATAATTGCTTACTCTCTTTCTTGTTTATATTGGGATTAATCATCCCATCGGCCCCCTCCCCTTATCGGGAGGAGACCTGTGCAATAATCAATACTGACTTACTCCATCACGCTCTGGGTTATACAAATCTATGTGTTGATTCTGTACTAGGTGAAGGAATGAACCCTCGATCCGGCCGTGAGAGCAACTATTTGCACACACATATGGACCATGCTTTACCTCTGAACGGATTACCTTCTTGGTAGCCTGAAAGAGAGATATTGCTGTTTCATCCCTGAGTCGCGGAGTACTGCTAGTCAACTGCCAGACACCCTGCGGAGAAACCTCCATTTGAACCACAGAGAATACATCTGACAAATCAAACAAACCAACATGAATGTGATGGTGTCCAAACAGCTTAAGCCATTCATCAAAGACATAGCCAAGCGGGGAACCCTCCACACTTACTTGATCGTACTTCCAGCATGCGCTGTAAAGTGACATTAGCATATACATACTTCCTTACTTATTATTAACACCCAAACCCTGGGCAAGGAGAGAAACCACTGTACTCACGTACATAGATAACCCTGTAGATAACACTCCAGCCCTTACTAGAATACTACCTACACAGCTACCTATAGAGACTGTATCCACACCACTTTACACCACATCGCTCCACATAGAACCACTACTCTCCATATGATTGTAGATAGACCTACAAAAGAGATGCCTTAGATATGTGTAAACATGTCTCAAAATATGCGCTTTTTCATAGGATACATGATCCTAATGCCATTCTAAACTATGCACATATGCGTCGCACTCGGGAGGTTTGAGTGTCTAGCATAATAAGCTATTAACTTATTAGCAACATACGTTAGGCCCCTGAATTTGAATAACAAGGCCATTTAACATAGCTTAGGATGGCATTACAATAATGTAATAACCTATTAGCATAATATGATATTAGTTTATTAGTATATATCGAATCGATATAAATGTTCCACGTGGAACATATGAAGTACAAATGCGGAGACCTAAATCACCCGTATAATATTTCGTATGTCCCACGCAGAACGATCTATACTAGAACACTAGATCGATACCTAATGGTTCGTCTAACATGTCATTAGATATAACTAGATTAGTTATCGTGAAACGAATAGACTTATCCCCGCCCATGGGACGTAGATCCTTACTCGCGGAAAGAGTATCTCCTTCTCGGTTAATAACCCATGTCTTAGGATTAACTCCATAGACTTCTGTCATAAAGACAACTGCAGTCTCTAGAGATGGGAATGACTCTCTAATTACTCCACAGCGCATTTCCTTCTTCCGGAATACCCTGTCAAATAGCTTAGGCTCATCTATCCATGTGATAACGACTCGCTCGTTTATCATACCTATACTTCCTTTCTTGTTTATTTATTCAATGTCTCACGACATGGCCCACCCCATTAGGAATCGAACCTAATACACCTATAAGGTATCCCCCAGGGGGGGTGGTGAGGCAGTTTATAGACATACCTCAGGTCTTACTGCGGGTATTACTTAATGCTCTTGAATGCTTCCAAGAACAACTGCTGTTGATTCTCACTCAGCGTCTCGATAAGGTCCTGTGGGATCTCATTAAGAGCCTGTGTGTATTGTGTAACTGCACCACTGGAGTGGGCTGCATTGATCTCCTTGTCATATTCACTTGGAGCACCGAGTGCAACCGCAACACGCTTGCCGTTCTTGACGGTGTAGAACTTCTGGTCACCGGCAATGAACAACTTGTGTGTACGCTTGGCACCGTTCTTGGTGTTAAACGCATCCCATGGACTGTGAACATTGGATGTCACGTAGTGGTAGCTACGCATGTACTCGTAGTACTTATGTCCTCTACCGTCAATCTTGATCTCAGAGTTGATCATGATCTGCGGACGGGACTTACTGTACTTACCAGCGTATGACATAGCACGGGTCACAACTGTTGTTGGCGTAAGAGCCATAACAGCTGCAACTACGTGACGACCGTACTTCAATTGGTCAGTGGTAAAGACATCGAACACACGACCTACGCCGTAGTTGTTCTCTGACTTAGCCTGACTAATTGCAGCTGCAGCGACTTGGTCTAGCATTTTACCTGCTAGAGTCAAGATCTGCACAGCATCCACGAGCATCTCGTGTTCTGCTACAGTCTCCTCCGAGAATACGTAGAAAGAGTCGTGTAACAGTTTAGCTACATCCTCCTCCGACATGATCTCGTTGGTTGTGGTTACGTTGAATTCTGACATAATAGTCTTCCTTCTCTTATTTATTTATTTCCTCAGATCCGCTGAGTTACCGGTTACTGCTGTTACTCCTGCATCCCTGCAGTGGTAACGTCCCCAAGTCAGATTTGACTCTGACTCTCCATTGAACAGGAGCCTGGTGGATAGCCAGGTGGGGTAACCCATTAGTCTGTAATGACTAATAAGTTAGGCTTGATATTCTCTACCCTGACTTCGTTAAGATCGTTGGCTATAACGACCTCGATATTACCTGTGCCACTGATAACAGTGACAGTAGGTGATGCCCCGAGCAGACCAGGTATAAACTTCCTATCTGGATCGTCGCTTGAGCGATTCCATCTGTTTTGTACAGCCAACAGAAGTGAACCTCCATACAACTCTCTGGGTTGAGGCTCAGGTGTATCTGACCAGATCATTGTTGACCAGGCTAGAACTGTCTCTGACATATATTTCCTTTCTTACTTGTTATTTACTGCAGATGTCTCACGACATGTAGCCACCACCGAGTTACCCCGGTGATGCCAGCCTGTCTAGAGGCTTACTTCTTTTTGTTGCATTGCTTCAATTGCACAAAGGTGACAGACGAATTTACAACCGCCAAGCGTCTTAAAGATTGACATTAAGTCTTGGTCGTAAACTTCGTCCCATCGTCCGCATGTGTCACATTGGATCAAGCTTTTGCTTGATGCCATGATTACCTCCTTTCTTACTTAGTTACAACCACCACACTCACAACCGCAGTCAGAACAACAGTGTGTGCGACGTGGTTCCTCAGGTTCAATTACTTCAACCATTGGAGGGGCAAGCTCACCAGATTCAAACTCATCTATGAACTTACTCCAGTCATTACTTGTGTACGAGTTAACACTCATATTTATCACTTACTTTCTTACTTGTTTAATTGATGTCTCACGACATGAGGCACCACACCAAACCATTTCTGAGTTGATATGGGACCTCCTGCATTGAGGTTTACTTAGTTCTACGTCGTGGTGAATTACGTCTACCTGATGACGTTGTTCTGCCACTAGCTGCAGGCCATGCAGGTGTACTAAACTGACCACGATACGTTGGCTTGCTTCCAGAGTTAAACTTTGGAATACGCATGTTACTCACCTCCTTTCATTTCTTACTTAGGATTACCGAATGATGATGTCCAAAGAAGTTCATAACCTTTTTGCCTTTGTACTTCATCTCTCAATGTAAGGCGTAAAATAGGATGACAAGTTTTTGCCTTTTCCAGAAACAAAGGGTTTTCATAGGGGGGGTACTTATAGAAAATGGGACCCCTATTATAGGAAAAGAGGTCACTTAAAAAAAATGGCGGGGACCCCTTGGGGCATTTTCAGAGATACTGTAAAATAGGGTGCTAATTACTATAGGATATAGATACGAAAGGATTCGTCATGCCATTTATTCCCGACCCACTATCCCCATGGGATGTTAAATATGCAAACTCGTTAGGTCAAAAGATTGCTGCGCCTCTTGATAGAATACCAGGTCAACCAGCATCCCCAGACATAACCAGAACCTCAGTAAATGAAAATGAAAATGGAGAACTTGTTTTTCAAAATAAAACTACTCCAGGTTCTGCTGCAATACCTGATCGACTTAAAAGGACAGGTAAATGTGATACTTGTGGGACTAGCGTAGGCACCGCTCGAGCTGTACAACATCATCAAGAAATGGGAAAACAATATGATGAATTTGGTAAATTAAAAACTAATCTAATGAGTTCTGGTTTTGTAAAACACCCTGATACTGGCAGGTGGACTCGAATTGAAAACGCTGGTGTTGATAAACTTCCTCTCGATGTTCCTGTAGCATGTCGGCCTTGTGCTGAAAAACATATATTGAGCGAAAGAGTAGCAAGTCTTTCTAAGACAGCTTCTGCTGAAGACTCTATATGCCGTGTTGCTCGTGGCATCATTAATTCCAGAATGGCTTTGAATGAACAACTCTTTGCCGATAATGCCGATCATGACAATGTTATGCAAGTTATCAAAGCAACCAACAGGCATATGATCAAACACCATTCATCTTGCACAGAATGCAAAACTCTTCGAGGTGAAGGTACTTCTATGAGAACCAACGCTGGTGCTTGCCTTAATTGTGGTAAAGACACTGGTCACCCTGAAGCAAATGTTTGTAGCAGAGAATGCCAAGACAAGATCATTAATGGATAATCATTATTGCAATGTAATGAATAATTAAGAAAATTCCTGAATAATGACTACAGCAAAACCTAAAACAACAAAGATAGAAACACCTATAGAGGAAGCTCTACAAGGCCTCAGTGATGTTCTACAAGAAGAAGACAAAGTAGAAGAAGTAGTTATTGCGGAAGCTGTCGAAGAAGCTTTGGTAGAAGAGCCTGTAGCCGTAGAAGCCATTGTAGAGGCCCCACAAGCCCCTGTAGAGACAGCAACCCCTCAAGCAATACCTTTCGGTAGTCAACCCATCTGGTATGGCGCAATGACAGGTCAAATACATAAGCAAAGGAACCAGTAGTATGAACTGGAACCAACGTTACGCTAATGATAATTCATTATATGACTTTTCTAACTTTGATGAAAAGTTCAATAGCGATGCTGATAAGTATAATAAAGAAAAAGCTGAAGAGTATGAAAATTACCATAATGGTATGACTGCTTACCATACTGAATCTGCTGACCAACATTATGAGGGTGATACGGATCATACAATCCACAAGCTTGCCGCAAATGCTCATGCTTTAGCAGCAGAAGCCTGGAACCATGTATGGAACCACATAGAGACTCCTAATGAAAAGTACAAAGAATACAACGATGCTATGAAAGACAGTTTAATAAAGCATGCAAATAATTTAACACAACACGCTTATTCTATAAGTGGTATGATCGACGAGGAATAGTATGAATTGGAATCTTAGATATGCATTAGATGCAAAAAAATCATCAAATGACAATGATTTTATTAATTACGTGCAAGATAGTTTTAAGAAGAAACGTTTGGAAGAAAACGAACCTTATGATTACACGAATGAGTATTCATTAATGAATCGTTACAGCGACCACCTTCCATTGGTTACTAAGGGTCAAGCACATGAAGTTAAATCTAATGGTGTACGTCTTCAAAATTATATTATTAATCGGCATTTTTACGACTATTCTCACAAAAATGCATTAGATGCTGCTAAAAACAATATAGATTTAGATTATTACACTGATTGTTTTAATGGAGTAGCGGATTATTCAAAAATACTTAAATATCGTGATAAATATGGTGATCGTACAGAATCACCATGCTTCTGCGCCGGTTGTAATTGCGACGTTGCAAATGATCAACATCACCCTTTATGTGATGAGAACGATCGTCGTTGTGGCCATGACGAAGCAACCCTGTATAAAAAGTACAAAGCATACAAAGATGCTATGGAAGACATTTAATAATATGAATTGGAATGAACGATACGCTTCAGAAGATAATATCAATTTAAGCATTGATGCTGACTTTACTCCTGATGAAAGTTTTGAAAGCACTGCTGAAATGGCAAAGAAGATGCGTCAATATGAAGAAGATCTTAAAGACGAATAATATGAACTGGAACACTAGATACGCTATAGAGGGTTGTGCTACTTGTAATAAGTTACAAGAGAGCATGCGCTCTGCCTTTGAAGGCCTTAAGTCTGACAACTTAAACGATAGTCAATATCGAGATCTAAAGCTACAAGGACAAACGTCTTCTATTGACTTAGGCCAACACATGGCTAAGGATCACCCTCTCACTCTAAAATAACATATATTACGTTCTCATTAAAAGATTTGAAAGACGAATAATGAATTGGAATCTCAAATACGCTAAAGAATGCAATAATCATTCTAAATGTAAGAACTGTGGTTTTTGTATAATACATGAGGGAACGCCTGACGAAAGAGTACCAGCAGGTATAATAAAAGGAAGACCTCCACAATGGACTCATTACAACCATTATGGAACCCCAAGCCGATTTGACCGGTGCCACTGGAATGTTCATGATAAAGGCACAACTATTGCTGAGCCTATAACTGAATAAGCTATATTACGATCTCATTAAAAGATTAAAAAATTCGGGAAATATATATGCAAGCCGCGCCGCCCCCGCCGAACCGTTACTTTTGTCACATATGTAAAAGCTTTGAGTTGTTGACTAAGTAAGTATGGAATTATTCAATTACGACATCCTTAAATCACACCCTAATTTTGTACAAATTGAAGAGAACATATGGGTAATAAAAAACTTCATCTCAGATGAAACATGTGATTACCTCGTTGATTTTGCAGAGTCTGTCCCAGAGGAACAATGGTGGGAAAGAAATAGAAGAGGTTGGTGGTATGGAAAGTTTTTATATACTGTTGACAACGAAGAAGTAAATAAGAAGAACAAAGAGATTAAAGCACAAATAGCGACTCTGTTTACAGAAGACTGGTTTCTTAGTGATCCTGGATCTATCCACAGGATACAAAAGGGTCAAGGGATGTTTGAACATTCCGATAACCCTACAGAAGATATGGGCAGGAACAATTTTGTTCAGCTAGCTTTCACACTCTACCTAAGTGACTTTGAAGGTGGCGAGATTTACTACCCAAAACTAGGTTTACAGTATAAATCATCAAAAGGTGACTTGTTAATCCATCCAGGTATAGGAAGATACTTTCATGGAGTTAAACCTGTCACAGGTGATAGGGTTAGATACGTCACAACAACATTTGCGTATGATCAAAAAGTAAAAGAATTAATAGATCAAGGCGTTGTATACCA